AAAATGGTAAAAGGTTTTTTAACTAATGAAAAATTTGATGAACAATCTAACGCAAGTTCTATTTTTTTCATAGGATCCATTTTCTTTTTTTCTAAAACCCAAAATGCTCCTAACGCAAAATCCTCACCACAACCAGTTGCTTCATAATTCCTATTTGTTTCTAATATTTGAAAATTATCTTCAATTTTATATATTTTTTTATTATATCCTATTAAAAATGTACCTGGTACAATAGAAGTATTCTCAGAAATTTGAGCATACTTTTTTTCTTCATATTTATTCATTAAGACATCAAGAAAAATTGAAATCAAATATGTATAATCATCCATATTTTCTGGATGAACAGGAATTGAAAAATCATATTGTAAAATTTGACCCATTCTTAAGTAACCAGCAAAACCAAAAATCATTTTATTTTTAATAAATACTTTAGGGGTATTCAAAGTTACATAACTATATTCATTAAATGCTATAGAATCTCCCCCCATATAAATATTTCCTAATAAATCTCTATACGATGCTATACAAGTCATTCATCGATCTCCTCATTATTTTCATCAAATAAATATCTTGTTTTATAATTCTTCAATATGATCAATTATTTCATAAGTTTCTGATAATTCTGTATATTCATCTCTACTATTTTCATAACATCTTCTCAAATAATCTTTCCCTCCGTCGATTGCCACTTTTCCACAAGAACATGTAACAAAATCATGGCGGAATGTTGATTCAATAATATCTTTGCAAAAATTGCATTGAATCTTATTACTTTTTATTTTTTGCATAATATCCTCGATAAATAAAATTTTGATTAAAATCCTCCTTATATTTTACGTGTTAAAAATATAAGGAGGATTTATTTAAGTGATATTTAAAAAGTATTTTTAGAATTTAAATTTTTTAATCTTTTTTTGTCCTTGTTTTGGTCGGCATAGTTTTTAGAATATTCATAGTTTCAACCCTCAAATCCTGCCAAAGCTTTTTACTAACCTGAGCTTCTTTCCTTAGTTTCCCAGCGGCGACTTTTCTACCCTTTTCAAATTCAACAAGTTCTGCTTTCGCTACAACTAAACTAGCATCCAATTTTTCTAACAATTCTGATAAAACACTCATTTTCTAATCTCCTTTTAATAGTTTTTTGTTTACTTGTTTTTAATACCCTACAATTTCGTTTGTTACTTTTATTTTTAATTTAAAAAATTAAATATGTGGAAGCATCGAAAGTGCAAACCCATATTCATTTCTACAACTAAGATGATTCATAAAATCACCCATAAAATTCTGAATATAATTTTTATCTGTATATAATGTAATAGCAACACCTTCCACACAATTTTCTTTTTTATCATTATAATGTTTTGTTATACTTTCTGATAAAATTCCTGTTAAATTTCTTAATTGTTGAATATTATTACAAACCATTCCTGCTTCTTTACAAGCACTATATGTTTCATTTACAACATAATCTAAATCACTCAAATCTTCATCTACAATCAATCCAATCCAGCATGGCCATCCATTTACTAAATTATACTTTCTAATTGTAAGGGGAGAATAATGTTTTGATATCAAATTTGTATTTGTCAAATCATCATTAATTCCCATTCTGTTTCCTGATAACTGCCTTTCTTTTATAAGTATTTTTGCTGATTCATAAACACCATTTTCAATGTTCTCTTTTGATCCTCCGGTATTCGTCTTGCCCATCTTTTCTAATAATCCTTTCTAGTATATTTAAGTTTTGTTCTTTAAGATAAAAAAAGTTTCTTATTTAATTTTCATTTTTCTTATTAGCTAATAATAAAATTAAAACATTCTTCAATATTATTAAATCTTCCAACACTATGAAATTTTAACCATGGATTTTCTAATAATGAATTATCAGAACTAATTAAAAATACTGGAATACTTTTAGTATATGCATACATTATTTCCATAAAAGTCCCTACCATTATTTGTCCTTCTGGGACAAATTCTATTTTAGCAATTAATATATCACATTGATCAATCATTTTTTTATCTCGTCTTATAAGATAAATATCAGATAATTCCTTTCCAATATCTGCATACACCTCTTCGAAAGTTATCGTCATTGGATCTAAAATATTAAAATATTGTCCATAATTTTCTTTAACTATTTGTCTGTATTCCAGATCTTTACTATATCCTGCTAAATAAATTGTAAATCTTAATGTTTGTTGTTTTAAAGAATTATTATTTACCATCTATTATATCCTTTCTTTTTTAATTAAATATCAAATACTCTAATTTTCAATCCGGATTGTTCTATTAACCATTCCCCCATTTGATCATAACAAATTAAACTAGTAGTAACAACTTCTATAATTCCTGCGTTGATGATTTCAATTAAACATGGGGTGCACGGAACCGGACAATTGCAATATAGAATTCCATCTTTTACTGAAATACCATGTCTTGCAGCATTAACAATACAATTCCTTTCTGAATGTCCTGCTATGCACCATTCGAGACCTTGTCCACTACCATATCCTAAAACTCTTCTTGGGCATTGGTCTTTAACATTTTCAAAAAATAATTTTGTTCCAAAATCAGTTTTATCCTTTAATGTATTAATTAACTGATTATCGCTCAAATATCTCATAGAACAATGAGAAACACCTCTTGGAGGGCCATTGTATCCCGTGCTGAGAATAGATTTATCTTTTACAATAATTGCTCCAATTTGTCTTGATAAACATTTTGAATTTAAAGATATTGCTTTACAAATTGTAAAAAAATAATTATCCCACTTATTCATGCAAATTCCCCGTATCCACTAAAAATCTCGTTAGGTTTTATATTATATGTTTTTAATAGTTCCTTAATTAAATCTTTATTCATTCCTAATAATGGAGCATAAATCTTTATTGATTTAACGCCAGAAATTTCTAATAATTTATTCATTCTCCCGATATATTCTTGAAAACAATCAGGAAATTTTAATTCATAATCTTCCCAACTTGCCCCAAACCAAACCTCATTAATTTTTCTAGATTCAGCTATTCCAGCAGCAATAGAAAGAAATATTGTATTTCTTTGCGGAACATTATAAATATTAATATCTTTATATAATCCTTGAACTCCATTTCCAGTTAAAGCTGAATTTACATTATATCCTTCTAATTTAACTGTTAGATTTTTAATATTATTTTTTTTTAAATATTTTTTTGCATATTCTAATTCTTTAATATGTAGTTGATCATAATCAATCATTAATGCTAAAGGAAATCTTCTTGTATGTTTAGCAATCTCCATTAATAAAGTAGAATCAGCACCACCAGAAAATAAAATAATTAGATCTTCCATATATGGCATATTTATAATAAATCCTTTCTTTTTGTTTATTTGTTCTATTTGTTTTAAAAAATATCCTGTCTATCAAAAATCATTATTCTCCAAATTACTATATATATTAATATTTGAAATAAATAATAGAAAGGAATATTTTATGAAAGATATTATTAAAACTATGAAAGAATGTTGGAATGAAGATCCTAAAAGATGTATTGGTTATACAGTATTTATCACTCTAATTTTCATTTTTGGATTTACTATTTTGAGATTAATTCCATAGAAAGGAGAAAAAATCATGGATAAAGAAAATAAAAAATAAAATCGAGGAAGATACCAAAGAAAAATTCTATCAAAAACCATGGGTAATTGGAATAGTTTTGGTGTCTATTCGTATCGTTATCTGCTGTCTTGGTTTTCTTATTGCACAATCCATTGATAACGATGAAGTCGAACCAATTCAAAATCAAGATAATTTCTAATTTAACTATAAAAAAATAAGGAGAAATATATGTCAACATTACATCAAGATAATGCATTTTTGGAAATAGCTCTTGAAAATCTACCAAGACTTCTTTTAAAATATCGTTTAAGAAAAGCGAAACGAGGATTTCAAGAAGGTATTATAATGGATTGTATAAATACAACAGATCCAGTTTCCATCGCATGTGATCACGCTCTTAACAACAAAAAATTTAAACCAATTATTGATGGATTGGAAAAAGTTGATTCATTTAAAACTCAAAAGGAAACTGAAGTAAAGAATGCAATCAAGAAAAAAGCTGATGAATGGAAACATAATCCAAAGAAATCATTCCTTGGAAAAGTTCTAGATATAATAGTGAATTGCTGGCGCTAGAACAAAAAATAACTCCGACCTTCTTTTCATCGGAGTTATTTTTTACCATCAAATTTTATTTTTTTGATTTGATATTTTATAACAGAATTTTTGGGAATAGTTAAAATCAATCTTTCTGAATCTGTTATTGGTTCATAATCTTGCGATATAATAATACAACTTTCATCCTCATGAATAAATATTCCAACTGAATAGATTTCTTTTGGTTTAATGGTTTCTAAATCTTCTTTAGTAACGCAACCTTCAATTCTATAATATGTTGAATCTATCCAATGAATCATCACTATTTCAAAAATCATTTAAAAAATCACTCCCATAAATCTAGATTTAGTTTACAAATTATATTGATTTCAAATCTATTAAGATTATCAATTAATTCTTTTTGAATTGTATTATAATTTTTCAAAATATAATCTGTTTTTTCTATTAAATTATTTCTATTAAATTCAACTACACCACATTTTTTATAATATTTTAATAATCGAGTATCTTCATTAATTAATAAAGGAGTTCCTGATGTTAAAATTTCTGTAATAACTCTAGGACAGCCATCAATTCTATTGGAATTTACTATTCCAATTTTGCTTTGATTTAAAATATAATTTAATTCTGGTCTTTCCTTACTACCAAGATATTCTATATTTGTTACTCCTAATTTTTTAGATAGTTTGATACCATCTCTTGGATTATTTCCACAATGACAAAATTTTAATTTTCTTAAAAATTTACTTTTAGATATTTCTTCAATTAAAATATCTGTCCCTTTATATTTGATTTGACTAAAATTTGAAATAATACATATATCATATTTCTTATCTAAGTTTAAAGGTTTAAAGATGTTATCATTTGTTGTTTTATAAAATGGAACAGATTTATCATTTTTATCACGTTCGTCTTCAATTAAAATTTTATCATATATTCCACCATATTGTGGGAGCAATCTCTTACCAGCAGCCAAATATAATTTTAAACCAAAAAAATCAGGATCTTTTTTTGTTAATTCACAATATTGTGGAAAACCGCCGCGCCAAAAAGATATATCTGGTTTTGGATATTTAAATAATTCATTAATATCAGTAATCCATTTTTGAATAAATTTTTTCCCGTTAATTTCAAAAATTATATCCGGTTTTATCTTATCATATAATCTCCATATAATAACCTCATCAAAATAATTATTTTTTAAACAATTTAATCCAAATAATAAATAAAAATCATGACAATTATTTTGAAATTTTTCTAATTCTTTATATTCGTGATAATACTCTAAATTCCGAAGATTTGTTCTAAAAATGTATAACCGTTTCATAAAAATTTATTTATAATAATATCCTTTCTTTTTTGTTTAAAAAATTATTTGCATAATTCACATATAACATAATCTTTTCCATAATTTTTTCCACATTTACAAATCATTCCTTTATATAATGCTGGGTTTCCTACAACAATTTCATTTTTACCAACATTATTTATTACAACAGCTCCTGCTGATACTAATGAATATTCACCAATAGTATTACCACAAACAATTGTTGCATTTGCCCCTATTGAACAACCTTTTTTTAATATTGTTTGTTTAAACTCATTTTTTCTAGTTATTGTTGCTCTTGGATTTATTACATTTGTAAAAACAGCAGATGGACCTATAAATACATCATTCTCTATAATTAATCCTTCGTATATAGAAACATTGTTTTGTATTTTGACATTGTCTCCAATCCTTACGTTTGGCCCAATAGTTACGTTCTGCCCAATAGAACAATTTCTTCCAATTTTTACATTTGATAGAATATGTGAAAAATGCCAAATTTTTGTCCCTTCTCCTATTTCAACATTATTATCAATATAACTAGATTTATGAATAAAATATGATTTTTCTTTAAAGAATAAATTTTTAAATTTAAACAACCATTTTTTCAAAATATAATCCTTTCTCTTATTATTAATCTAAGATTTCACTATATTATAGATTCTAGATATAATTTTGCGATCATAATTATCACCATGATGTATTCCATCTGGCAAATCACCAGGCGAATAAATGTCATCAGTTGGAACATAAATAATTTTTTTCTCGTTAATATCTATTTTTTTAACATAATTTTTAATATTTTCATTAAACATTTTAAAATTTTCTTCAATTGTTGAACCATACATAGGTGCTGGCCCAACACATAATATCTTACCTTTATGATTCATTTTAATTATTCTATTTAAAAATTCAGTATACATATAAAATGTATTACTAACGGTTTCACCTGAAACTAGATTATTTCCACCAACAAGAATTATTATATTTTCTCTTTTCACATAATCCTTGTAACGTAACCATAAATTTAAAATTGAACCATTAATAGCAAAATTGGAAACTAATGTATTACCATACCATCTTGACATCCTATCTCCCATTTGGTATGCAGTTGAATCACCATAAAAAGTGAATTTTTTAACTTCCCATGTATATTTAATTTTACTACCAAGAATATAACGACTCCATATAAATTTAATAAATGATGTTAATTTATTCATTTAATCCATCCTCCTTGTTTATTATATATTTTTTGTTAATATTATAATTTCATGTACCACATTAAATTTTCATTATTATAATAATTAGATATATTACCGATATTATAATTTCTGTGATTATTGTTGCATTTTAAAGTATCATCTTTAGCTAACCATAAACATTTTATTGGTTGCCATTCCTCTCCCCCTTCATAATATCTACACAATCTAAAATAATTTGGTTGAAATGGACACTTATAAGCATTTCTATTCATATTTTAAATTAATTGATTCCTCTCTATTTGAAATATAAATATATTTGATAACATTCTTTTTTCTATTCTACCTCTCGTATTCATAAATTTAAAAATGCTTTGATAAGTAAATTCGTTTATTTAACATCTCTTTTCCATATCCATATATATTACTGTGATGTTCTAACCACCAATGTAAAAACATAACATCTTGTGGTTTAATTCCTTTATTTTCAAAAATTATTTTTTTATACATTTCCCAATATAAATTATCCATATCAATTGAATTCAAATCAAAATTTCCAATAGATCTTACTTGTTTTCCTTCGGTTGAAATCATTCCTTCAAAATCAACATTTAATTCTAAAGCTAAATCTAAGCCATGTATAAAAAGATTATACCAGATTCCTCCAGTTATTTTAAAATTTCCTTTATCAGAATTTAAATATTTTTCATTCCTAACCATTTTTATTTTAACTGTTTCTTGTGGTAAATTTTCTAAATATCTATATTGTAAAACAATATTAATTCTATTATCATCAATTGGTGGTTGATATGGCAACCAAGCGGGTTTTTCACAGATTATGTTTTTATCATATTTTAATCCCATTTTTAAATAATTATAATGTGTAAAGCTTGGACTACAAATAACTAACCAATCAAATTCATATACAAACAAATCTTCTGGTCTTTGAAGATTTGTTAAAATTGGATCATAAATATTAATTATTTTTCCACCAATTCTCTCAATTGCTTGTTTATGTTTTTGAAAAATGTATCCTGAACCTATAACTCCAAAAGTTAAAGACATTTTATGATCCTCGTTCATTACTTTATTGAATTTTAGCATCTTCTTTCTTAAAACTTTTAATTTTTCTAATAGGAACTTCCAGACATCTTAATCCAGTAATTGCTAGAGAATATAATGTAATATGTCCAGCATTGTAGATATTTCTATTTAAATCAATATTAGGAATGTTTCTAAATCTTTTATGTGCTATCGTATATTTTTTATGTATATTATTTTCAATTAGATAATCAAAAATTATTTTTCTAATATATTCTATTTTATATTCAGAATTAAAATCTACTTTTAAATGAAAAGATCTTTTTCCACTAAATCTGATTTGTAAACCCTTTGTAAAATTAGCTCGATCTAAAATATTATAAATGGTTATTGTTGCATCTTTTGCTTTATTAAAATCATCTGTATCGATATCTATTATTCCATATCGAGAAAATCTATCCATCGTAGAATGAAAACTTAAAGTTCTTCCACTAACAATTGTATTATAATCAGAAGGAGTTAATCTAATTAACTCTTTTGATTTATTTTTTCTTATAACAGTTGTTTTATTTAAACCAGTTGCAAAGAAAACAATTAGAACTTTTCCAATAGTTTCTTTTAAAAGATTATTTTTAATTTTTTGATAGTAATTCCATATCTCAGATTCTCTTAAACCTTGTGGATAATATTCATTTTTTAAAATTATTGTGTATGGATTTTTCGGATATGACATGTAATAAACCTTTTGTTTTTTGTTCATAAAATTGAAAAAATTATCTAAAATTTTTCAGAACATTTCAAATTCATCCTTGGGTCTAAAGACCACAAGGTTTTCTTTGAACACTTTATAAAAATGAAATGTCCATCTTATAATTCTAAAATAGAAGTAAATGGTATGGTCAAATTAGAAACATTAGAGAAACATATATTAGAGAAACAGTCTTCATTAAAAGAAAAATTTCAATGTACAAATAAAAATTGTATAGCAAATCAAAAAAATATTTACTGGAATGTTGATGGTGAAACATATGGATGATTACAAGATGTAACGAGATATTTTTAAATTTTTAAAAAAAGAAAACTGAAAAATAAAAGAATCAATGAAATACATTATATGATTTTATTAGTTTAAAAAATGGAAACTGTTTTCCCATTTTTTTCTATAGATTTTAATTTATCTAAAATTTTTTGTCCAGTTTTTCCATCACCATAAAAATTCTGATTAAAATTATCATTATTATTTTCTATAAAAATATTAAAAGCTTTTATAATTTTCTGTTCATTTAATCCTGTTAATACATTCATTTGTGTTTCTAATAATTCTATCCATTCAGTTTGATTTCTAAGAGTTATACATGGTGTTTTTGCGAAGTATGCTTCTTTTTGAATTCCTCCGGAATCAGTAAATATTATTTTTGCATTCTTTTCTAATTCAATCATATCTAAATATGATACCGGATTTGTAAATATAATTTTATCAAAATCTTCAAATTTAAAATAATTCTTTTTTAAAAAATTATAAGTTCTAGGATGCATTGGAAAAACAATATTATAATTTAATTTATTTAAAGTTGATAATAATAAAAAAACATTTGAAAAATTATTAGTATTTTCTTCTCTATGTAATGTTAAAAGACAATAATTCTTATGAAGTAATCCCAATAAATTAAATACTGAAAATTCTCGAGATGATTTTTTACTATAATATAAAAAAGAATCATACATTATATCTCCAACTAATTCAACATTTTTAGTAATTCCTTCTTGTTTTAAATTTTCTACAGATATTTTTGTTGGGCAAAATAAAATTTCAGAAATATGATCAGTTAATTTTCTATTAATTTCTTCTGGCATTTTTTTATTAAAAGATCTTAATCCAGCTTCAATATGTATTATTGGAATATGTAATTTTGATGCAGTCAATGCACCTGCTAATGTTGAATTAGTATCACCATAAACTAATATAAAATCAGGTTTTTCATATAATAATATCTTTTCAATTTGCTCGATCATTCTGCCTGTCATTGATCCATGTGACAAATTGGAAATATTCAAATTATATTTTGGTTTTGAAATTTCTAATTCATTAAAAAATATATCTGACATCATAGAATCAAAGTGTTGACCAGTATGTATAATTATTTCTTCAAGATTAGATTCATTAACGATCAAATTTGATAAAACAGAAGCTTTAATAAACTGAGGTCTGGCACCAATTATAGTAGCAATTTTCATAACTTTTTATATTCTCTCAACCAATCAACAAATTTTTTAATTCCATTCTCAAATTCTATTTTAGGTTCAAAATTTAAAATTTTTCTTGATTTAGTTAAGTCTGGATTTGCTTCAACTATATCACCATCTTGTATTGGTTCATATTCTTTTATTGGTTTAATATTTAAATACTTAGAAATACAATCAACTGAATAATCAATATTAACCAATTTTTCAGAGCCAAGATTGAATTTTTCAATATTACCTTCTATTGTTAAAGTTGCAATTATTCCTGTGATTAAATCATCGATGTATGTCCAAGATCTTTTATTTTTTCCATAATTAAAAAGTTTAATTGGTTCCTTTTTTAAAATTCCTTCAGTCCATTTCCATAAAGATAAATCTGGTCTTCCCCACGGTCCATATGCAGAAAAGAATCTTAATCCAATTGATTTTAATCCAAACATTTCAAAATATGAATCTGCTATTAATTCAAAAGCAATTTTGGTTGCACCATATAAACTAATTGGATTTGATAAATTCATATCTTCATTCCATGGTATTTTATTTTTTCCATAAACGGAAGCTGATGAGGCATATATAAACTTTTCACATTCACATTTTTTTGCAAAATCTATTAATTTAAAACTACCAAGAATATTACTGTTAATATAAGATTGTGGATTAATTAAACTATATCTAACTCCTGCTTGTGCAGCCAAATGAATAATTAAATCAACTTTTGGTAAAATATCATAAATTTTTTCATCCTCAATCTTTCCATTTATAACATCTATATCATTTTTTATTAATTCATATCTATCATATTTTATTTGAGGATCATAGTAATCATTAAAATTATCGATTCCAATAACGTCATGCCCCAACTCTAATAATTTAATACATGTATGAATTCCTATAAATCCGCAACAACCGCTGACTAAAATTTTCATTTTTAATTTCCTTTTAAATGAAAACTTGATTTCTAATTTCTTTTAAAACATCAATTACATAGTCAATTTGATTTCTTTTTAATTTATAAAATAATGGTAATCTAATTGATCTATTATAAACATCTTTTGAAACTTCACAATTATCTTCCAAATTATTATAACAAGGTTGAATATAAGAGCAATACGTTCCTATTTGGCATTGAATACCATTATCTTTTAATAATTGAATCAATTTATTTCTATTAACTGAAGGGGTTACTAAACAACTATATCCTTGATAATTATGCGTGTTTCCCCTTCCTTTTCTAATATAAGGGGGCTTAATATAATCTATTTCTTTTAATCTTTTATTCCAATATCTTGCTAAAGCATTTTTCTTTTTAATAATTTTATCTAACTTTTTAAATTGAGCAATACCAACTGCAGCAGCTAAATCACTAAGTTTATAATTAAATCCTATATTTTCAAATACAGGAATTACAAATTCTTTACTATTTTCTCTATTCCATGTATTTAAACCAAATGTTGCTAAGCTCCTTACTTTTTTTGCAATTTTATCATCATTGGTAACTAATAATCCACCTTCCCCAATACCAACACCTTTTGTTGCATGCATTGAAAAGCATCCGATTTTTCCAATAGTTCCACAAAATTGTCCTTTATATTTTGACCCCATTGCACATGCAGCATCCTCAATAACTGGAATATTTTTTTTGTTTGCAATTTTTATTATTTTATCCATATCCGCAGATTGACCAAAAGTATGAACAACAATGATTGCTTTTGTTTTCTTTTTATTGATTTTCTTTTTTAAATCTTTATAATTCATATTGTATGTTTTTGGTTCTATATCAACAAATACTGGTTTCATTCCACAATATTTAACAGCATGTCCTGTCGCCGGATATGTATAATCTGCAACAAGAATTTCTATTTCTTCATTTTCTTTTATTTCAATTTCTAATCCTAATAATGCTAAATGTAAAGCTGTTGTACATGATGAACAACATATAACATGTTTAATACCTAAATAATCAGAAACTAATTTTTCTAATTCAATATTTTTTGGACCTTTTGTTAACCAACCGCTTTCAAGAACTTTTTTGATTTCATATAATTCATTTTTATCAATCCATAGTCTACTTAATGGTACATTCATTTTTTATTCATTCTCCTTTGCATTTTTAAACCATTCAAAAGTTCGCTTTAATCCATCATCTAAAGAAACTTTTGGTTGGTATTTTAATATTTTTTTGGCTTTATTAATATTTGGAATTCTTAATTCTATATCAGAATATTTTAATTCTGTAAATTTAATTTTTGATTTTGATTTTGTTATATCTATGATCTTTTTTGCTAATCCAATAGTAGTTATAGTTCCTTCAGGATTTCCCATATTCAGAATCTGACCAATTACCTTTTTGCTTTCGATACACTTAAATATAAAATCAATAGCATCATCAATATAACACCAAGATCTTATTTGTGATCCATCCCCATGTATTTCAATAGTATCATTTTTCAAACACTTTTTTAAGAATATTTGAATGGCCCCCTCTCCTACTTGATTTGGTCCATAAATATTAAAAGGTCTAATAGAAATTACAGGGATTTTAAATTGTTTAAAATAAGAAAAACATAAATGTTCCCCTGCTAGTTTACTAACAGAATAACTCCATCTTGCTTCATCCACAGTTCCTAAAGTAGTATTTTTATCTTCTTCTAATTTATATGAATATTCTCCATATACTTCACTAGTAGAAAAATTTATAAATTTATTAATTTTAATTCCACTATCAACAATAGCTTTTAAAATTAAATAAGTTCCGATCATATTTACTTCCATTGTTTTAACAGGATTTTTTAAAACATTATCCACGCCTGCTATTGCCGCTAAATGAATTATAATATTTGGTTGATGATTTTTAAATAATTCTACAAAATTAGCATTTAAAATATCTAAAGTTATCATTTGAACATTATCTAAAAATTTGTAATTTTTAATGGCATTTCTTGAAAAATTGTCACATATTATAATCTTATATTTTTTTTGAAGATTTAAAACTAAATTTGATCCTATAAATCCGCCGCCGCCAATTAAAAATATTTTTTTCATTTAAGTGAATTCTCCTTGAATATTTCCTCTTTAATCATTTTTCATATTTTCTTGTAAATTTACTATAAAATGATTTTGGTACTAATTGTAATTTATACATAATCCAAAATAATGGTTTTAATATCTCAAATAATTTTTTATAGGTTTTATAATTCTTGTAGCTTTTCTTTGAACTATTCATAATATTTTTAAATTCTAGATCAGAAAAATTTAATCTTACTTTAATTTCTGATAATATTTTCTGATCAAAAATTTCAGGCTTTTTAATTTTTTCTAATGCTTCTTCCCTGCTTAATTTTTTTGATCTTATTAATCCAGAATATTCACAATATCTTAAATCAATTCCAAACTTTTTTGGGCAATAATAATTATTAGCAAAATAAGAAGATCTATTTTCCATATGATGACCACCATACCATTGCCAATCATAAGTATCCTTTAGAAATCTTTTCACATATTCTTTATCATAATCAATATAATACAATGGTCTTATTTTTTTTATTTTATTTATTAATATCCATTTAAACCACTTAGTGATATATAGATTTGGAATTGTATTTATATTTTTAAGTTTCCCAAATTTTTGATGAACACTATCTCTATATCTTGCATCCATATATACCCAACCATGTGGAGTAATTCCTTCAGTTCTAAAAGAATGACCTTCAAAAATATATTTTATTCCAAATTTTTCACACGCTCTATAATGTGTAGTAGCTAATCCTATATCAGTGGCAAGATCTGATTCCGGGATGGATGCTAATAAACAAGATCTAAATATGTCATCATATTCATTATTATCACAAACATCACTATATAAATCTATTTTTAAAGGTTTTATAATCTTATAAATATTTTCTATTGCTATTTTAGAATTCCAAGTATTATCAAAATGAGCAGCAAGAACCCTTAACCCTAATTCTTTACACATATGAAGAAGATAAGATGAATCACATCCCCCAGAAACACCAACCACAACATCATATTTTTTATTTTTTGATTCTTTTTTTATTTTATTAGTTATATTTTGTAAAATATTCCAACCTTTATTACCTGTTGGATATTCTTTATCTAGTTGATCATATTCCTTACAATAATTACAAATTCCATCTTTATCAAATTCTATAAATGGAATTGAATCATCATAAATACATCTTGAACAAATCATATTATTTTCCCATTTGTTTATAAATTTCATTAAATTTAATCTTATTAATTTCTTCCTGAATCTCTTCTTCCGATAATGTTTTTATAATTTTTGCAGGAGTTCCTCCTACAATACTATAATCAGGTATATCTTTTGTAATTACGGATAGTGGTAAAATAACAACCTTATTACCAATACTAATTCCATGATATATTACAGTAGGCCCACCAATAAAACATCCATTCCCTATTTTAGATTTTTTTCTAATAATTAAAGGACTCCCAGAATAATTTTCCATTCCAACATTTGTTAGCCAGCTAGTATGAGTCCATATAAAAACAGATAATCCTATGCTAGTGTGATCTCCTATTTCTAATCCTCCAGAAGCATCTATTATTGAATTTTCCCCAATCCATACATTTTTTCCACATTTAAAATTTTCTGGATTTATTATTTTTGCCCCTTCCCGCATTCTACAGCCTTCAGGCAGATTAAATAATTCAGCCCTTTCATCATCTGTCATTACACCACTAATAAATCTTTTTAAAATATCATCTCTTAATTTATTATTTCTATCTTTATTTTTAAACATTGTTATCTTTCTCTTTTAATAATTTATTAAAAATTGTTTTGAATCTCTTTCCTATAACTTTATATGAATGACAATTCTCAACCCATCTTCTAGATTTTTTTTGTAATTCAATAAAATCAGAATCATCCATTGATAAAAACTCTTCTAATTTTTCTTTTAAAATTTCTGGAGTATTAGTTGGTATTAAACCACATTCTCCAAAAGTTTCTTCATATTTATCAAACATTGGAAATCTAGAACAAACTATTTTTCCTAATGAAGCAGCTTCTATAGCTTGTATTCCAAATATGTATAAAGGTATTCCGTTTTGATCTGAATTCATTTCTTCTATATAAATATCACATTCTGACATTCTTTTTAAATTATCTTCCCACGAAACATTTATTGGATCATATTTAAACATAAAATTTTTTCTATTTAATTTTCCAATCACATCATTTATAATTGGATATCCTTTTGATCCTGATGGATAATGTGCTATTATTGTTTTATCTTTTGATTTATAATAAAATGGTTGAATTTTCTTTATATCTATAGCAGGTTGAATCCATACTTCATTTTTTGCACCCATTCCTAATACATCGCCGCCACTAAAAGTAATATCAACAAGTGGATTAAAAATATCATTTATTTTTTTTGAATTTTGTCTATACCTTGAACCTGTATGTATTACAGATATAATTTTATTATTTAAATCAACCCCTGTTTCTATATATTCACTATGAACAAATATGAGAACGTCACATTCTTCAACATATGATTTTATATCATTTATATTCTTCCACAATATAGCTTGTTCAGGATATCCATAATGATGTTTTTTTGAAGAAAAAGATATTGCATCGATATCAACTTCTCTTAAACATTTTTCATAAACATATGCAACATTAGCCCAATCATTATTACATAATAATACAACTTTCATATTAACTCCTTAATTATTTTTGTAAATTGTTTTACCCTTATTGAATTATTATGATTTTCTCTTACAAATTCCATTCCTTGATTTGATATAGTTCTAATTATTTTACTATTTGATAAATAAAAATAAATCTTATCTTTTAAATCATTTAAATCATTATATAATACCAAATGTTTATCTGGAATAAATCCTAATTCTAATAAATCTTCTGGTTCATCTGCTAAAAGAAAACTTCCACATGCTAGTATTTCATAATATTTTATACTCAAAGATTTAAATTTATTATTACTTGTTATACAAATCTTAGAACTATTTATTTTATCAATATAATCTTCATGTTGAATTCGTTTAATGAATATGCGTAAATCATTTAAACTTTTTATCAAGTTATGAATTTTTTCTCTATTTGGATATGTATCATTTCTTACTGTAAAAACAGAAAAAACATCAATATTCTTTTTGTTATATTCTTTTGTTTTTTTATAAATATTAGTATCTATTGAAAATGGTAATAAATAAGCTTTTTTACAAATATTATTTTCTTCAAGATTTTTTATAATATTTCCAACAATACCAAGATAAATATCATATTTATCTCTTTCAAATAATTTATGATTTCTTTCATATGTTCCACTTGTAGCGTCTGGAAAATAATCAATTACAATATGTGCTTTTGGAATATTTGTAATTTCTCCAATTCCAATAAATGGTTCTGTATATTTTAAACCATATGTCAAAATTAAATCAAAACTTTTATTTTTAATTACTTCTGTAATAGGTTTATCAGGAACGTAATTTGGATATCCTTCTCCATAATACATTGTTTCATGTTGTCTTCCAATTTCATTTCTAAACAATTGATGGCTCCAATTATATCTATGAATTTGATTTGGACTTAAAAGTAATATTTTCATACATTGAATTCCTTTTTGATAATTTCTGTCATTTCTTTAATTCTTATATCATTGTTATGATTTTTTCTTACAAAGTCCATTCCATTTTTTGCTATTTCTTCCCGTTCTTTTTCATATTTTAAAAAATAATCTATTTTATCTTTTAAGTCGTTTAAACTATTATATATTATTAAATGTTCCCCATCTTTTAAACCAATATCTTCCAAATCATCTGGTCTATCTGCTAACAATAAAGTACCACATGATAAAATTTCAGTATATTTCATGCTTAAAAAATTATAAACATTATTTTTTGTAACAAAAATCTTAGATTGATTTATTTTCTGAATATAATCTTGATGTGTAACATTTTCAGTAAAAATTCTATATGACAAATTATTAAGAAATTTTTGAATATTTTTTCTGTCTGGATATAAATAATCTTTAATAGTATATGAGGACATTACATCTATTGTTTTTTCTAAATTTAAATTCTTATAATTATTTATACAAACAGAAAAAGGTAACCATTCTATTTTTTTAGCAATATTATTATCTTTCATATATGTAACCATTTTCTTAACAGGTGCAAAAATTAAATCATATTTTGCATAATAATAAAATGGATTTTGAACATGAAGACTTCCTTCTGATGTTTTATATGGAATTACGTAATCTACTTCCCAATGAATTTTTGGGGTTGTTATTTTATCATAATCAGTAAATTGAGAGGCATATGAAAAAACAAAAGAAAAAATAATATCATGATCTCCAATTATAGGAAGAATTGGTATATTTTGTTGATGTGAATCTATACCTTTAATATATCCAGGACCGTAAAAAGTAACATCATGATATTTAGAAATATCTCTTTTAAATAATTCTCTTCCCCAATTTCTTTTTTTCATTTGATATCTACTTAAAATTAATATTTTCATTTTAATTCCCAATTCATAAAACCAATTTTTTTAGTAAATTTTGATTTGCTCATCCAGTTTCTCCCTATATCTTTAACCACTTGTTTGATGGAATCTTGTGTATAAATTCCATGGTGAACTTGTGATAGTATTCTTCCTCGATCTGTATTTGATAATCGTAATTGTTTTTCAGGATTTAAATTTAAATCCATTAAGGAAGCAATTGTTCTTACAAAATCACCTTTTAAAAGTGTTGGATTTAATGAAATTTTTGGCCAATAAATAAAACCATATTTAGAAGAATGTTTACTTTGACCCGTATTAATCTTATTTAATCTCAAAGAAACTAAATCTGGAAATGAATTTAAAATTTTAATCATGTTATGAATGTTAATATCAACTAATAATTCCCAATCATCCTCAAGATGAAAAACATAAGCTTCTTTTGTTTTGCTCCAGCACCATTGAACAGCTTTAGTAAAACCTGGTTCTTTTGGAATATTAATAATTGTATCATTAAAGTATTCATTGATGATTTCTTTCATTAATCCAATTTTTTTTAATTTTTCACCAATCGGATCAATATTAATAATTAATCTATATTGTGTTTTATCTTTTAACATTTTTTCAGTAAATGATTTTAAAGTTTCTTCTAAAATTGTAGGACGAATTGTTGCAGTCATTGTAATATCAATCTTTTTTAAATTCATATGTAATTTATAAATTCCTTTCCAGCAGATGTAAGATTAAATTTTAGTCTATGATGTCTTGTTGTTGTAAGATACGGTTTTAATCTTGATGGTATTTCTTCTCCGCACCAAAAATCAATTAAAGATCCAATATCAAATGCTCTTCCTCCTTTAAATTTAATCAATCCTGGATATATTCTCCCTAATTCACCAGCAGCAATTAACCATAAATCATAGTTATTTGCATCATTATCTATTTTTTCAATAACTTTCATAAAAGAAGAAGTATACTGATTTTCAAATTTACCATTAATTTTTAAAACATCTATGTTATATTCAGTCAATTTTGTATTAACATCATTTCTAGAAGTAATACAACAAATCTTTTTGTCTATTAATAGATCAGGCAAGCATATTTTTCCAAATTTTCCAATTATGCAAGATATAAAATTAATTTCTGGATTACAATAATTATTGTTAACTATCCCAATTTTTAAATATAATTCTCTCCACATTTTTAATCGCATTATTGTTTTTTCACTCATTACTTTTTTCTGTTCACCTTTTGTTCTCTCCCAAAATTTTCCTGAAAAATAAACTTCTGGTGTATCAATATAATCGCAATGATTGGCAGATGATTTCCAAAAATTAATTATTTTTTTAAAGAGTGATATTGGAATACCTTCTTGTTTAGAAATATCTATTAATTGTTTAGTATCATTATTTAAAAATGCATGAATAGCTTTTATTGTTCCATCCCCAAATCTAATAAGCCCAAAAGGATTTTTATGGATAATAGAATAATTTAATTTATTTAAAATTTCTATAGTTTTTGAAACATGAATATTATTTATTTGTATCTTATTTTCTTTCATTTTTTTAATTATCTTCCAAAAATTCTAGAAACTTTAACATATTTATTTTTCTATCTCCCATATTTAATATTTTTTCTCGTCCAGCTTTTCCAAATTCTTTTCTAATAGTTTTATGTTTAATTAAAATCTCAATACACGCTAAAAAATTTTTAAAATTATTTTCTGATACCATTCCTGTTTCATTATCTATTAAATAATCTTCTGTGCCAGATAATTCTGAATTATTCCCAACTATTGCACATTCTGTTAACATTGCTTCTGCTGGTGTAATATGTAATCCTTCCAATTCACTAGTTGCTAACCAAATATCAATTTTATTATAAATTGTATTTTTTAATTTAATATCTGGATTTTTAAAATATTTATCTACATATTGTATAGGTGTTCCATCAGAACCAAACATCATTAATTCAATATCATATTTTGCTTTTAAAATATTATAACAATTAAAAATCCAATCTGTTCTTTTTTTAGATCTTTTTTTCCCTTCATTATATAAACCGCCAATAATTATTTTCGTATTTTGGTTTCTAATATCTAATGGAAAAATTTCATCAAAGTCGTGTCCAGGTCTTACAATAAATGATTTTATTCCATAATTATTTAATTTTTTTTGTAGACCAATACTATTTACCAATTTTATAGTTTGTGATTCTTTTAAAATTTTAATTAAGTTATCTTCTGGAGTATTCCATACCTCCCATCCCCTAAACCATAAATATTTTTTTCTTATTTTTGAATTATTGGTATGCTCTATACTTCCTGCTCCTGTACCAATTAATACATCAGCATATATATCATTTATATTCTTAATTTTTACATGTGGGACTTTAACTTCCCCCCATGTATATTTTGAAGCACCTGTATCTACAATTAAAACTCTATGCCCTAAATCTTGCAAAATATTTGCTGATTTAACAATACTATGGCTTCCACCGTTGTTGCCAAGTCCAACACCCATTACGTTAAAAACTATTCTCATTATCCACCAACTATTACAGAACTATCCCCAGTTGTTATTATTCCAGTAAAAATACCAACAAATGTGCTACCAATTCGTGATTTATCTAAATTATTAATACTAACAGATGATGACGAAGTAACTATTATTCCAATATGGCCACAAGATCCTAATACAATACTAGTATTATATGCACATCCTATATTACCAGCCATAACTGTTGAAGATCCTGTAACTATAATTCCGACCATAGGAATTGGAGGGAATGGAGGATGACCTGCACAAACCCCGACACCAACACTTCCAATTGTTGCAGCATCTGTCATTATTTTTTCTCTTCTGTTAAAACTTCAATTTTATTTTCTAATTCTTTAATTTCTTTTCTTAATTCATTTACTACAAACTGATAATTAGCTATTTTTTTAATTATTACATTTAAATCTATTTTTGTATCCCACGAACCTGAATATTTACATTCCTGTAGAAAATGTAATAATTTATCAGTTTCTCGATTTTGTTTAACAAACATTTCTTCTGTATATTTCATATTATTTCTCCTCTATTTAAATGGCTCTAATATTGTTATTGAATCATTTATTTTTGTTTTATTAGATAATAATAAATTTTTTGCAAGTTTTAATTTTTCAATATTATCTAATATTCCATAAGTTCCTGATGTTCCCATTGGTAATATTAAATAATCATGACCAAAATCCCATTGAGATTTATATTCATCAATTGTTAAATCATCCCCGGGTAAAAAAGAATACTTAAATTTCCAAATTTCAGAAAAAGTAGAAGGATTTAAAACTGAATCGTTAATAACCACTGTTGTTTGATTCTCTTCTGGATCGTAAGTTGAAGATTTTACAGTACTATAAGTTCTAATAGATATTGATGAAACAAAAGAAATATCCTGTAAAGGAATAAAATTTGATGTTGTATTATCAATTGTTATAAATTCTGTTTCTGATGAACAAGTAGCATCAATATTGATTATTTCATATATTTTCCAATCAATGATACTTCCAGAAGTATCCAATGATTGATTATAATTTTCTCCTTTTTTTATATAATAATTACTAGATGGGATAAATTTAGAGTTTAAATATGATTCTAAACTGGTTGCAACTTTATCACAAACACTTCCTTTTATGGAATCTCTTTTAGCTTCGAATTCTGATATTTGATCATCTATATTATCAATGCTTGAATCTAACTTAATAACTTGACCAGGTGCATCAATAATCATTTCTTTTATAATAACGTCTCCCATTTTATTTTTCCTTCTATTTTAAAATTTTAATGATTTCGTGATAGATTATTTTTGGGGATATTGAATATGTTAAATCTTCTAAAAATGTAATTTTAGTATTTTTTATATTATATGTAACTGTATGTAAATATTTTTGATGACCCCATTCTAGTACTGGAACATCAAATAATAATGATATGTTTGGAATAGCTGATTGAGAACCAATTGTTAAAATAGATTTTTTCATACATTCAATTGTTAAACCAATTAAACTAGTATTAATATTTTGATCCATTTTATTGATATCTAAAAATCTATTTTTATAATCTGGAATATAATCTGGATATCTCCCACAAATTATAAAATTATATTTTTCAATCAATTCTTTTGTTTCCCAAATCATGTCATATAATTGATCCCAATATGACCAATTTCTTTTTAAACCTTCTCGATATCGAGGTGCCAATATCACTACTGGTTTTCCATTCATATATTTTTGAATTATTTCTTGGTTAGATTTTCTTGGTAAATAATCATAATTCATTTCATTTTTAGGAAACTGATTTTTATTTGTATATTGTTTCTTTGAAACATTTGGATATATGAAATCTATTATTTTAAATCTATCTTGAAATTGTTTTTTAAATAAAGATATTATGGTTAAATATTCTTGCTCTTTCATATTATCTAATCGAAAACAATTTGGTCTATATTTTGATTCATTTTTTAATCTGAATGGAACTAATATGTCAGCATATCTACCATATATATCAAAATTCTCAGGTTTTGTCATTACTATAAATTTTATATCATCTTGCTTCTTATATTGTTTTTTTCTTTTCCAGATAAAGTGAGGAGCAAATCTTCCAAATTCCCAAAATAATTCCCCAGTGCAAAAAAACATAATAGCTTTTTTCATTTTAATTTACCAATCATTAATCATTTTTTTATTATTTTTAATTATAGAATAAAACTCATCGAATGATAAAGAATCTATCTTATTATCAGATTCTTCAAATTTTATCATCTCATCAAGATTTTTTTCTTTTGAAGATTTATGTCTTGTAAGAGTATTGCACAAACTTCCCGCTATTGATCCAACATGAATACACAAGTTGTGGTTTAACCCTATTATATAATCTTTCCCGTTTGTTGATTGTTCTAATTTTGTCCAATAAAATTGATCATGTTTTTTATCATGACCAATTAAACTTTTCATATCTAAATATCCTACATCTCTTCCAAAGGTTGGTAAGAATGTCCAAAAACCAGACCCTCCCAGCTTTCCAACTTTATTTCCAGAAATACCAGCAATTTTTTCATTTAAAATTGTTTTAGATTTAATACCTCCTGGTAATTGGCTAATAATCTTTATATTATTCATCTTATGTTTTTTAACATCTAACCAAGCATCTCGTATAATTTTATCCCATCCAGGAGTAACAATAATATCATTGTCTAAACAAACTAAAAAATCATAATTATCTTTGTTTGGATCTTGCTCATGATTTAATAAAAACTGATTAAATGCTGCTGCTTTACTAAATGCATTAAAAGTAGATTCCTTTGTATTAACAGTATATTGAGAAATATAACCTTTTTCATATAATAATGAAAAATACATAAAATGTTCTTTAATTTTATAGTTTGTACAATTATCATAAACATATAATTGATATGGTAAAATTGAATGTTTTCTTAAAGCTGTTATGAATTTAGTAGTACATGCTAATCTATTTCTAACAGTAACAAATACTTTATACATTATTATTTTTTTAACAACCTTTCAATTTTTTCAATACATATATCATAATCTATATTATTATAACATGGTGAATACCCACTTATTGAATATTTACATGGTTTCATTCCATGTTGAAAGCATGGGGAACATCCATCTCTTGATACATCAATCCAATCATTATTTCTATATGTTGAAAATCTAATTTTTCCAGGAAAGGGTCCCATAATAGAAAATGATTTTATATCCAAACTTTCAGCAATATGATTCAATGCGGAATCAGTTGCTATTATCAAACTAGATAAGGATACCAAAGCAATTGTATGAGCAATTGTTGTTGAGTATTGACAAAAATTTTTAACACGATCTTTATTTTTTAATAATTTTATAAATTTATCTATATCTGATGATTTATACGGTGAATCTGTTATTAAAATATTATATCCTTTATCTGTTAGTAAATCTATAAGGTTTTTCCAGACCGTTTCACTTGGAGTTCTTATGGGAGATGATGCTGACATTTGTAGGACAATGAAGTTTTTTTCTTCAATATTTAATTCTTTTAAAATTTCTTTACACTTTTCAACTAATTCCTTATTGGCAGTTTGTTTTGGTATTAAATTTTCATCAGAAAGATTTAATCCCATCCATTTTGAAAATAAATTATATGAGCAAGTGTTTTCTGCCTCTTTACATCTTTCAATAACTCCTTCAAAAACACAATGATAATCTGAATTAAACATTTCATTAACAAGAAATGGTAAATCTAAAACCTTATCAATACAATCCCATTCATTAACCATTGATTGATATTGCGGACCGCATGCAAACCTAATTGTACTTGTTGGGTATTTTTCTTTGAGATGAATTAAATTTGGTTGGATGAAAAGAAGATCTCCAATACCACCTTGTCTAAACACCAATAATGTTTTATTATCTAGATTTTGACCATTATAATGTTTATATATTTTTTTAAATTGTATTGTACTTGGTTTAAGAATATCAATATTATTTCTTGTATCGTAATGAAGCTGTAAATAGACACCAAGACTCATAACATACTTATTCTTTTTTTTCAGTTCCTGTTGTCTAAATTTGTTTTGTAAAAACCTTACGTATTTTTTACAATCAGCAATAATAATATTTGGAGGACTATTTCTTAATTCATCTAATGTGTGTACATAATCTAAATTATCAGATGGAATCCCTAAAGCATATAATTCCATTGGGGATAATTTTTTAGAATAAAACGCAGATGAATTTGGATTATATCTATTCACTTTTTCACGATTCCTTTCTTTAAAAAATTATTTTTTCTTTTGTTTAGCCCAGTTAATTTTTACATCATTGAAGAATTTCTTTCTTTTTTCACCTTTTAATTCTGATGGTGATTTAACACCGTATTTTTTTAACATAGCTTTAAAGAATTTTTGATATTCTCCAGATTTAACAGATTCAGAAATTGCCACCAAATCTAAAGATTTATCAACAATATTATTCAATAAATTAATTTGTTTTTCTGTTAACTTCATTTTTATTTCTCCTTATTTTTATTTTTGTGTTGAAAAATCCGAAACAGTTTTAATTAGTAATCCTTGCGCAACTGCAGTTAATGGGTTTTTAGCTCGTCTTATTTCAGATATTTCAAAAGGTAATTCATATTTATTAATTGTATTTTTAAATAGTTCTAAAAATCCTTCTGGTATAGATGTCCCACCAGAAATTATAATAGGTATTTTTTCATCTATTTCTGTATCTACATTTTCTTGAAATTCATGAATAATTTTTTTAATGGTATAATCAATTAAAGTCTCGTAAAAATATGTTAAAGATTCGAGTGCTCTCCTTATTTTTTTGTTCGGTTCTTTTTGAAAACCAGTATGTAAATTTAAATGTTTTTCTTTGATTGTTGTTACTCTATTTTTAACAATGTTTAATGAATCAGAAACATTTTTATCAATCCAATCCCCGCTTCTTGCAGTAGAAAATTTAAAAGTTTCTATTCCCTTATATCCAACTGCACAGTTACACATTCCTGCCCCAAAAGATAATGCTATTCCAGAATATTTTTCTTGGGCACATTCTGAATATATTATAGCCATTCCCTCATTAATAGGTCTGAAATTTACACCAAATGCGGATAAAATTCTTCCGAAAACTTTTTCATGATATGTAACAGAACGATTTTCATCTATGGATTCAGCGGGTATACTATATGATACATATACTTCTTTATCTTTAATATCTCCTAATAATTCTTTTATCATAATTGTTAATACATCAATTGCATTAATTTCTTTATTTGAAATTAATCCTTTTTCCATTGGTCTAGAAACTTCTTTTCCAAAAATATTTGCCAATCTGAAAGCATCTTCGCCAATAATGTATATATTATTATCATTTTCAACATAACTGATATCTGATAAATCAGAAATAGAAATTTCATCAGAATTTAATTCCAAAAAAACATTCCTCATAATCTTAATATCATCCGTATCACTTCTTGCAGCCTGCAAAGTCATTGTACCAAAATCAGCACCAATATATAAATTATTATTCTTTTTCTTTTTTTCAATTACTGGTTCTAATTTCAAATCAGTTTCTTCAACCATTTTTTATGTCTCTCCTTTTTGTCACATTTTTTAATTCTTCAGTATTCGATAAATCTGTCTTATTTGTTATTTTTCTCGAAGCAGTTGATCCTTTTAATGTAATATCTAAATCAATTGATGGAATAAAATCCTCAACTGGTTCCTCAAATTTTTTCTTTGGTTTTTTAAATTCATTTTCTACATTATTTTTTTTCTCAAATAATTTAATGTTTGTATCAGAATTTAAAAATGTTTGTAAAAGAGTCTCAATTTTTAAAATTGATTTTTGTTGATCTTTTATTGTTTTTAATATTTCATCATCATTATTATTTTTTATTTCTTCTCTTTGAGGTTGTTTATGTTTTTTCAATCTTATATCTTTATTTATTGTTTCATCTGAAATGATATAATACTTTTCAATTCCATTTTTCTTTAATTCAGAAATAACTATATTTATATGAATTTTTGTAATATCAACTATAGCAGGAGTTCTAAATGGTATTAATCCTGGGATATTAATAAATAACCCTTTACTTTTTATTATTAATTTAATCATATTATTTAATCCATCTTTCTTGGGTTTCAGCAATGACCTCATCCGCTTTAGGATATAAAACAATTTTTTCATCTTTGTTTAAAACCTGTGATATTGTTTTTTTCATTTCAGATGGAACCAATAATTCAATTTCCCCCATTCCCATAATCCATCTATAATCTTGATGTTCTTTTGATAATTTAATTTTTTGATTTGAATCTATTAATTTACATAAAAAATTAAACTGTGTTGATTTTCTTTTTCCGTGATCGGCTATATATTCATACTTGTCAATATATTTTATAATTTCAATATCCAGCCCTGTCTCTTCTTTAACCTCTCGTTTTAAACAAGATTTTAAATCATTTTCATCCCCTTTATCACATTTGCCTCTTGGATACTCCCAAACTGATGGCCAATTATCTTCTTTAGCTCTCTGAATTAATAAAATTGATTGCCCATCTTCATTATTATTTTTTACAATAACAGCCCCAGCAACATTAATTTCTTTTTCAACTTTATTTTCTTGACCCATTAAAAATTCTTGAAATAATTTCATAATTATATTCCTTGTTAAACAATCATTATTATAAATATTGGTATACAGATATTTCTAATATGTCTCCTAATTCAAGTGTTACTGTTGTTTTATCTACTTCAACAATTGTCCCAGATGATACAATTTTATAATGATCCCCATATATCAATTCACCATATTTCCCAGACAATCTAAATAAATTTAAATCATCAATTACTTCTGGTAAAGAAATATTAACTATTGTTTGGGAATCAACTTCTGATTGACTAACTATGTGATAATATCTTGTTTTAAATACTATTGATTTTCTATCACTAATTATTGATTCTTCTGTTGATGAAATTAATGTATTGGATGTTGAATCTGAAATATGTTCAGTTGTAGTTTCAAATGAATCAATATTAACTGGAATATCATCCGCTGTTGCATATGATTTATTTGCTGTATAACAAGAATCATATCCTATATTTATTTTTAACTTCTCTGCTAAATAATCAGATTCTAAAACCATGAAAGTTGGTAACTCAATTTCATATGAAATTGTAAATCCCAATTTCCAATCTGGTAAACTATCTGTTCCCCCCAATCTAGAAGATGAATCAGATATGCTTGTTAATTTGTATCTTGGTAAAATAGTACACGGATAAACTAATTCATTTGTATTTGTTGTTTTAATTAATTGATTATAAGAATCTTCAATGTTTATTTTATATGATTCCCCTGTTACATCATTAGTGTATTGATAATCATAAAATTCTTGGGGTAAAATAATAAATGAATTAAACCATTTTGGATATATAAATCTTTCCATACCACCAAAAATTAAATTTAAATATACTCTCATATCTGCATATTCATAGAATGATGACATCAAACCAATAAAATTTAATTCCCCAACCATTCTACTAAATGCTACAGTTATTAAAACATTTTTATCTTGATATATAGGATGAAACATATACTTAACAAAACCTGGTGATAAATTTGGGTATCTCCATGGCTGTTTTCCATATGTTTCATCAAAAGAAAAATCTCCTGAAGGATCACATATCAAAGCTGGTCTCATTGGCTGATCTGTTTCTCTTGCATATTGAATTTGTTTATTTAGATATTCAACAGCCTTATCATATGTGCCAACAACCTTCCATGTAAACCTTGGATATAAGTAATCTGAAAAATAATCTAATGTATCCTTGATGAAATGTCCAAACGTATTATGAATCCAAAAATATGTTTGTCTAGTTTCTATTTTATTTTTATCTGCCATTATTTTTAAATTTCCTTATAATTTTAAATTTTCTATTTTTTCTTTCACTTCCTCTAAACTTGGAAATTTATCAAACATTGTAACTCGATAAAATTTCCATCCTTCTTTTATAATTTTGTTTCTTCTCTTCATGTGATAATCAATATTTTCTTGACAATTAAAGTGATAATATCCATCAAACTCTATTGCTATTTTGTATTTTGGAAGTGCAACATCTAAAGAATAATTAAATACTTTATATTGAAATTCACAATCATCATACAATTTTTTAACTAAAGTTCTTAATTTAATCTCATCTTTTGAAATTTTTTTAATTGCTTTAATCATTTTTAAAGCTTGTCCATTCAATAATCTTTGTCTATTCAATATCTTTACTTTTTCAGGACATTTCTTACCCATATTTGCTGTGCTAATTTTTTTCTTTGTTTCTTGGCTACATCGTCTATTATAATTATTATCGTTGGCTTTTTTAGATCCCCCATTTAACATTCTTTCTCTTAATTTTTGTCTTCTTGGATCATTTGATTCAAAGTTACCTTTTGGTTTTCTCATTTTTATTAAAGTTTCATCACTAAAACAATTTTTTAATCCAGAATTCCATGCAGGTTTTCCTTTTCGATTAGCCATTTTTTGTCTGGCTTCTTTTGAATAATTTCTTTTTTTTCCTTTATGTGGAGATAATTTTCCTTTTCTTAACTTAGATAATTTTTTTAAAAATCCAATACATTTATAGAAACTATCTTCACAACAACTTTTGCCATTTTTAAATATATATTCTGAATTTTTGCCGCATCCATAATCGCATAAAATTTGACTTAAATTTTTAAATTTAGTTCCTTTTATCATATTCTTCTTAATCTAACCGTAATGAAATATCCAAATGTATTATAAATCCAGAAATAAGATCGTATGGTTTCTATTTTATTTCCAATTATTTTTAAATTTCCTTATAGATATCATTCATCCTTTTTTGTTATTCTCAAATTCCTAGGTTTTTGCGGTAAAGGTTTAAAGTTTGCTTTGATGTTAACGTCGCTGCTCGGCATAACGAAAGTACACACAGGATTTTTTGAGCCATCACACGGCCCACCTTCCCACTTGACAAATACAAATCCAGGACAAGGTGTAGCCGTGAGAGTGACTGGCTGTCCTTCCTCAAACTTACTTGTACAGGCTTCTTGACCATAAGCTTTGTAAGCAACAACTCCCAATATTCCTGTAATAATTATCGCGGCCAATACACCCGCTACTACCCAAATCCATTTCTTCATTCTATTCTGAGATTCACCGGCGACGGGGGCGGTGTCAAATCGAAAGGGAAGGATATCTCCTCAATATCAGATTCGTTTCCATACTCATCAACAGATGAAACACCAATATTGTAAATTCCTTCTGTTAATGGAATATTATTTCCATCCAGTACAACAGTATATGTTTCCTTCCCTTCCACTGCAGGAATATTTATTTTGTTTGAATCATAATCCATTAGTTCACCCTGGGCGTAGTAAATGTTATAAGACACAATATCATCTACTACTTCCGGTGCATCGAACATCAATTTCTTCTGAATAATTTTAGCCATCTTGTTATCTCCTGTATTTTTACGTTAAAAGGTTATCAGTAATCCTCCAACAGCGAATAGTTCACTGTCCTTTCCAATATAAGATTGCGCTTCTGCGTAAACGCCTATCTTTGTTTTTCCCACTCTAACAAATTTCCACTGTCCACCAATTGTTACATTCGTTTCCTTCTTAGTTGTAAATCCGACCTTACCATAAAGATTCTTTTCATTAATCAATCCTGCAAAACTTAATAACTCTTGTTTTGCGATTATATCACCGATGCCTGTCTCTGTATCTATTGTGGCAACGGTAGTTGTTTCGCCTTCATAAGGGGGTATGGTTACCACTGCAATCACCTGCTTTCTTTCATCATCAGCAAACCAATCAGGAAGTTTTAATTTCTCCACTACTACTTCCTTTTCGATAGTCACTATCTTTTCAACTGGAACTTCCACTTTTTTTATTTTTTCAATTTCTTTTATTTTTTCAACTTGTACATATTCTGTCTTTGTCAGGACCGGTTTATTCTTTTCATTATACCATGCTTTAACTGCACTAATTAAAGCAATAATCAGAAGAATAATAATTAATCCGGAAATAATTTTGGTTTTCATTTTACAGTCTCTGCCCTCTTTTGTAAAAAACCTTCAAGGAAATCTGCCCCTCCATAACTTGCAGCGATAATACCCAACACATCAGTATTTGACAAAGGTTCTTTGTATATCAATCCTAATAAAGCACCTATTACTGCGCCCATCAATAAAGAAGAAAAAAAACGGAGCCATTTCCATTCTTGTTTTAAAGTTACATCATCATTGTGATAAATTTTATAAAATCCAATAAATGATCTAACAGCCTGTCCACCTATGCCTAAAAGAGCACATACAAGCATCAATAAAATATTTAATTCGGTTATCATAATTTTTCCTTACGTCCATTCCATTGAGAATTATACAGTTCTGGATATTCGTTAGGCTCTGGCTTTTTAAATTCAACTCTTACCTGCCAATTTTTATACAAATTTCCCTTATCATCAAAAGCCGCCTGATACAATCCTTTAGGGGTAAAAGAGAACCCATACTTACTCATATTTTGGGAGAATATTTTTTCAGCATATTTCATCACGTCATTATTTTCAATAAGCATGGGTTCCTCCTTTTTCATTTCAGAATATTGTAAACATTTTTCAGGACATCGTGTGCATCACCGCCCTGCTTCACCGCATTAAGAGCATCCGAAACCTTCTTTGTGTTGTTGCGATAAATCAATAAAGTCACAACAGCCCCAATAATGAATCCAATCACTCCTGCAATAATTGTAACCATAACTCACCTCCTTCATCCTAATGTGATAAATAAAATATTTTTGGGTGACTAAAACCACTAATTATCTTCATCATTTTTAAATTATATGTTCTAATGTTTTCAAAATCCATAAATCTTAATTTAAATTTATTTTTTTTAGTATATTAATCTAAAGATATAATTTCCTCTGTTGGAAATTTTGAATAAATATCTTTTAATTTACTTTGTTTTGATTCTTCAAGAAACTCATCAATTAATGATATAGAGGAAGAAGTTGCTATTTGTATTGCACTACTTCTTACTACTTTCTTTTGTAACTTTGATATAATATTTTGTCTTTCAGCTATAATAAAAATAAATTCATTTATATAAGCAGATAATGTAAAACAATATAAATTTAAACTATCATAAAATATTGAATTATCAACTTTTATTTTTGACATCATCAACGTTTCATTAAATAAAAAATTGATATCTAATGTATATTCTGGTTTTATTTCTTTAAACTGATTGATAATATCCAATGATTGATTTCTATAACTATGTAAATTTAAAAATGTTTCACAAAATTTTGAAGATTCAATATTCTTAAACATTGATATTTTAATACTATTTTTTAAATCTTTAGATTTTGATTGTGTAAAATCTGAATCTACGCTAAATAATAAAAATGAAGATTTATTATTATAAAATAATCCTATATCATAAAAACCATCTAAAAAAGGTAATCTAATTTTATAATTTCTATTAAAAGATTTTCCTAGTTGTAAAGCCACTTATTTACACTCCTTTCAAAGAAGATCAAGATTCCATTCTTCTTTATTTTCTATTTCCGGTTTAGATTTATATTTAACTAAGATTAAATCCTTTGTTAAAATACATTCTTCTAATTTAATTCTAAATGTTGTTAGTGGTTCTTCTTTATTTTCTGATTCATTCCAAATATATAAAGATTTTACAATATTTTCTCCAAATTCTTCCTCATCATAAATAGTATTTAAAAAATCATAGTTGTTAAATTTTAAATCGTCTATATATTTAAAAAATTCCTCTCTATTTTTAATTGGAATTTCATTATTAAAAAATTTAATTGTTTTTGATAAATTAGTAACTATTTCTTTTTTTATTTCTTTTGATTTTTGATCATTTTTTCTAAGAAATACACTTATTACTAAATCAGATATTTTTAAATTTTCTTGTACTTTTTTAAGATTTTCACTTCCTTCTGTTAAATCAACTCCTGTTTTTTCTAGAACTTCTAACGGAATTAACTCATTTATTATTTGTTCTATGTTTAGATTATTATCGGAATTTATTCTTAAAAATCCAGTTTTATATAACTCTTCATGTTTATTATTGATATTGATTGAAAAAGTATCTTCCTTCTTTAAAACTTTTTCATAAAATTCATTACAGAAGTTTTTAATATCATTAACATCAATTTCTTTAAATCCATTAGTAATTAAAATATCCTGATAATGTTTAAAAAACCCTATTTCTAAATATTTTTCAAAGTTTGTAGCAACAATATTTAAAATGATTTTTGATTTATTTGGATCAATAAAAGAATAAACTAATGGATCTAAAAATGATCTAAGTCTTAAATAAAAGATTGCTCCATTCTTATTTGAATCTGATTCTCTAGATTCCATTCTGCTTCTAAATTCTTTTATAAAACCCATTATTAATAAAATATCATATGCTAAATTAATATTAAAATTATCAATAGAATTAATATCATCAACATTGTATTTTAATATTTGAAATCCACTTGGAATAGAAACATTCTTTTCCATGTATAAATTTAAATATAAATCATGAATTAATTTTGAAATATACAAGAAAGATTTTAAATCATTTTTTGTTATATTTGGTAGAAATGAAAATGAATCATCTAAATTCATACTTCTTCTAAAACCTTCAAATATAGATATCATTGGATCAGATCTTGTAATTGCTGCAGATAACATAGATTCTAAAACTGATAAATCTTTAGTTAATGTTTTATTAATTAAAGGACTATTGATTTCTAAATTCTTTGGTTTTTCTTCTATTATAGATTTATTATCAAGATCTGCAACTTGAATATTTTCCATATCTTTTCCTAAAAATTTATCAAAATCTTCTATAGTTTCTTCTATTTGTGAGGATTCTATATTTTCAAAAGATATATCTTTTGATAAATTATTGTTAATTAAAGAAGTTGGTAAAATCATTATACCGTTTCTTATCATTTTGTTTTGTTCTAATATTTCTGTTAATAAATTTCTTGTAGTAAAACCAAATGAAATATTAACAAATTCATTGACAAAGTACTTTAAAATACCAATTGCAAAAGCTGAAAATACAGAATATGGTATTACTACTTTTGTAAAATCAGAAGAACTATGTATAACAGAAACAGATACTACTCTATCTCCCATATTTTGTATTTGAACAAATTCAAATTTTAAACTTCTATCAAATTGATATTTCTTTAATAAAATATTATTTCTGTTTGTAGAATAAATTGTTTCTATATTACTTAGTATGTCCTTGATAGATACAAATAGATCTACTGAATCTGAATAATTTAAAGAACATAACCTTCTTAAATTGTTTTCTCCAATTACTGAAATATGTAATGTTGGTGCTGAAAAAGTTTTATAATCTATAGTATTACTACAAATACTTACCTCAAAACTTCCACCTGAATTATAATTTCTGTCCTTATGAAAAATCATATTTTGATTAAAATAAATTCTTTCTAAATCGTTTTGATTCATTTTTGATACATTCCTTTCCATCTGTCATCTAGGTTGAAATTTAGATATTCTAATTGAATAATCCTAATCAAAAGTTTGTTCTGATGATTTGAATTTTTTTCTTAAAAAATAATTTTTCACAAAGATGAGAAAGAACCAACTGAAGTTGAAGATCCCGCTCCAGGCGTGGTCGAAACTGAAGTGGTAGTTCTTTCTCTACATTTGTTATTTAAGTTTTATCCTTGAATAAATTCCTTTGAAATCATACTATTTCTTTAAGAGTTAGATTTATTATTTGTTCCCTTTAATTTAGTTAATATCTTAGATTTTTATCTGGAAAAATACGCGCTACGATGCGCCGGGGGCGTCCACGCCACGCGATTTTTCTTCAAACCTTCTTTTTCATATTTTGTTAACTATGTTTCTGTTATCTCTCCCCTCCTTAGTCAGGAGTTTGTTCTATATAAAAAAGAAAGTTTCCTAAAATTCTGTTTCTTTTTAAAAATTTTTAATAGCAGTTATCCATATTTCAGTAGAACAAAATTAAAATTAGTTTTTTTACTTCTTACTACATATATTACTTTTTGAATTAAATGAGGTAAAAATAAAATCCGCTCGATTATACAAAAGGGAGGAAAATATGAAAAATCAAAACAGTAAAATAATACTTCAGTTTTTAACTGAAATTATAAAATCTATTTTATTGATTAGTTTAATTTGCTTAATAACAACACAATTATCAACTAATAATATAACACCATTGAACATAATGGATGAACAAGATAAAATAAAAATACAAGAAATTAAATATCATTTACAATACTTAGCACCACAACTAACTTCAGAAGAAATAAATGATATAAGTAAATCAATTAAAATCTCATCTGAAATTACAAACATTGATGAAAAAATTATAATAGCTATAGCATATTATGAATCTAATTTTAAAAAACATGCAATATCCACTGCAGGATATAAAGGAATAATGCAGGCTACAACCCATGATATATTTGAATTTTCAATTGTTGATATTATAAGAGGTACTAAAAAATTAGAACAATGGATATATTACAGAAAGGGTAATTTACGATTTGCATTAGCATCATATAATGGGGGTACATATCCTCCTCAATCATCATATCAATATGCAGATAATGTTATACAAATGGTTAGGAAGTTAGAAAAAAATAAATTAATAGAAATTTAAAAAGGAGAAAAAATGAAATCAAACAAAGAAGAAATAATTAAAGATGAAGAGGGATCATATATAAATAATAATCAACCAAATAATAATTTAGAAGATTTATTAAGTCAAAAAAATAATGAATTAAATAAATTATATGATGATTATATGAATAAACTAAAAGAAACTATGAATTTATTTCCTCGCCCACCCGGAAGATTGATGAAAGCATGGTTATGGTTTCAGAAATATGCATTCACATCTATAATTTTCATTGTTTTGGGAATAACATTAGGAATTGGGATTGAAAAAATTTCAAATCATAATCAGATGATTAAAGCAATTAATCTTCAAAGATATGAATTTAAAGGAGATATTTTTGAAATTTATCATAGTAGTATTAAAAAATATTATATAAACGGAGAAAAAAATATAACTTCAATCATCTCACCACAGAAAGAAAAAGAAGTCAAACAATGACAATACAATTAACAAACGATCAAGAATTTGTTTTAAAAAAGATAATGAAAAGAATGGGAGCTACTAATATTGGTAGCTCCCATTTTTCCCCAGATTTCATATATACTACTATTGGAGGATTTGCTGGTACTGGAAAAACTTTTCTAATATCAATTTTAAGGAATGAAATATATGAAAAGTGGAAAAATATTTCTGTTGCTTTTGCAACTTTTACTGGAAAAGCTAGTAGTGTATTAAGTTTAAAATTAAAAGAAAATGATTCAATTTTTCCAAATGATTCATGTTCAACTATTCATTCTTTAATTTATAAACCAGAATTAAAATATGATACCAAAACTAAAAAAATGATTATCTCTAAATGGATAAAAAAAGAAGATTTAGAATATGATTTAATAATAATAGATGAAGCATCAATGATCAATGGTCAAATTTGGAAAGATCTTCTTTATTATAAAATCCCAATTATTGCAGTTGGAGATCATGGACAATTACCGCCTATTGGGGATAGATTCAATGTAATGGAAAAACCACAATATGTTTTAACAGAAATTAAGAGACAAGCTTTAAATAATCCAATCATCAGATTATCAAAAGATATTAGAAATGGTATTGAAATTCCTTTTGGTTTTTATGATAAAAATAATTCAAATGTTTTTAAATTACCATGGAATTCAAATGAATGTAGATCAATATTAAATAAAGTTGATTTCTTAAATGATGATTTAATTATTTTATGTGGATTTAATAAGACAAGAGTTAAATTGAATCAAATGGTAAGAAATAAATATGGTTTTACAAACAATGAACCATATCCAGGGGAAAAAATAATTTTTCTAAAAAATAATTATCTTTCTAAAGTTTTAAATGGAATGTTAGGAAAAGTTTTATTTTTTATGTATGAAGCTAAAAATGTTTATGAACTTACTGTATCAATAGATGGTTATGAACACCCATATTCTGGATTAGTATATGATGGGTGTTTTGGAAAAGAAAAATATGATGAATTCACTTCAGAATTAAATGATAGAAGATTTAAAAAAATTATAAAGAATTCAAACCATGGGAGTATAGATTTATGTGATTTTGGTTATTGTGTAAGTGTTCATAAATTTCAAGGAAGTGAATCAAAAAAAGTTATAATTTTCCAAGAAAAAAATTATTATTGGGACGAAGAATTTATGAAAAGATGGTTATATACAGGAATTACAAGAGCCAAGGAAAAGGTATTTATTATAACTCCGTGATTTTTAATTTCTTTATTACAAAATGGTCATGAAAAATTTTATGATTCATAGAAAGGAATTATAATTAAAGAAATGACAAAAATTGAATTAATGAATATAATTGAAAAAATAGCAAAAGATTATTATCAAGATGCTCCTGAATCTATTTTAAGAAATAAACATATGAATAATTTAAAAGGAAATGAAAAAATTGATAAAAATATAATAGATGCTGTAATTGTTGATTTTATCAATTTTATTGGAAGTTGGCAAGGATTAGATTATGGAATGTATGTTAAAGATCTTTATGAAAAATCAAAAATATAATAAAAGGAAACATTATGTTTTACAAATTAATTTTAAAAACAAAAAAAGATATTGAACTTAAAAGCCCAATTATTAGAAATTATAGTAATGATAATAATAATAAAATAATAAAAATCATACATATGATTGGTAATAAATATTGTTAAACATCAATCCGATATTGAATCATATGAATATATAGATTAAACAACAATGATTAAAAATGGTATAATTAGATAACCTTAAAAATAAAGGAAATAAAATGATTACGATTAATGATGTATCTAAAATTTTAGATGTTAATATAGAAACATTAACTAAATTTGAAACAATTGATAGTTTTAATAATAATTTATTAGTTGGTTTTATTTGCCGGAAATCTGATCATAGATATGGTTGTCTAGTAATAACAAAAGTTAACAATGAACGTTGTAAACAAATTATATATGCAACACCAAAATTGGATTATCCGTTTGATAGAGCTGGTAATTATCATTTTCCTGATTGTAATGAAATGCAATTTTATGAAAAAGTTGATGGTACAAATATTTTAGCATATCATTATAAATATCAAAATAATGATTTTCTAACATTTAAAACAAGATTAACACCAATTTTAAAAGATCAAAAATTCGGGATGTTTAAATCTATGTGGTTAGAATATCTAAATGAAAATAGATGGGTAGAAAAAGTTATACAAAGCAATTTACAATACAATCTATCATTCGAAATGTTTGGATCAAGAAATCCAATTACAATAATGTATGATATTCCTCTTGAGGTTAATCTATTGTTTGGGGTAAGAAGAAATGATTTTTCAATAAGACCGCCATCTGAATTAAAAATTTATGATGATACCAAAGTACCAAAAGTTTTTGGGATTAGATCTAAAAAAACTATATTAGAAGAATATAATATTCAAAGAAGTTTTATGTCAGTTCAGAATAAAGATTCTTTGACAATAGAAGGCATGGTTCAATATTGTCAGATTGGAAAACCAAGTTGGATTATGTTTAAATGCAAACCAGAAGAAATTGAAAAAATACATTGGTCAGCATCTGGATTTATTCCAGAAAAATCATTATTCAATACCGCACTTAACGTATTTGAAAGTAATGATGAACCAGAAATAAATGATTTTGTAGAACTACTTAAAGAAGAATATCCACAAGAATTAATTACAAGGTCATATCATAAAATTGAAAAAGTATGGTTTAATGCTAAAGAAAGAATTGAGTTTACAAAAATTGTAAATGAAGTTTGGATTTTAGCTAAACAAAATGGTTTAGATATTACCAAAGATAAAAGAGAAACAATGAGATTTGTTAGTAAACATTTTCCAAGAAATATTATGAATAAAGTTGGTTCAACTATTTTAAAATTAGCAGGATTAACTAAAATGAAAGGAAATGTATGAATACATTACAATCAGAACTTCAAAGAATTGGTTTAGTTAAAAAGAAAGAAGTTAAAGAAATAAAAGAAGATAAACCATATGTATATCACCAGATAATTGAAAATATTTATCAATCAGATATTCATCAACTATCCAAAATTATTAAAAAGGAAATCAAAGAAAAATATGGCTTATTTCGTCCAAATGAGAAAGATGGGAAATGTGAAACAATTTATGAAAGGAGTTATAAAATGAGTCATGAAAGAGTTTTGTTTTTTAGAAAAATTGTAGAATTGTTAATTCAGGAATCTTTAAAACCATCCCAGATTTATTCTAGAGTTCTTCATTATGAATGTGGTGCTCCAAACAAAATGTCATTAATTAGAATGTTTCTAGCAAAAATAAAAAAGATGTTTCCAGAATATGTTGTTAATAAAAACCAGTATTATAAGATTAATGGAATTGATGTTAATAGTTTTATGGATAAATATATGGAAGAAAAATTAAATAAGAAACCAAAAAATAATAAAGTTCAAAAGTCGGAATCCATTTTTGATTTTTTAAAAAATCATACTGTGGAATTAACAATTCAAATTTCATTTAAATAATATTTTAAAAATGAGAACAATTGTTCTCATTTTTTTGTTTGATTTTTTTAATTTTTCAATGAACAAAAACTAAAAGAAAGGAAAGATTATAATAATGACTCATATGAGTTTTCCTATTTGTTCATCTTGCGGATTGTCACATCCGCCAATTCCGCAAGGTACAAAATGTCCAATGGCAAAAGAAAAATCACCATCTGGAGAAGAAATCAAATATGAAAGTTTTTTCACATCTTTGAAGAGTATATTAACCAGTCAAATACAAACTAAAAATATTAAGGATACTAATAAATTTTTAGGTAACATAATAGTGAGTATTACTAAATTTGCTGAAGATTATAAGGAATAATAAATCATGGCAAACCAAAAAGAAAAAATTAAGAAAAAATTAGAAGAATATGGAATTGAAATTTTTAAAGAATTTAAAGCAGATGATGAAAACATTATAATGGCAGAAGATATGACAATTGCATGTAAAAAAGATGAGGTTTTTATAAATTTTCATGTTTCTACAAAACCATCAAAATCTGCTAGATTGATATTAGTTTTAAAAGAGATTAAAGAATTGAAAAAATTATATATTGGTGAGGATTTTACATTTGATAAAGATGGAAATTTTATAGATGGAGAAGTTGCTCATAAATACCATGATGATTCTAGGAAGAGTTCTACAATTTCTGAATTTATGCAAGAGCACGCTCAAATTTATTTTTTAAATAATTCTAAATCGTATCATTGTTAATTTCTTATCCAATCCTCTATAAAAATAAGTTATAAAGGATTAGAGAATCTATAAAGTTGAAGTTTAAAAAAAGAGCATTTTGAAAATGGAAAATGATGAAAAACATTTATGTGAATATGGATGTGGAAAAGAAGCAATACACCAGTTTAAAAATGGTAAATGGTGTTGCCAAAATGATTACAGAAAATGTTCAAATTTTATATTACAAAGATTAGAAAAATTAAAAGGAAAGAGAAGGAAGAAATATAGATACATAACCCAACCAATATTTTATGAAAATTCTATTAATTTTTGTAGTTATGGATGTGGATTGATTGGTAAATTTTATTTTACATATGTTAAAAAATGGTGTTGTTCTAAAAGATCAGAATCTTGTCCAGAAAATAAAAACAAAAATAAACTTTCGCATATTGGTGTAAAAAATTCAAAAGCAACTAAAATAGAAACAACTGAATTGTGTAGTTATGGATGTGGACAAAAAGCAGAATATAAGTACAAGAATGGAAAATTTTGTTGTCAAAATAGTGTTAAAAAATGTCCAAAATTTATAAGACAATGTGCTGATAAAAAAATAGGAAAGTCAATACACACTAAAGAATCTAAAAATAAATTAAGAAAAATAATGTTAGAAAATGGAAACAAAATAAGAAAGTTAATAAAAAAATGCTCAAAAGAAGAAATTAAACTAAGAAAAATAATTATGGATTTACATCCAGAGTCAGTTCATACTTTTAAAGTTTTAAAGAATAAAAATTATGAAGTAGATATTGCAATACCAGAATATAAAATTGCAGTGGAATTTGATGGTTATTACCACTTTGATACAGAAGATCATAAAAAATATCATAATCAGAGGCAAAAAGAAATAGAAAGTGAAGGCTGGAAATTTTTAAGATATAACATTTATCAGCCATTTCCATCTAAAGAAATAGTTCAAAACGATTTGTTTAAAATAATTCAATTGAGAAAGGACAAAAATGGAGATAATTAATTCTCTTTGGGTTGAAAGATACCGACCAAAAAAATTAGAAGATTTGGTTTTACCGGATAATTATAGAAATGATTTTAAAGCTTGTATTCAAAGGCAAGAAGTGGGCAATTTACTTTTATCAGGAAGTGCTGGTTCTGGAAAAACTGCTTTAACAAGAATAATTTGTTCAAAGGAAGGAATAATTCAAAATCGAGAAGACAATGTTTTAGAACTAAATGGATCTGCAAAAGAAAGTAGAGGAATTAGTTTTGTGCAAGATGTTATTGAACCATATTTAAAAATCCCTGTTGCTAGACCAGACTCTTATAAAATTGTTTTCATTGATGAGGCTGATTTTCTTACAGATGCAGCATTTTCATCAATGCGAAATATAATGGAGAAATATTCATCTCATGCAAGATTTATTTTAACATGTAATTATATTTCAAAAATTCCTGATGCTATTCAATCTAGATGTCAACATTACATCTTTAAACAGATGCCAGTCGAGTTTGTTAATAATTATTGCAAAAATATTTTATTGTCTGAAAAAATAACTTTTGAAGAAAAAGACGTAAAATTTATTATTGATAATCTTTATCCAGATATTAGAAGAATTGTAAATACTTTGCAAAGAAGTTCATTATCTGGAAAATTAATTACAGATAGAAGTATCTCATTATCATCAGAAAAAGTTATTATTAGTAATATTGTAGAAATAATAAATGTTATTCAAATCGGGGAAGATTATAAAATAAGTAAAATTATAAATAATCTTATTAAAATAGTAGGAGATCTCGATTTAGATTTTAGAGCTATTTATTCTGATTTATTTTTTAGAAATGAAGTTCCGGTGCCAGCAAAAATTATCATCAATAAATATAGTAATAGTCATGCAGATTGTTTACTGCCAAATCAACATTTTCTGGCAGCCACCTTTGAAATTATTCAAGTTTTACAAAAATATAAACAATTAGTGGAAAAAAAATAATGCTTTGTGTATATGGATGCGGATATTCCTGCCCGCTGCTGAGAAGCGACGAAGACGGCGAATACTGCCGTAATGGGCTGGAGCTGCCAGCCGACAACAACGGCGCCAAGGTAATAAAATGCAGACCTGGGCCAGGGTGCCCACGATGGGAGGTAGAGCCATGCAGGAAATCAAGTTCTGGTGTTATTTCGTACTGGCGAGAGTGCGCGGAATCGGAAGGGCATACAACGCTATGCCAAAAGGAGAGGCGGTGAGCACTGGTATCCACAAGATTGTCGAGGTGAGGACGATGTTTTTTCGGCATGGTTGGATTCCGTATTGTCTGACTGGCCGGGGCGGTTCGTTCTTGTGCAGATAACGAAAAGCTCACCGGGAGCGAGTGCAACGAGCGATCAGGTGCAGCGCCCTTGTTGGGCGCTTTTATGGAGGGATTATGAAAACTTGTAACGCACCATACTATTGCAATTTTAAATCTCAATGTGGAACTTCCATTTGTTGTTCTTATGCTGATTATTGCGATTACCAATGCCCAAGAGATTCAAGGGGGCAAAATAACGCAGAACCATATTGCTATTGTGGAGGCATGGCCAACACTATCGGAAGATGCTCGGTGTGCGGCTTGCGTAAATATTAATGCCCAACGTAGAATTCAGCGGGAGGCGCAGCCGATCCGCTGGAATGACGGGTTATCTTATTTTTGGAGGTATAAATATATGGATGAATTTTTGGTCTGTAGAATATGTGGGAATGACAGATTCCACATTACGCATAATTTAGATAGATTTATTTGCCAGAATTGCCATACTGCTCATCGTGTTACAATGGCTGTATCTGTTGTTCATGATAGCACGCCATGTCAAGTAATAGGGAATAGAGAAAACCCTATTGATATGGAATATTAGAGATAACGCAGAAATCAGCCGGAGCGCAGCGATCGGCTGGATTGACTGGTTATCTGATTTTTTGGAGGTGAAATGGACGACACAATAAAAAGTATTATTGAAAAATACACAGGTGGGATCATTGATGACATCCCCGATAGATTTGTTGACGGTCAAAGACTAGAAATAAGGCAGTTGATAAGGTTTATTCAAAATTCAACCATTATTGAAAATAACTGCGAAATACACACCAACTTCAACGGTGAATTATGCCCCGTGTGCCTAATGAATGAATTGCGACAAACGCAAGCACGACTTTTACATGCTGATAAAGAAATAGATCGGCTGAAAAAGCTGGCAGAATCTTTTAAGGAACAAACGCGCAAGGCCTTAGCTGAGCAATATAAATTGTCTGTGCGAATTACTGAATTTGAGAATGAACGTAAAGCGAAGGTAATATAGACAGATAACGCTAAAATCACCCGGAGCGCAGCGATCGGGTGGATTTGCATTGTTAGCTGATTTTGGTGATCCATGAAAACGATGCTTGGCAGAGAATATTTTGAGCTGTGGGAATGTGGATTGTGCGGGACGCGGCATGATGAGCGCGGAAAGCATAACTTCACCCTGGCCGTTGAAATTCCTCCGATGGAGGACGACGGATGCGGAAAAGAAGCAACACATCAATTAAAGAATGGGAAGTGGTGTTGACAAATATCTAGGAAAATGGGAAATATTTGAAAATTGTGATATTTGCAATGGATCTGGTTTAATTGATTGGATTAAAAATGGGATATATGATGGGTGATTAAAATGATTGGTATTTATCAGGATTCATTTTTACAATATTTAAAAGATTTTCTTGGGGAATCTATTAAAGTTACTAGTAAGAATCTTATTGCACCATGTCCATTTTGTGGGGAACATAAAAAGAAAAAAAGTCATTATCATTTATATATATCAATTGAAGCGCCAATGTTCCATTGTTTTGCTGGGGATTGTAATACATCTGGCTCATTATCAAAATTATTAAATAAACTTGAAGGTAGAGATATATCTGAAAAGTTTATCGTCAAGGAAAAAATAAAAGAAATTCAGAAACATGATATTAAGTTTAGTAAACCTATTGAAAAACAAAAATTATTTATTCCAGAAATAAATGAAGATATGTTTAAATTAAAAACTTTATATTTAAAAGGGAGATTAAAATATTCAATTCAAAATTTAAAGAATATTAAAGGTTTAATTTTTGATTCTGATAAATTTATAGAAGCTAATAAAATTAAAATTGACGATAAGTTAAAAAGAATTCAAAGCTATTTACAAACAAATTTTATTGGTTTTTTAACAGAAAATGAATCTTTAATAATGTTTAGAAATATTGATGATACTTCAGATTTTAGATTTTTTAAATTGTATATTAATCAAACTAGATTTTTAGATTATTATAAATTATTGGGTGGTAATTTTAATTCTAATCATGTAATAATTGGAGAAGGAATTTTTGATATATTTGGTGAACAAATATTTGATTATACTAATTTACGAAAAGATGTTAAATTATATGCTGCAGGATTATCTACATCATATGAGAGTTTAATTAAGAGCTTAGCTTTTAACGAAGGAATTTATAGAATGAATGTTTCTATCTTATCTGATAGAGGAATAGATCTAAACGATTACAAAAAGATTAAGAGAAAAAATTCTCATATTATTGATCAAATGAATATTTATTATAATAAATTGGGAAAAGATTTTGGTGGATCATCTGTATCTGCTGAAAAATTTATATTGTAAAAAGATTGGAGAATTAAAAATTGAATATATCACCTAAAGAAAGATTAAAACAAATTTTTGAAGATACTATTGATTCAGGCGGTTTGTATGATGGAAATCTTAATGAAATGGATTTTTATGCTTTATTATGTAAATCAACCGCTAACAATCAATTATATAGATTACTAGGTTGTAACCTATCAATGTTCAATTATAAATATGAAAATGAAGATTCTGTTTTAATAATTTTTACAATACCAATGTCTGTGAATATGGACAATATTTCAGTTCAAGAAAATAAACATATTTCAGAAAAGATTATGGATGTTTTACAGTTAGTAGAAGATTGTTTTATAACAGTTGATTTCATGGATCTAAAAACAGTCAAAGAAGATAAGTTTACTTATATGACGATTGTTAAAAAAATTAAAGAGGATTAAATGGAAAAATGTTTTTTTTGTAATAAAATTATAATACCATTAGAATTGATAACAACTGAAGAAATAAAAAGATTTTTTAATATTAATAATATTGAATTTACATTAAATTATACAAAATCAAAATTTAAAATTGGAAATAAAAATATATGTTTATCATGTGAAGAAGATTTTAGAAGAATTACTATGTATGAAGAAGAATGTCAATGTGAAGATTGTAAAAAACAAAGAGAATTTAAAGAAAGGTTTGGTTAAAAAATATGGAAAATCAGGTTAATCTAGATTCAGCGAAGTATGAAGAGTTTTTAAGGGTTCTACTAATTTTAAAAGATATTTGTAATGATGTTGATATAAGAGAAGGATTTATTAGGCAAAGAACAAATGATTGCGCAACAGTATTTGAAGTTGATTTAACATCAATTATTTCAAATATGAATTTACCAATTAGTGAATTAAAAAATAAATTAGATATTTTCAAATGTTTTTCTGGGGAAGAAGTTTCTATTTCAACCACAGATGATTGTTTTATAATAGCAGATCAATATTCAATGTTAAAAATTAAAAATCCTATTCTTGAGTTTATGGATAACAAATTTATTAATCAAGACGAATTATCAAGAGTTGTAATAACAAACCAAGAAGATCTTATACTCTCAACACAAATTTCAAAAAGAATTTCTGATCGAATGAGAATTATAGCTTCTAGTTTTCATATTAATAGTATTCAGGCAATATTTGAGGGGGAAACTGCTAATATTTCTTGTTCAACACAATCGAAAGATAATTTTGCTAAATTTCTAAATGATATAATAACAAATAAAGAATTAAATCATTCTGCAAATCTTGTAATTACCCCATTTGTTATTGATCATGATGGAGATATTACATTTGAAATGTTTGATTCTGGAAACAATGTTGTAATTAATTCTTTTTCAACAACTGTTGGAAGTATTAATCTAAATCTTTATACTAGAGCAAGCATGATAGAAAATGAATAATAATAAGATTATGATAATTGGTTTAGTTGGTAAATTACAATCTGGTAAAACTACTTCAGTAAATTTTTTAAAAGAAAAATATCCAAATATAATAAAATTATCATTTGCGGATTTATTAAAACAAATGATTTTGAATGCTGGGATTTGTACAAAAGAAGAATTATGGGAAAAGAAAACAGATTTTTCCAGAATGATGATGCAAAAAATAGGAACAGAAATTATTAGAAAACAAGTATCAGAAAATTTTTGGGTTGATGCAATGATCAAAAAAATTTCTGATATTCAAACAACTTATAAAAATTCTATTATTGTAATTGATGATGTCAGGTTTAAAAATGAAGCAGCATTAGTTAAATTTTTTCATGGTTATTTAATAAGAATTGATCGTTCGAAATTTAAACAAAACAATGAAGAAAATAAACACATATCTGAAATAGAACAAGATGAAATTGTAACTGATTATACTGTACTAAATGATAAAACATTAGAAGATCTAAAAAAAAATATTATAGATATTATAGAAATGATCGGAATTTAAAATGGCAAATCCAAACATTCTTAGTTATTATCCCAATTATTCAATATTAGATGAGGTTCTTACATTTGGAAATTATAATACTTTAAATTTATATATTGATGTAAAAAATAATCTTCAATCATTATACATGCAACATTGTATTATAGATATTGTGGAAAATACATTATTATCTGGAAGAAAAGATTCTTCAATTTTTGAAAGTGTATTACATTTTATTTCATTTCATAAAATATATGCAGCAAGCAGAAATATTAAAATTAATTTTTTTCTATTTTTAGAAACAGGAAAATCTAATTATCATTTAAATATTTCTAAAAAATATAAAATTTCTAGAAGAATTGATGACTTATATGGACTAGATAAAGAAAAAAGAGATTTATTTTTTGATATAGTTCAAAAAAATTTTATGATTTTAGAAAAAGCTTGTAATAAAATGCCAAATATAAAAGTTATAAGATTACCAAATTTAGAGGCGGATTTTGTTCCGTATTATTTAATCACGAGGGATTTAGTAGATACATCAGAAAATATAGGTCATATTATATATTCAAATGATCATGACTTATTACAATGTTTAAGAGATGATGTATATGTTTTTGTTAAAGTTCCAAAAGTTAAGAAAATAGTAAAAAAAGGGCAAGCTTTAAAATCATATTTGAAATTTGAAAAACAATATCCTGATGAGTATCTTTCATTAGTAATGTCTGTTATTGGAGATCATGGTGATGATGTTAATGGAATAAAAGGAATTGGTGGAAAAACAATAGAAAAAATATTAGATGAATTGATTGATTTAACTGGTGGAATGGAAAATCTGTATGATAATGTAAAAAAAGGAAAATCAATATTTAATACAGATTTTCAAAAGAATCCGAACAAATATATAAAGACAATCATAGAAAAAGAAGAAAAGGATAAATTAATTTCTAATAATTTGAAGTTAGTTTCTTTTGAAATTTTAAGTAGATATTTAGATGATCCTAATACTACTGAAATATTAGATAAAAGAAAAATTATAGAAAGTGTGATGAAAGATGATCAAATTGTTGAAAAAGATGTTATGAAAGGAGCATTAGAAAAAAGTAGAGTTTATCTAACAGAAGGAATTCTTGATAATATCTACCACAATGGAGGAAGTTAAATGTTAAATGCAACAAGAGTTTTAGATTATATTAAAACTAATATTGGTTTTCCGTGGCAGTTTATTGAATTAACAGATGAAGAAATTTTACATTATGTTAAAGAATATACTATAAGAACATTTGGTCATTATTTTCCAGATATAAATACAATTGGATTAAATGTTCAAACTGCAACAAGAGTTCCAAATAAAGCCAATGAGTATTATCTTATAGATCCAGAAGGAAGAGAAATTCTTGGTGTTAAACATGTATATCCTTCAGCAGGAAATTATTATTTATTTGGTCATCCACCACTTGGTCCTATGAGTCTTGGCGAATTAGAAAATTGGGCATATAATACAGAAATTGCTGGTTGGGTGAAATCATTTTCATCATTCAATTATACCTATACATTTAAATCCCCAAATATTTTGATAATTAGACCAACACCTAATTCAGAAACATGGATGGCAGTAGAATATGAAAGAGAGCATGCAGAAGATTTTTCAACAATTCAGAATGAATTACAAATGTATTTTTTAGAACTATCGTTGGCTGATATTATGTTAATGGTTGGGCGAATTAGAAAAAAATATGGTTCTGGTGGTCTGAAAAGCCCTTTTGGTGATATACACTTGTCAGATGAAATCTATGATGAAGGTAAAGAAAAAAGAGCAGAAGTTATTGAAAAATTACATAGTGGTGCACTTACTAATATTGTTATTTCATTTGGATAATTTTTACTAGAACCAAAATAGGAAAGGAATTGAATTTTGAATTTAAAAAATGAAAAATTTTTTATGGGAATTGATCCAAGTTTTAGTGGAACTGGTATTGTAATTATTAATAATGAATTTAAAATTTTTGAAGAAAAATTAATAACTACAAAAAAGATGGATGATATATATGATGTTGAAAGAAGGATGTTAGCTATTATAGATCAATTTGAGTTTATTCATCAATATAAAAACCATTTAAATTTAACATTAATTGAAGGAATTAGTTTTGGGTCTAAAGGCGGGGGGTCTGATCAATTAGCGGCTCTTAATTATTTTATTAGAATTTTTTTATTTCGAAATGGTATAATTTACTTTTCTATCCCTCCTACTAGTTTGAAAAAATTTGTAACAGGAACAGGCCAATGTAAAAAAAATTTAATGTTAAAAGAAGTATATAAAAAATGGAATGTTGATTTTTCAGATGATAACTTGTGTGATGCATATTCGTTAGCAAGAATGGCGCAATTTAATTATATTAAAGGTTTTAGTAGTTAAGGTGATAATTTTGAATGAAGAAAATAAAAAATAAGATTTGTAATGCATTATGAGAGGAAGCAAAAGAAGGAAATCATCATTGGTTATATTTTGGTAATTAAATATGATAAATTATATCACTGATTTTTTAACAACCTATTTAATTTTTTTGTCTTTTTTAACATATCCATTTTTAGTTAAAAATAAACAAAAAGAAGATTGGGATGAAATATACGAAAAAAGATGTAGTGGTAATAAAAAATAGATAGACAGTAAATAGTCAAAAAGAAAGGAAGATAAAAATGATTTTAAAAGTTAGAACCAACTATGATCCAGAAGTGTGGTGTTTTTTTGAAGGATTTAATCAGGTAAGTAAACAAATACATTATGTTAATGATAAAGATGTGGTTGCTGTAAGAATTGATGTTTATGATTATACCCACCAGGAAGAAAATATTAATTCAAAAAATCAATCCATCGATGAAGGGTTTTTAGAAATATGGATATATGGAAAAACTCCAGAAGATACAAAACAAATTCTTTGTTATCGACCAGCATATTTGCTAAATGATGAAGGAAAAACAATAGAAAGATTTTAATAAAAAACTTATATTTTTGCAGGATAGGGAAAATTTAGAATAAATTAAACTATATTTGGAGGATAAAAAAATGACAAAATTAGTAAATGAATATTTGGATTATTTAAATGAATTTATTATAATTCCAGATAAAACCTATACGGCATCAGCTGCAAGAATTAGAGAATTAGCTGCTCCATGGTTTGCAAAATGTAATTCATTATTGAATCAAAAAGCAAAACAACAATGTTTATATTATACTGGTTTAAAAGTTCAGAAAATGCTTTCTGATGAATCTAAGAAATGTAGTCATTCTAAAAATCCGTCAAAATGCAAACAAATGTTTGATAGAGAAATAAATGCTGGAAATCAATCATTAGAAAAATTAAAAAATAAATTAAAATCAATGTAGAAACCGGAGATAAAATGGCTGAATTTATCTTAGTAGAACATGATGCAATTAGAAGAAAAAAACATTGGGATTTGAGATTTGAAATTCCAAATTCAAAAAATTGGGCAAGTTTTTCGATGAATGAATTCCCTCCATTGAACCCAAAAAAAAGATTATATATTCCAAGAAGTAATGATCATAGTCGAGAAGCAGCACTATATATTGGTAAAATTCCAGAAGGGGAATATGGTGCAGGAATTTTGAAAAAAGCTGATGAAGGAAAATGTGATGTTCTCAAATATAAAAATTCTCATATAGTAGTAAATTTTAAAGGAAAGAAATTAAAAGGGATATATCATTTAGTTAATGTTGGCGTATTTGGTAAACGAAGACAATATAATAAAAAAGTATATGCATTTTTTAAAGGAAAAATAGAAAAACCATAAAAATGAAAGGAAAAGAATATGCTAGAAAAAAAGAATTGATATGTGGAACATTAGAAGAAATAAAAGAATTTTTTCAAGAAACCATTGGTTGGAAACTTAAAGGTATATCACAAATAGATTCGACTGATGCAGAATATCAATATGTATTGAACGATGGTGAAACAATAGAAAAGCAATTAGATGAGATTTCTCATAAAAATCCTCCTGTTGGGATGATCACTTATTTTAAAGCATTGGTTGATAATACACAAAATAAAGGACAAGTTAGTTTGACTGTAGAAGCACAATATGTTTTTATTCGTCCAGCCATTAATATTTTTTGATTGAAAATAATAAAAGTTTAGATATCTTTTTATTATAAAAAAAGAAAGGATAATAATATTATGTTTCAAATAATTGATCCAAATAAAATAGATGATGGGAAAGAAAAATTTAGAATGCCGCAAAAATATTCTGCATTTCAAATTATTTTTAAAACCTTTGATGAAATAAATATTCCAAAAAAAGAAAAACCAAATAGACCAACTTATCAACCATTGTATGTAGATCGAAATAAATCAAAAATAAAATTATTCTTAGAAAGAATAAAAATTAGTTTTAATGTTTTCATTGGAAAATATGATGTGATTGATTGGTACTGGCCAAAATTATAAATCATGGAAGATATAATGAGAAAGCAACTACTTTTTAGTGAAGAAATGATTTCGCGAAAAATTTATTATTTATCACAAAAAATTTCAAAAGATTATTATGATAGTGATTTAATTATATTATGTGTTTTAAAAGGATCATATATGTTTTTTTCGGAATTGGTTAAAAAAATAGAAATTAAAAAAGAACCAAAAATTGATTTTATCCAGTTATCCAGTTATAATGGTATAGAAAGCACAGGACAAATTAAAATTAAAAAAGATATAGATATAGATGTAACAAATAAAGATATATTAATAATAGAAGATATAGTGGATACTGGTTTAACAATGAAATATTTATTTGATCATCTGAATAAAAAAAATTGTAAATCAATTAAAGTTTGTTCCCTCCTTCAAAAACCATCAAAAATGAAATCAGATGTATATGTAGATTATCCAGGTTTTATAATAGATGATGATTTTGTTGTTGGTTTTGGTCTAGATTATAATGAAGATTACAGAACCCTCCCAGAAATTTTCAAGTTATTTCCTGAACACCTAGTAATTTAAAAATCATAAATTTGGAATCAATCTTGTATGTTTTACGTTGGTTTCCGGTCATTTTAGAAACTATTTTTATTTTTTTGAACAAATTATTGATAAAATCACATAAATAAATATATGGAGGAAAATTTTGTTATGTCAAATAAGAAGGTAGTACTATCGAAAAATGCAGAAATAGTGGCTAAAGCTAGATATTTTAATGAAGGAGAAGATTGGCAAGCATGTTCTAGACGAGTGGCGGAAGCCGTTGCTTCAGTTGAAAAAGATAAATCTGGCTATACTGAAAAGTTTGGGGAAATGATTTATAAAATGGATTTTATTCCAGCAGGAAGAATTTTAAGAAATGCTGGGGCAAGATCAAACGCCAGTTTATTAAATTGCTATGTTTTACCAATAGATGATAGTATAGAGGCAATAGGAAATCTAATTTCAGAGAGTTTACAATTATGGTCTCAAGGCGGCGGTGTCGGTTGCAACTTTTCTCCATTAAGACCAAAAGGAGATGAAATTTTAGGAAAAGGTGGAAAGTCATCTGGAATGGTTTCTTTTATAAAAGCAACTGATCATGTTTCAGAAACGATAGAATCTGGGGGCCAAAGAAGAGCAGCTGCATTGGCATGTTGTGATATTTCTCATCCAGAAGTTATTGATTTTATTAATGCTAAGCTTGTTGACGGCGAAATTTCTCATTTCAATATTTCTGTTTTAATTAATGAAGAGTTTATTAGAGCAGTGGAAACTGATAAAATTTGGACATTTAAATTTAAACAAAAAGAATATGGTAAAGTGAATGCTAGAGAATTATGGAATCTTATTATAAAAAATATGATTGATAAAGCCGAACCAGGGTTATTAAATTCCACAAATTTATATAAAAATAATTCTTGGTATTATGATCCAGTGGTTTCAACAAATCCTTGCGGGGAAGCAGTTTTGGAGAACTATGGCAGTTGTTGTCTAGGATCATTGGTTCTTCCAAATTTTATAACAGGAAATGTAAATACAAATTGGAAAAAATTAGAAAATACTATTAAATTAGCAATTAGGTTTTTAGATAATGTTATTGATGTAAACAAATATTCTTTAAAAAATATTGAAATGAAAGCACAAAATTCAAGAAGAATTGGAATGGGTATTTTAGGATTGGCAGAATATTTATTTGCAAAACAATTAAGATATGGTTCAGAGGAAGCATTAGAAGAAATTGAAAAATTAATGAGATTTATAAGGGATACTGCGTACCAAGCTTCAGTTGAACTTTCAGTTGAGAAAGGATCATTTCCAAAATTTGATCCAAATCAATATGGTAATTCCTGGTTTGTTAGAAAACTTCCAGCACAATTAAGAATGGATATTAAGACAAAAGGTATAAGAAATGTAACTCTTTTATCCATGGCACCCACTGGAACAATAGCATTAATTTCAGGATTTACAGGAGGAATAGAACCATTAATTTTTAAAGCATATAAAAGAAAAGATAGAGTTAGTGAAAGAATATATATTCATCCAAAATATAGAGAATTAGTGTTAACAGGGGAACCAATTCCTAGATGGTTCGTTTGTTCCGGAGATTTAGAACCAAAAGATCATCTAGAGACACAAGCAGTTATTCAAAAATATACAGATGGTGCTTGTAGTAAAACAATTGTTATGCCAAAAGGAACAACACAAGAACAACTAAATAATTTATTATTAGAATACATTAGAGATTTAAAAGGAGTAACAGTATATGTTGACGGGTCTAGACAAGGACAAGTTTACAATAGTTTAACAGAGGAAGAAGTTTTTGATATAATTGCAAAAGAAACTATTGGAATAAGTAATGATGTAGATATAGATGATGTAGAATGTAATTGCCAAAAATCAAAAGATGAAAATAATAATGAATTAGAAGAATGTGAAATCCCTATTGGGGAGAAGGAGAATTAAATGTTAGTCTTAAAACCATATGAAATATGTCCATATGCAAATACTTGTCCATATAACACCAATTCAACAATTTTAAATTTTGGTTGTAATGGGGCTGATACATCTAGAAATGTTGAATTTTCATGTGATTTAATCAATAATGATAGAACATTTATCGAAGGTAAATTTAGATCATTAACTGATAAGACAGGTAAAATGAAAATCATTTTGGGATAAGGAGAGAAATAATGCTACAAACACCAGATGAGATATATGATGATTTAATAAAAGAATTTATGTCTCAAAGAAATGCAATCAAGGAAATGATTAATGATTTAGAACAAATCAAATCTAAAATTGATACTTTGTTTCCTCAGCAATTAGATAAGAGATATATGAGATTTTTTGAGGAAAAAATAAAATCTGTAACTGAATTATTTAAAGTTATATTAGATATGAGAAAAGAGATTATTAAAAATACAAAAGATGAATTTGAATTACGTAGAAAAATAAATTCTTTAGATGATCCTTCTGATATAGATGGAATTTTTGATATTAAAAAAATTGCTGAGAGAGTTGAGATGTTAAGAAAAGAAAAGAAAAAGTTGGAACAAAATAATAAAACTTCTGTATTAACAGAAGTTAAAACTATTGAGAATATGGAGATTAAAAAATGAATGATGATACATTGATTGATGATCAGGAAATAGATGAAAATGTTTCTTCTAAAGAAGAAGTAATTTTTGCAGAAGTAAAACAAGAAGATTTAGATTCCAGTTTAAATTCAATTAAAGTAGATTTATCAGAAGAAGATAAACAAAAATATAATGCAATAGTTCCAGACCCACCTATTAAACGCAAACCAGGAAGACAACCAAAAGCAAAAGTTGATATTCCTACACCTAATGAAGTAAATCTTGAAATGACAGATGAAGAAATTGAGAAATCAATGGATCAAAAAACACAAGATTTATATATGGAATTTAATAGTTTTCTTGAAGATAAAACAGAAATAAAATCTGATAGTGGAATCAAAGATACTATTCCAACAGGAATTGATTTACTAGATACTATTTTAGGCGGAGGATTTGCGATTGGTAGTATGGGAGTCATCACAGGAAATCCAGGGTCGGGGAAATCAATGATCGCAATTCAATCAATGGGTGCTGCTCAGAAAAAATATAATGGTAATATTTTAGTTTCAATGTTGGATTCAGAAGAAGCAACAACAACTATAAGAATGTCAAATTTAGGTGTTAAAAATCCAAAGATTAAACCTTATAATGATATTACTGTTGAGAAGGTTTTTAAATTTTTGGAAGGAATGTGTTTATATAAAGAGATGAAAGGCATAATTGATACTCCATCAGTAATAGTTTGGGATTCTGTTGCTAATACATTAAGTCAAAGGGAAAGAGAAGTTGAGGATATTAATTCAGTAATTGGGTATAAGGGAAGATTATTATCATTATTAATCCCAAAATATGTATCTAAACTTTCAATGTATAATATTTGTTTAATAGCAATTAATCAATTGAGAGACGTAATTCAAATAGGGCCGTTTGTTCCAGCAAAAGAATTAAAATTTATGAGTCAAGGGAAAACAATGCCTGGGGGAAATAGTTTTAAATTTAATGCATTTCATTTAATAGAGATGAAGACAAAGGAAACTGTCACTAGAGATAAGTTTGGGTATGATGGATATTTTGCTGAAGTATTTTGTGTTAAAAATAAATTGTTTCCTCCTAATATCAAAATTAATTTGGCTGGAAATTTTACAACCGGTTTTTCTAATTTTTGGACAAATTTTAGATTTTTGGCAGATAATAAAAGAATTATAACAGGGGCCTGGAATTATATAGCCGATTTACCACAAGTTAAATGTAGAACCAAAGACATGCAAGATACATATAATACTAATCCAACATTCAAAGAAGCTTTTGATAAAGCGGTTAAAGAAACACTAGAAACTGAAATCATTGAAAAATTCAATCCTATTCTATAAGAAACAATCTAGACTATCTAACTTCTTTAAAGATCAAGAACAAAAACAAAATATAGAATGAAACGCCGAATTTTGAAACACAAAGAGGAGAATTAAAAATGGGAAGTATTACAGAATCTATTAAAGAATTATTAGAATATTTAATTAAAAGAATAGTTGATAAACCAGTTGAAATAGAAATCAATGTTACATCAACTACAAAATCAATTATTGTTCAAATTAAATCTGCTAAAGATGATATTGGAAAAATCATTGGAAGAACTGGAAGAACAATAAATGCATTAAAGATTATTACCACAGTTGTGAAAAATACACAATTTTTAGGTGATAAGAAAGATGTTTTTATTGAAATTATAGAGGATGAAAAATCTAGTTTTTATAACAAGAAAAAATCAGAATCATAAAATTTTTTAAACAACTCAGGAGGACTTTAAAAACATGAAACTAAAAAAAGAATCAAAAATTAGGGTGTTAGAGAACTTCTATTCTCTAGATTATGTATTATTTGGAAAACCAGTTAGTAAGGTTGATATATGCTGCCCAGTTTTCGTTGAGGAATATCTTTCTATTAAAGGTGCTTTGATGTCGTTGGTTATTGAAATGTATAAATTAGTAAAACATAGTCCAGTAGCATTGACTGAAAAAGTTGAATCAAAGGATCTAATTAAAATGGCAAAGAATAGCGCTATTATTGCAAGAGAAAATTGTAAGAAATTGGTTACATCTAGAAAAGGTCGTGAAAATGTAAAACAAGATTTAAGGGAATCTCTTTCTAAAACAAAAAAGAAAGTTGATATTGATAAGTTAGTACAGGAAAAGATTAGAACCAAAGCTTATTCTCTTGCAGTTGATAATCTTTTAGTTGGAAGAGCAATTAGCGAATCAAAGAAATACAATAAGTTAAATACCTGGAACGGAAGGATTATTGAAGATGCATATAAAATTCTTCGTGATAATCTAGTGGAATCTGCTATCGGTATTATTGAAAATACCGCAGAAAGATAAAATATAGGAAAAAATAGTGAATGAATATGAAATTCTTTTATCTTATTTAGACAAACAAGATAAAGCAGGATTTAAGCGAAACAAACAAATAAAAAATTTTGAGAATATTCCACATAATGGATCATTAAAGTCTAGTCCTGAAATATCAAGCACTAAAAAAATAATTGAGGAGTGCCAAGAAGAAAATAATATCCCTATTGGCGCTCCTCAATTACCTACAATTTCTATTGGTTTTGATGTTGATAAGTTTGAAAATATGATGAGATCAAGATTAATAGATGATTATAAAAAATTACAAAGTTATGAACGACCATATATTTCAGTGACAGAATTATTTTATTGTTTAAGAAAATCATATTATAATAGATTAAAATATTCAACTGATTTAAAAAAGCAATTTAATTTTGCATACTTGGATTTAATTAATAGAGTTGGAAATACTATACATGATTACGTTCAGGAAATTTATAATTTTACTGAAATAGAAAAGACAATAGTTACTGATAAATATAGAGTCAAGGGAAGAGCTGATGCAATTTATGATACGTTTTTATATGAATTTAAAACAATGGATGAAAAAAAATTTACTGGAATTTATATAAAAGAACATTATTTTCAACCAATTATTTATTCATATATTTTAAATTCTGAATATAATTATAATATTCAAACGATAACACTGGTTTATTTTTTTAGAGACAATTTAAAAAGAAAACCATATTCAATAGATTTGCCAATAGATGATAAAATTGCTATTGGTTTTTTAGAACAAGCTATAATTTTACATAATTGTATATCATCAAAAGAGCCACCAGAACCATTTAATTCCAATAAAGAACAATGTAGATGGTGTCCATATGTTTCATATTGTGAAAAAGATAAATCAAAAATGAAAAAACCTTTTGAATTATCATTTTCAAATAATCATAAAAATATTAAAAAAGAAAAAGAAATTAATTTATTTTCAGATGATGAATTAAATGAACAATCTGAAAAGAAAGAAGCTGTTTTCTTATTGTAATTTTTGGAGGAATTAATATGATAGTTGTTTATCCTATGTTAACAGATGAAAGTATTTCTCAAAATGCTATTCCTGGTATTTGTAAAGCTTTAGAAAAATTTGTACTACTTTATGAAATAGATGCAATTACAAAGATGGCAGGAAGGAAAGTTATTAAAATTGGTGGCGAGGTTGCAGGGGCTTTAGCAAAAGGATCAATTGCCGGAAAGATTAAGGAAGATACTAATTTATTAGAAGCGAGACCTCCATCAGGATATATTCCACCAGTTAAAAGTAAAGAAGAACAAGAACAATTTTTAAGAATGCATGGATCAGAAGGAGAAGGTGGGGTAAGTGCAACTATAAAAGGGGCTTTTGAAATAATTAAGGGTATTAGACAAATGGGAACTGTGAATGTAGATATGCCAAAGGATCAGTTTATATCTGTTGAACCAACATATCTTCTGGTTACTACGTCTACTGGTACCGAAACTATTGGTATTAAGGTAATTCCTTTTCCAGTTAAATCTAAAAATAAATATACGTTAGCAGAATTACTTGCTGCTGACAAATCTTTAGATTTCTTTGATGCTTTATTTTTTAGAATATATAGAAAAGTAATTAGATTATTCTGGGTGGCATGTAGAGGTTTAAGAATTCCATTTTTAAAAAGGAGAGTACTTAGTGGTGACCCAGTAAAGGATGTTTTATGGGCATCAACATTTCATAAACGATATGTATTTTGTTTATTAAATTATGCTGATATTTCTGATAGTGATCTATTAAGAAATGCTGGGGGGATGAAGAAGTTACATGACGTAGGATGGAATTCTTTAATTTTTGCGGATGATGTTAATAAAAGAGCAATTTTTTGTATGAAAGAATTTCATGGTCTTTGTTCATCTGTTCCATATCAATTCATATATTCTAGTTTAGGTCAATCAAAAGTCTACGATAATTTGGAAGATGTTAAAAAATCTGCAAGCCCATTTTTTAAATTATCTGTAAGCGCAAAAAGAGTGTATGGAGAATCTAAAAATATAATAAATAATTATTTAAAAAGGATATCTTAAAAATGGAAGAGGAAATTAAAAGTAATATTGAAAGATTAGAATTGTATAGTGATAATTATCCATTTAATTTATCATTAAGAATTCAAACATTTGAAGGGGAAACAGATTATAATAAATTTATTAAAAATTGTGAAAAATTAGTAAGAGGATGTTTGGAATATAAATTATGGAGAAATTATATAACTGATGTTTTACAAATCCAAACATGTGCTATTACAGAAGAGAGAATGGATCAAACTAATATTGATATTCATCATCATCCAGTTAGTTTATTTACAATAGTTAAATCTTTGGTAAATGAAAAATTAGAAAAAGAAGAACCATTTTGTAGTTTTGATATTTCCATAAAAGCAATAGAATTACATTTTAGCAATTATATTGGTTTTATTCCTCTTCTTAGTGATTTACATGAAAAATACCATAATGGATTTTTAAATTTGCCAAGAAATATGATTAAAGGTAACTATAATGCTTATCTAGAAGAATACTCTAAATATTTAGATGAAGAAGAATTAGAAAATATTCAAAATAAATTATCAATAACAGAACATAATTGTAATTGGTCAGTTGATAATTATCCAGGTTTTAAAGAGGCTTTTAAATAAATGTCAATAACAATTAATAATGAATCAAGACAAAGGATGAGAATGCCATTTGATATTGATTTTATGGCAAATCGATATCAAACTAAAAATGGGATATATACGTTTACATCACCATCTTTATGGACAATTGAAAAAAATTTATTTTATTTATTAAAACATTCTATTGAAGTTGATTTAGAACCAAAATATGTAAGAAAACCATGGTTATTATCATATGATCAATATGGGATAGTTATCTTGGAATATCTATTAATGTATGTTAATGGCGTTTTTTCGTCAGAAGATTTTGATATTGCTACAGTGGTTTTACCAACAATAGAATCTATTATAGAAATTTGCAATGATAAATTTTCTAAAATAACAAATGTAGATAGTTTGGAGAAAATAGAATGGTAATAAAGGATACATTTGCATTATTAAAAGGTGCACCTAATATTTTACAATTATCCAATAGTGAAATTAAAAAATATTCTATAGATAACGGTCCTAGAAAAGTTTTTGTTGTTTTAGAGCTTAATAAAAATAGAATAAATCATTTTTCAAAAGAAAAAGTTTATTCCATGATATCTAATTTAGAAAAAAGAAAACAAGTAGCTGTAGTTAATATTCCTGAATATAATTTACATGTTTCATATAATAAACCTACAAAACAAATAGTTTTAAATTTAAGTCCATTTAATGTAGATGATATATATTCTACAGAACCGGATCCAAAGAATTTATACACACAAATGGTTTATGGAATTTTATTTTCTAATTTAGTAACTAATAAAATAAATATAAAAGATTCTTATTATGCTCCAATTTCTGGTTTTTTATTAAGTATGTTAATTGGGTTATTTGGAAAACAATATGGTCTTTTAGCTACATATTCAAATAGAATAACTGAATTAAATTTTTTAATTAATTGTTATATTTTATCTGCATTTTTTGGAATTGTTGGGAAAAAATCTTATAGATTAGCTGGAGCCTCATCAGGTTTTAATTTTTCAGAAATTGAAGAAGATTTAAATAAATATAATTTTTCCAATATTGAAGATTTTATAAAAGCTTTGTCTAATTTTGAAGTGATGTCTGGTATAGATAAATATTCTTTTTTAAACAAGACATATAGAATAACAGGATTAAGTTTTATTCCAGCATTAGAAGATCTATCTAGATTCATCAGCATAATGGTTTGTATAAGTATGAAAGGATCAAACTTAATCAATACATTTATTTCAAAATATAATGAGGATAGTTTTGCAAGAATTATTGAAATTTCAAAATTGATTTTTAAAAAATAGAGGAAGTGAACGAATGGCAGATGAGATAAAAGAAGATAAATCAAAACTTTCTGGTTTTTATAGAGCAAAAGTTGTAGATAACAAAGATCCTCAACAATATGGTAGAGTAAAAGTGTGGATCCCGGATGTAATGCCTAAGATCCCGGAAACTAAAGGATTATTTGCTCTTCCTGCTAATAATCCAATATCTGGTTTAAATACAGACGGAAATTCAGAACATCATTACTCAGGTTCTAGTTTTATCCCTCCCCTTGGAAGTTATGTTTGGGTTTTTTTTGAAAATGGGAATCCAAACAGACCTTACTATCTTGGTGGTTTAAATTTACAAAATACAAAAATTTTACCAGAATGTCAAGTTGGGAATAATCCGCAAAAAAAGTGGGTAATATATAAAAGTAATTCTGGAAGAACAATAGTAATTTCAGATGATCCGGATGATGAAAGAGTTGAGATTACTGGAAAAAAACGACAACTATCATCCCCTCCAAGCGGAGATACTAATTCTGTTTATACAATTGATGGAAATCAAACAACAATATTAATTGATGAAAGATCTGGAAAGGAAAAAATTTTAATTAGAAGTCATAAAGGTGATTATATAAATTTTGATGTAGAAAATCAAAAGTTACAAATATCAGTTCGATCAGATATTCATTTAAAATCAAATGGAAGTGTTTTTATAGAAGCAACTGATGATATACATTTAAAAGCTGGGGCAGATATTAATTTATCAGCAGGAGGGGAAGTAAATATTAAAGGAGGCGGAAATGTGAATTCACAGGCCGGAGGAACTATTAATAATTTAGCGTCTGGTCCAATTAATTTAGATGGATCTGCAGTTTATGAAATGTGTGGATCCGCTGGACCAGCATCTGATGCGACTGAGGCAACCCCAAATGGAGATAGATGAGAAAGGATTAAAAAATGTCAAGTATAATTAAAACAGGATTTTGTAATAAACTAATTTTTGAATTTGACAGCAGAATGAATCAATTAATCGCGTTGGAACAACAATTAGATAATACATTAAAATCTTTAAAAATAGGTATTGCTAGTATTACTGGATGGAATCCTGATGAAGCTATTTATGATTTTGAAAAAAGTGTAGATTCACATTTTGTTAAAATGGTTCCAGATTTATCAACTTTTGATGAATTAGTATTTTTAGTAAATGCATGTGTTTTTACAAAAAATGATCCTATGTTAAAAAATCCATCAACTATAGCAAAATCTATAAAAAATTCTGTTAAAGATAATGCAGTTAATATTTTAAATTCATTGGCATCTGTAATTAATGCAGAATTTAGTGTATCGACATTGTTATCTGCTTTTAAAAAACAAATCACTGATAATAAAATTGGGGATATTATTGAACAAGCATTACAAATTTTAAATTGTATCAGCGCTATATGCGGGATAGACATTACTTCAAGATTACATAGACTACAATATTTTATGAATAAATATAGCATCAGTGTAACTGGGGAAGTAGATATTGTAGAAATTTTAAATGGCGAAGATCTTGATCCCTCTGTAATTCAATCTATTAAAAGAGTAAATAATAAAGTAGAAAATATTATGAAAGATATAGATAAATCATTTACTTTAGGCACATCTATGTTAAAAAAAGCAGGCATTGTTTAAGATGATTAGAATATATTTTTTAGTTTAAATCATTTATGACAACCATGAACTACATATATAAATAATAGACGAGGAATAAATAATGTTAAAAAATTTTTAAAAGAAAGGATATAAATGATTAGATTCAAACTACAAGACAAAAATCTAGAAATTTTTAGAGATGATGAAGAAAATTGTTTTTTAGAAATAAAATTAATTTCAAGTACAATTACAAATAAATTTTTTATTGTTACTAATTTTATAGAAAATGTTTCAAAGAATTGTTTGGGATTTGATGATTGGTTTGTTAATTTTTTAGAAGAATACACAACAGTTATTGAAAAATTTACAGTGGTTGAAAAAAATGTTACAGTAATTAAAAAATATGTTGATCAATATTTACAAATAAAAAATATTGATTTTGGTCAATTTGTTGATGAAAGCAAAGCTAAAAAGACAAGTATTTTATTTACAGTTGATGAAATTGAAAAAATTATTAAATTATCATGTTATTTAAAAATTTATTCTTTATTTTTTAATAGTGTTGATTTAAAATTGGATCAAAGACTTCATAAGAAAATTTATAATGATTTAGCAAGCGAAGTTTTAAATAGCGAAATTATAAATAAAATTTTTAATATTATTAAAACAAAGACTTTTAGATATAATCTAACAGATAAATATATGTGGGATTATATTAAAATGATTCAATGTAAATCTATAGATGTTCATGTTATTGAAATCTTCAATTTTATTATGAATTCAATTCTGATTTTATGTGAAGAAGATCGAAATCCTATTACATATTTTGTCAGTGTTGTTCAAGAATCAATTAATTGGTTTTTAAGATCTGTATATAAAGGTCAAATAGTATATGATGATACGGTTAGCACAGAAGATATTCAATCATCGAATATTGATAATTTAAAAACCTATACTTATAATGATACATTGGGAAGATTGAAAGGAATAGCATTTGAACAAATATATGATAATATTGAAAGATCTTCTATCCTATTATTCCCATCAAACCAAGAATCTGCTTCAGATGAATCTATAGTTGATTTTCAAAATAGAATTTCAAAAATAGAATTTGTTTCACCATTGTGTGAATCATTAGTTTATCCTGTTTTATCTTCCATAACTTCTATTCCTTATGTTCATTTTAAAACATTAGCGCCTGATCATGCTATTGTGTTGTCAGTTTATACACAAAATTTATTAAGAAAATCATTTAAAATTACAGAATATAGAAATCTTTTTTCCTTATTAAGTTACTATCCTAAAAAAGATATAGCTCTTGTAACAACCTATAAAGTTAAAGCTATGGAGGATTTTGTTAAAACAACACAATCTGTTGATAACTTTTTTGGTTTTAAATCTAAATTATTCTTTGCTAACATACTAGGATATTTTATTGGCAGAATTTCACGAGTAAATTTTATCAATATTTTTGATGGAACAGATTTGGGTGGAGTACCATTGGGAAGAATAGAAATAGAAATGATTCAGTTTTATACAAAATTGTTTGCAGGAGAATTTAAGGAGGAATTTGAAAAAATGAAATATTTAATGTATCAGGATTTCTAAAGAAGAAAATCAAGACCAAAAACTAAAAATGGTCTTGATTTTTTTTGTTTATAATTTTGATTTCTTTTAGAACAAATTATAAAATGGATACTTATGTTTAAAATTTGGAGGAATTAATATGAAAAAGAAAATATTTACAGAAGATTTTCAAAACCTATCAGAGTTTATTCAAAAAATAAATAATATTATTACTCCATTTAGTTTTAGAGATGAACTAAAGGCAGTAATGAATAAAGAAACAAGAAAACATCTTTCTGAAAAGTATCCAAAATGTTTTTTACCAGTTAGGATTGGAAATAAAGATGCATTTATTATACCAATATGTAATCGTAATGGAGCAACTGATAAAAATATGATTTCGTTTTCTATAAAATTGGCAAATAAATTATTGGATAGGGAAGATGTTGATAGAGGAATGTTAGAAATTGTTATTAAAAAACTAAACAGAATGTATAATACTTATTCAAAAGATATTCCAACCCCTCCGGATATGGCAGCAAGAAAAGCTAATGTTACAAAGGCTATGATTCTTTTAAAAAAACAATTGAATGCTTTAAGAAGTACCGATAAAGATGGAGAACCAGTTGTTCAAAGAGCACCAATTGCAGTTCCTTAATGATATTAATAGGATGTTGTAATGGCATTAAAATTTTTAGATTTAAATAATTTTACAAAAAAATTAGAACCGATTACAAGTGCCCAAATCCGAACTAGAACAGACGAATTTCATCCCGATGGCTTATTTAGTGAAAGAATTTTTGGGGTTTTAAATTCTTTATCTAGAAAACAAACATTTTCTTATATTGATTTAAATACATATGTTATTCATCCTACAGCATATAAAGTTTTAATTAGATTAGATAGAAGATTAGAAAAAATGTTTTCAACAGAGGAAACATTTAATTTAGATGAAAATGGAAATTTAATACAGAGTGATAATGGAATAACTGGAATTTTTGAGTTTATAAAGATTTTTCCTAAACTAAAAATTAGAGGAGAATCAGAAGATAGGGATAAATTTATTACAGTATTAAATGAATCTTATAAAGATAATACTTTATTTATAAACAGGGTGCCGGTAATACCCCCGGAACAAAGACCAATTTTTAAAGATGAATCAGGGAGAGATGTACTAGACCAAATCAATGAATTGTATTTATCTATATTAAAAAGAGCAAGTAACTTAAAATCTTTTGCTGCAAAAGGAACAATGTATGATCTTTTAAACTGGGGATTACAGAAATCAGTTAATGATTTAGATGATTATGTAAGAACAAGGATTGGAAAAAAATTTGGATTAATTAGATCACAATTACTTGGAAAAAGAGTTGATTTCTCTGGTAGGGGGGTTATCACATCAGGGCCAGAAATTCCTGCTGATAAAATTGGAATTCCTTTTAGATTATCTATTAGTTTATTTGAACCTTTTATAATTAATATTTTGTTATATTCTGGTAAAATAAATAAAGATTTACTCCAAAAAGAAATTAAGGATTTTACTAAAACAGATTTATCAACAAATAGTATTATGATTGTTTTTCGAAGTATTAAATCCGGTGATAAAGTGCCACAAAGTTTATATAATATTTTTCTTGAAGCCACCATCTTAGCATCTGAAAATAGAGTAGTGTTGGCAAAAAGAGATCCGGTATTACACGCAGAATCTGTTCGAGCTTTTTATCCAATTATTGTTGAAGGAAATACTATCCAATTATCTTCTTTAGTTACTGGTGGGTTTAATGCTGATTTTGATGGAGATCAAATGGCAATTTTTCATCCATTAACAGATGAATCTCAAAATGAAGCAAAAAAAAGAATGATGATGGCACGTTCTTCTACCTCATCTTTTTCAATAACTTTTGAATTAAGTAAAGAAATGTGTGTTGGATTATTTTTGTTAACAAAAGATGTTAAGCAATTTAAATCCCCAATTAATATCACTAAAGAAGATCTTGAAAAAGCAACTGATCCATATATTCCGGTTATTTATAAAAAAGAAAAAACAACCATGGGAAAAGCAATTTTTAATAATTGTTTACCAAATGATTTTAGATTTGTTAATGATCAGATTACAAAAAAAATTGCTAATAAATTGATTTTTGAAATTATTAATAAATATGGTGGAGATGTTGGAAGTGAAGTTGCAACCAAATTAAAAGATGTTGGATTTAAATTTGCTACTTTAATTGCCCCTTCCTTAAATTTAGATGAAATCACAATTCCATTAGAAATATATGAACTAAAGAAAAATTTAGATAAAGCTTCTACAGAAGAAGCTATAGAAATAATTGATAAAATGAGAAAAATTATGATAGACCATTTAAAAGATACCGGGTTGTATAATTTAGTAGAATCCGGAAGTACAAAAGGCTGGGATCAACCAATTCAAATTTTAGTAGCCAAAGGAATTATGGTTGATCCAACTGGTAAAATATTACCACCAATCAAAGGATCATTATCTGATGGGTTAACTCCAACTGAATATTTTAATGCAGCCGGTGGAAGTAGAGCTGGAATCATCGACAGAGTCATTAACACAGCATCAACTGGATATAGTTCTAGAAAATTAGCATTTTTATTAAATTCTGTAGAAATAGATTGGTTGAAAAAAGATTGCGGGACAGACTTGACACTAGATATAAAATTAACTTCAGATTTGATTAATAGATTAAAGGGAAGGTATATAATATACAGAGGAAAATTGGAGGAATTTAATCCATCAAAATTTAAAGCTGGAGATTTGATTCATTTAAGAAGTCCAATTTTTTGTAAATCTTTAAAAATATGTCATACTTGTTATGGAAAATTATTAGAAGTACACAAAAGTCCGTATGCTGGAATAATTGCTGCACAGATTATAGGCGAACGTGGCACGCAATTAATCATGCGTAGTTTTCATTCTACTGCTATAAAAGTAATAAATAGAAATATATTAGAAGATATATGTTCAAATGAACTATCAATGGATATGAAATGAGAAGGAATAAAATAAAAAAATGGATTGAAGAAAATATATACAAAAATACAATTCATGTATGTGGGCAAACTATAAAATTTAAATTCTATAATATTTATACAGATATCTTATCTGAAACTTCATATTTCACAACCAACAATTTTATGGAAAGATTGTTTCATATATTAAATGATATTGATGAAAAACATACATGTGAATGTGGTAATGGATTATCATTTTTAGGAATTTATAAGGGGTATTCTAAAACATGTAGAAAATGTATGCCTAAATCGAGAATCGGAAAAACTTTTTTAAATTATAAAAATGAAAAATGTTCATATGGATGTGGTGAAATAGCAAAATATAAAACTAAAAATGGAAAAATATGTTGTTCAGAAATTTATTCAAAATGTTTGGTAAACAGAAAAAAATATGGATCATCTGGAATAAAAAATTCAATGTATGGAAAATCCGCGGTTAAATATTCTATTGAAGATTGGAAAAATAAATACAAATTATTATTTGAATTAGAAGAAGCAAAAATATCAGATGATAATTCAGAAATTTTAATATGTTGTAAATTATGTGAAAAATGGTTTCCATCAACTTATGAAAAATTAAGATCAAGACACAATGCATTGTTATATGGAAATAAGAGACATTATTTCTTTTGCTCAAAAGACTGCGCTGAAAAATCTGGATTGTATAAACGTAAATGCGAGATTACTAATCTAACAGAATATAGAAATTATAGATGGACAGTTTTTTTGAGAACAGAATATACGATCAGAAAATTCAGAGATAAAATAAAAGATATCGAAGTTAGAGATAGATATCATCCTATAGATCATAAATATTCAATAAGAGAAGCATTTGATAAAAATGTTCCAATTGAAATAGTATCTCATTGGAAAAATTTAGAAATAACAACTTTAACAAAAAATAGTAGAAAAAATAAGAAATGCTCAATAACATTAGATCAACTTAAAAAGGAAATTCAAGAGGGAGAAAATGCCTAATATAAAAAATTATTTAAATCAAGTTGAAAATGACTTATACTGTTTGCATGATTGTAAACTAACAATTGATTTAGAAAATTATAAATTAGGTAGCGATTTAATAATAAATGATGATGAAAATACATCTCAATTAGATAGCTTAATTGGTAATATTGCCTTTTCAGATATATCATTTGATATGATATTAGATTACCCAGTAATTATAAAATATAGCGATATTGAAATAACTAAACAATATATAAGATTTAAATTCAAAAAAGATATGGATATTTTAGAGGCCCCTTTACAAAAACAAGATTTAAAAGAAGTTGTTCTATATGTAGAAAGATTAATTTCTGGTAAAGAAAGATTTAAGGATATTGATCATTTATTTTTAAAATTTTATAAAATATATAGTGATATTTCAACAATGGATTTGGTTCACATGGAAGTTTTAATTAGCCAAGTTTTAAGGGATAAAAACAATCCAGTTATTCCAGCAAGAATTGGATCTGATCCAACTCATCCAACATTAATGAATATCAAGAAAAATGTTTTCAATAGTTCTTTAATTAATGGTCTTGCATTTGAGAACGTTAATGCTGCAATAAATACTGGATTGATAACCACTACAGAATTACCACCTTCTATTTTAGAAAGATTATTAACTGGCGAGTTAGTGGATACACAATCAAAAAACGAATAGACGGGAGAATTTGAAATGATTCAGTTTAAAGCACTGAGACAATATACTCACCAGGTAGATGGGATAAGATTTCCAAACAAACCTGGGGAAAATTTTGTCATTACATATTTTTCTGAAAATTCTAATTTTCTAGAAGATTATCCAAAATTAAATTTTAGGCTTGTTGATGTAAAGATTAATATTATTCCAATTACTGTAATTCCACGAACAAGAATTCAACCCACAGATATTAAAGCTTTTAAAAAATATGGAATTCATACATATTCATCAATTTATAAAATTTCAGCCGGAAAGAATGTTTTTTATGATATCAGTAAATATTTAACTGCAATTGATACTACATTTAATCCATCTCATTATAGATTAAGATTGAGCATGTTTATTAGAAATATTGTTTCAAAGTCATTTAATGATTTTAAAGAATTTGAAAAAGTATTAATTTATTCTATCGATTTATCAAAACCGTTTAATAGTTTTGTTAATAGAAAATTTTTCTCAATTATTCAACAACTAAGTGATGAATCTTTTTCATTTGATCATTTAATTTTATGTTTATTAACAAAATCTGGAGCTAGATATAGATTATTAGTAAAGAATAAAAAATTTAAATTTCAACGAATAATTACGATATTGAAAACAATTAAATCAGGAATGATAGAAGATGAAGAAATTGAAAGCGAAGATGATGAGACAGATACAAATCAAGCGGCTGATCAAGTTATGAATCATATTGATAGTAAAATTTCCCCGGATACTAAACCTCAAGTTATAGATGCAGTTAAAGATTATGTAGCAAAAGATAAAATTACAAAATCAAAACTTTTAGATAAAGAAGTATCCTCTAAAGGATTGGAAAAAATTGGAGTTGCTTCCATTTTATATAAAGTTAGCGGGGATATAAATAAATCAAAAAGAATTACAAATACAATTTCAAAAAAAAAGCCTGAAAATGCATTAAAAATTATAGACAAAAGATATTCCGATCAAATTTTAAAAACAGAAAAACCAATTAATACCTCTACAGATGTTATTATTAAATCCTCGGATACTCCAAGAATTGTTTCTAACAAGTCTCCAAATCATTTATTTCAAAAAAGATTAGTAGATTTTAAAATCAACCTTAAAAAAGATCTAACAAACTCGTTTAAAATTCTCGAAACAAAAGAGATTCCGTTGAAAGTTTCAAATCTTGAAATTATTGATAAACCAGAAAGGATTGGGGAAATTGAAAAATCTGATAAGAGTTTAATAAAAATTAAAATTAATGATAAAGAAGGAAAAGAACACAATATACAAATTGAAATTCCAAAGATTGATCCAGATACTGGAACCTTTCGAGTCAATGGTCAAAAAAAATGTTTAATTAATCAAATAGTTTTATGCCCAATAACTTTTCCTAAAAAATTTGAATCAAGATTTGAAAGTTCTTATTCTATCTTTAGAATAAGAAGTAAAAAATTAAGAAATATTCAATGCTTAGAAATTTTCTTTGCCAATACATGGTTACCATTATCTTTATTTTTATTTTATAGTTTTGGTTTTGAAGAAACTTTAAAACAATATAATATAAAATATAAACTTAGTTCAAATAAACCATCTAAAACGACGGGGAATGTTGCTAAAATATCCGATAATGAATATATTTATTTTGAAAATGTTATAAATGAACTTCAAAAAGAACTTATTAAATCTTTTACAATGTTAAAATTGGAATCATTTAATATTAAAAAACAATTTGGGACAAGAGAATATTTTAATGATATAATTATTCAACTATCTGGAATAAATTCAACATTTTTAATTCTATCAAATCTAGAAAATATAGTTGATCCTGTTGTTAAACAAGTTTTAATTAATCAACAATTACCTTCTAATTTAAAAGATATCATTTATTACATGTCATTTAAAGTAATAATTGGGTTTGTACAGGATAGAAATGATATCTTAAATCAAAGGATAAGAGGGTCAGAAGTACTTGTACATTTTATTCAAAAGCAAATTTTGGCTTCTTATACAATATATAAACAACAAATTTTAGCAGGAAATAAGAATGCAAAATTTGAAATAAATCAAACTAAACTCTTGAGTGAATTTATAAGATCAGAAATTGTAGCAAATATGGAATATGCTAATCCAATAGAAGAAATGGCTGTTATGACTAGAATATCTCCTGTTGGTAAAAGTATTGGAGGGATCCCAGATAAAAGAGCCATTCAAAACGAAGCGAGAAATACGCACCCTACCTATTATGGAAATATAGATCCATTAGATACTCCAGAAGGAGAAATGATTGGTATTTCTCAACAATTAGCAATTGGGGCATCTATTACCTCTGCAAGGGGATTATTTTCTCCAAAACCATTTTCGGATAATGAAAAATCTGGAATATTATCTACATCATCAAATATGATTCCATTTATAGAAAATAATGATGGTGCTAGAATTATCATGGCAACAAACCAGGCTAAACAAATGTTGCCGTTAAAAAACCCAGAACCACCGGCTGTTAGATCTGGTTATGAATCTTTACTTACAAATGTATTATCAAGTAATTTTATTAAAAAGGCGCCTTGTAATGGTAAAATTATAAAAATTACAAATGAATCAATTTTTATAATGTGTAAGAATAGAAAAATTCAAGAAGTTTCTATCATTCCAGTACATTTAAAATCAGGATCTGGAAAAAATACTTTAAGCGTTTTTAAACCAATTGTATTATTAAATCAGATTGTTCAAGAAAACCAAATTATTGCAGAAGGTAGTTCCATATCTGGTGGGGCAATATCATTAGGGAGAACATTATGTACTGCCGTAATGCCGTACAGAGGATATAATTTTGAAGATGGAATTGTGATTAATGAAAAATTAATTGATCAAGATAAACTAACCTCAATACATGGTCTTATTGAAGAAGTATTAATATCTGAAGATGATAGAGTTCTTGAGATTATAAAGATTGGGGACTATGTTGAAAAAGGATCTCCATTATTGAGAAAAACAATTGGTGAAATAGAACAACTTTTGGGATTTTCTGAAGAAGAAGGTGAAGAAGTAATAGGTCAACAATTTATTAAGAAAAGTCCAGGAGGGAAAATTGTTGACATTGATGTTTTTTCAAATGTGGATGATACTAAATTTCCAATTTTAAAAGATCTAATTCAAAGAACAAGATCAAGACATAAACTTACTCCACATACAAAATTTTCTGTCAAAGGAAATACTATCAAAGGAATTTTAATTAGATTTAAAATTGAACAAGAATTAAAAATAAGTTTAGGGGATAAACTTGCCAACAGATTTGGTGCAAAAGGTATTATATCCCTTGTTGAGAAAAATGATAATATGCCAAGAACTCCGTGGGGGGATTATGTAGATATTATTGTAAATCCCATTGGAATTATTGGAAGAAGTAATATAGGGCAATTATATGAATTATATTGCGGATTAATTTCTAGAGATATTGGTCAAAGAATAATCACCTATAAAAAGAAAGATCAAATTTTAAGTTTAATGAAACGAATATATACTTTGTTAGATTCATCAAAAAATAAAGAATTTTCTAAGAGATTGATTAATAATATCTCTTCTTTAAATCAAACAGAATTTTTAAAACTGATTAATCAAATAAGAATTAGTGGTTTTTCGCCAATTATAATTCCTCCATTTCAAGCACCTAGACAAGATCAAATAAAAGAAGCTTTAAAAATTTTAGGATTAAAACCTGGTTATCAATTAATGTTACCATTTTATGGCTCAAAAACAAAAAGCGAAGTTCCAGTTGGTTATATGTATTTTTCGAAATTGGAACATCTTGCAGATATTAAAGTTTATGGAAGAAGTACTGGCCCTGTTACTGGAAAAACTTTACAACCAACTGCAGGAAAAAGAAGAGAAGGCGGCCAGAGACTAGGGGAGGCGGATACATATTCATTGATTTCATATAATTGTCCGACCTTATTATCAGAAATGTTAGGACCATTAAGTGATGATTTAACAACTAAAAATGAAATTATTTCTGAAATAATTCAGACTGGTTCTGCAAAATATAGAGATGCTAAAATATCCCCAGCCAGAGATTTATTAAACTCTTATTTCATTTCATTAATTTTGGAGAGAACATAAATGTCAGACTATGAAAAAATTTTAATTGGTGAATCTATTCCATTAGATGAAGTAGATGATGAAGAATCTAATCTTGATGATTTAATACCACAAGCTGAAATAAATTCTGACTTTGCAACAATTATAAATTACTTTGGAACTGAAGATTTTAAACCATTATATTTAAACTTGTATAACGAAATTAGATCTTTGGATTTAGAAAAACAAAGAGAATTATGTGGAAAATTAATAGATAAAATTTTCGAAAAATATGATTTTAATTTTTTTCCACAACTTACATTTGACAATGAACATGAGACTGAAAACTTTTTTAAATTTATTGAATTTATTGAATTTGATTATATAGATTTTCTTTCAGAAATAATTACCGATACAGATTTTAATTTTTTGAAAAAAGACGTTGAGAATTTTGTAATTACAAACTGGAATATCTTATATAAACAAATAATTTCTTATCAAAAAAATGAGATAATTTCTAAATTTCTTAGAACAAATAATAAAAAAGAGTTGCAAGAATTTATTATCTCAAAATTAAAGAAAGATAAAATGTTAATTATTTTAAATTCATTAGAAAGGAAAGTGAAAAATGAGTGATATTATTATTATTAAAAAGGGAAGAATGAAATTTGTTGAAACAGAAAGAAGTAATTTAATAAATGTGGAACAAACACATGATGGTGTTGTTTTTACATTAAAAGGTGGAATTCAAATTTATTGTACAGATGGTGATATGCCAATCCATACAAAGGATATTATCAGAAATACATCTAATAGTTTTCCTACTGCAAATTTAGTTTTTGATATACTGAATTATAATAAACCAGTAATTGTTGAACCCACAAAAAAATAATTATAAATTCATTTAAAAACACATAGCTACATATATTAATTTTTGAAATACTTATAGGAATACTTATGTTAAATTGGTTTAGATAAGAATGATATATTCTTATCTTCCGTTAAATTTTTTAATTTTTAGAAAGGAGGAGTTTATTAATAGTTGAACATTCAGAGGAAATAAAAAGAATTAGAAGAAAAATTGAAGATAAAATTAGAAAAGAGCTTTCAGAACAAAAAATTATTAGTCTTGCAATTTTGTTAGATATTGATACAAAACCGCAAGAGCAAAAGAAAAAGCAATAATATTTATTTTAATTATAAAAATTAGTATAGCATCTGATGCACCACTAATTCTAAATTTTAATTATTTATATTTTTGAATTAGTTGGTGCATCAGATTAATTTATATTATTTAGCTTTTTGTTGTTTCAAACGATCAGAATTAAGGAGAAAGGAATGAAAATAGTATCTACAGAAAAATTTATAGAGAAGTTAAGTATAGAAGTGTATCCAATAACTATTATTAAATTTTTATTAAATAGGAGAAGAATTTTATCTTATTTCAATAGAGCTTCCAATAAAAACTTTGAATTAAGGGGGACAAAATATTTATTGGATAATTCTAATTGTGAACAATGTATGTTGAAAAAAGATCAAAATATTCTTTGCAGACAACATACATCTATTTCAAGAGTTATGAATGGAGATAATGTTGGGTATGATACAGATACTGGATCTTATTTCTTTAAAAACGAAATTTTTAAAATGATGGGAGATAAATTGGTAATTATATATTGTCCTCATCCAAAATTAATTAAAATAATAGGAGAAGAATTAACGGATAGTAACATAAGAAAAGTTAACCCCATTACAATCGAAGATCCAAATTTAAAAATTAAAGAATATTCTAAAATTGTAAATTTTAGTTCTAATGATTTATTAGAAACTAATATGAAGTGCTGGTTTAATGATTTGTTTTCTATCATCACTATTCCAGAAGATAGAAATTTTTCAAACTGGTGTCTTGTACCAAATCAATCAACAAATACTTAAAAATTACTTAAAAAGGAGAAACAAAAATGTCAAGTATTGATTTTTCAGAGTATTCAGAATTAGTAGATGAGGGAACTGGATTTTCTACAAAAACCCCAGTTGCCCCTGAAGATGAATTTTTTCACGCGGTATATATTTCTGGTCAGCAGAGAAAGAATCATCTTGGGGAAACTGAGATTCCTGGTAAGTTACAGATTAGAGGATTGAAAGGAAATCTAGATGAAATTGATATGGTTATTACCCATGTTAAACAGGTTTTAGTTAAAACAACTAGAGTAAACAATAGAGATAATCTAGAATGTTTTTGTTATCAGCAAGGACCTCCTCCATGGAAAGGAATATCTGGACAAATGTGTGGAAAAAATGCTACAGAAAGAGCATCTATTCCATATTGTTCACCATGTAGATCACAATTAATTGTTAGCGGCATTTATGTTGACCAGTCCACTGGAAAACCTTTTCTGGTTGATGGACAACCAGTATATATTTTTATTAGAGCGAAGGGTATTAAATATGGGGCAGTGGCAAATTTTCTTTCTGATATGGCAAAAAGAGATGATCTAGAACCCATTGTAACACCAGTAACAGAACAGAGTAAAAAGTTTGAAAGAGATAATGTAAATCATAAACGTTTCATTGTTAAAGTTAGAGTTGGAAAACAATCAAGCGCTTATGGAATGAAAGATATTTTTGAATTTCAGACGTCTACCCCATTATCAGTTGAATCTGTAAAAAGTATTTTAAATAGATCAAAAGAAACTTTAGAAAAGTTTAAAGAAAAATTTGATTGGTCAAGAAATAAAGGGAGTGATTCTTCAGATTATTCCGGTTCATCTGCCAGTAAACCAACTGAGGATCAAACTTTTGATTTTGAATCAAAAGGGTCTTCTAAACAGGAGCCTCCAAAACAAGAAACAAAAAAGGTTGATAATTTTTCTTTTGAAGATGTAACTTTTTAGTATATCGAAGGGAATGTATATATAAATATACATTCCCACAAAATGAGCATGGATAGACAATAATCTTTTGCTAAGAAAGGTAAATGAATGTCAACGAGAAAAAATGAAGAAAAAAGATATTATCAGCGGTTAGGAATAGTTCCAATTAGTATTGATAACATAAAAAGAATAATCAAAACAAATATTAAAAATACTATTCAATGTTGGAATGAAGGAAAAAATATTGAAAAACAAACATTTCGAGTAACAGGGGAAGCAGGAATTGGTAAGACCGAAATTAGTTTTCAATTAGCAAAAGAACTATCTACTGAAATAGGAATAAATTTTGAATGTATAATGTTAAAAGCTCCTGTATTATCTAGAGATGATTTATTGTGCCCTTTTCCAATTATTGGTAATGGAAATACTAGATTCAAAATGTTGTATTCTGACTTTATTCCATTAAATCCAAATTCTTATGGGATTTTTGTTATTGATGAATTAAGTAGAGGTGATTCATCTTTTCAACAGTTATGTTGGCAAATTCAAAACGAGCAAAAAGTTCATACTTATCCACTTCCTAAACACTGGTTTGTTTTATGTTTGGATAATCCAAATGATCAAGAATATGGTGGAATGAATTATATGGAAGATGCAGCAGGATTAAGAAGGGTTCTTCACTTATATTCAGAAGTTAACGCTGAATCTTTTTTAAAATATGCAATTGGAAATAATTTCCACCCATTGGTTATTGAATATATTCAAATTCATCCAGATTATTTATATGATTTTGATTCCCAAAGAATAGGTATGATATATTCTAATCCAGCATCATGGCAAAGAGTTTCAAACATTCTTTGGGGGTATGATAAAGATAATGGTATTTTAGAAAATCTAGATGATTTAGCAACATTGTTTGGCGGTCTTCTTAATCAGAATATGACAAGAATGTTTCTTAATTTTGTCAAAGATAGAAAAGATATTAGCCCCAGGGATGTTTTCTTTGATTATCCTAAAGTAAGAAACGATATTTTAAAATTTGCTAAAAATTCTAATAATATTAAGATGGGACAATTGATAGAATCTTTTGTTACATTTTTAACAACATCAAAACCAAAATATTCCGAAAAAGAATTAAAAAATGTTTCAATGTTTTTAACAGATATTCCATCTGATATTGGGGTATTATTTATTTCAAAATTATCAGGGTTTGATACAAAATCAGATGAATTTAAATATGTTACTGGGATTCATGTTTTATTAGTAGAAAAATTTCCGGATTATAAAACTAAATTTTATGAAGCAATGGTTAATACAAATCGTAAGGTAAATGCATTATGATTCAGGAAAGTAGTTCTAATAGAATTAAAAATTTAATCACAGAATTGATCTTTAAAGATTCTTATTGGGGGCATTTGTTTTCAAAAATAAATAGAAGTGAAGATAAAAATCTTCCAGCACCAATGGGGGTAACTCCAGAAATAGATGGAACAATTTCATTAATATATAATTCAAATTATATTGATGAAATGGATAATGATTTTTTAAGTATTGTAATTGAACATGAAGGTATTCATATCTTAAATAATCATATTCCAAGATTATTAAGAATCATTTCTAATGAGGTTAATCAAAGTATTAAAAATAATAAAATTGAAAAATGGAATATTGCGGCAGACTGTGCAGTTAATACAATCATTCCAATTAAGAAAATATATCATATTGGTAAAAACGAATTTAAAATAATTCATCCAGATTTATATAATCTCCCAACAAAACAAACAGCAGAATATTATAATGAATATATTCCAGATGATCCAACAAATACTCAAAATTCTAATGGGCAACAACCATCTTCTGAAACATCTAATGATAAAAATCAAAATTCTTTTAATAATGGTTCATCTAATAAAATAGATGACCATCAAAGTTGGATAAAAAATATTTCTAAAGTTTCAGATGTTGGATCATTAGCGAGCAGGTTAGAACAATATACAGATTCAATTGTTGAAGAATCATATAATAATGTACGAAAAAAGGGTAATCTTCCTGGTTATATTAAGGAAAGAATAAATGAAATTTTAAAACCTCCACAATTACCATATTATCAAATGATTGCAAAATTGGTAAAAGGATCTAGATTATCAAAACAAAAAAGAGCATATACAAGAATTAATAAAAAAAGAGTGTATACCTTTTTTATTGATGATAAGAATCTTCCATCTATTTCACCATTTCCTGGAAAAACAAAAGATTTTAGTTTTAATATTTCTATAATTTTAGATACGTCAGGAAGTATGAAAAAGGATGATGTTCTAGAAGGTTTATCTGGAGTAAAAAATATCATTGAAAATGATAAATATTGCAGAACAACAATTTTGGAAATAGATACAATTATTCAAAAAGAATATGAAGTTAAAAAATTAAAGGATATAGATTATACTATAAATGGAAGAGGTGGTACAAGACTTTTACCAGCACTTGTGAGATGTAAAGAATTAAATACAGATGTAACTTTAGTTTTTACTGATGGTGAATGTGATAATATTAATAATGTAAACAGAAAACTATTACCAAGAAAAATAATTTATATTTTAACAAAAGATGGTATACGCAATAGAATTGATCAAACAGGCTTTATAATGAGGTTACCAATATGAGAAGATGGTCAGTTGGAGGAAATAATTACTGGTTTACATCGAAAATTTTTCTCGACACAGCACCATGGTATATTTTTGCAATAGAATATATTATTCAAATAATTTGTGATTATTTTCCAAGAATTCCTTTTCCAAAAATTAAAATTAAAAGAGATGGGGAGGAAACAGATTTAAGATCTTGGTATGGAACAACACAAGATTTATTTCATATTCATATTTGTACACCAATTTCAAATTGGTGTTTTTCGAAAACAAAATTGGAAACACTTTCTTTTCCATATAATATGTTAAAAGAATTATTTCCAGAAAGTTTTATAGATGAATCGATCTGGGATTTAGAGGAGGATATGATAGAAATTGAAAAAAATAAAAAATATTCAAATAAATTGGAAATAGAATTTAAAAAAGTATATAAAAAACTTGACCTAAGTTCGAAAGAAGATGAGGAAGAATTTAATGAAAGTGAAAAGTGATTTTGTAACAAATAGTTCTAGTACAAGTTTTATCCTGAAATATTTCTGCTCATTAGAACCTAAAACAGATATTCATGATCCACATAAAATAAATTTAAAAAAAATTGTAAATAAAATTGGGAAAAAATTTAGTTTAAATGGAACAAAACCAATTATTTCAAATTATAGCAATCATTCGAATCTTAAGTCGAATATAATACATGCTGAATATGATAAAGAAAATGTTGCTGAATTAGATTTTAGTGTTCTTTCACTAATTTATTCAGATGAAAATTCTAAAGATATTTTTGAATTTATGACAGATCTTGAATTAACATCTGAAATTTTAAATGGGGACCCAGAATCAAAATATGTTGATAAAATTATAGAGATTTTGAAAGAAGCCTTTAAAGAAATTTCTGGAAATTTGGAATTTTCATTTTCCCAATTTGCGATAGAAATTTTTGGTGATGGTTGGAATCAAGGAGATCCAATGGGTCAATATACTACAATATATGATTTACTTACAAATCAAAATAAAGTTGGGAAAATTACAAGGATTGATGGAAAATGGAATTTAATTTTAAAAGATTTTTAATATAGGAGAATTATGACAAAATCTTATACATATAAAGATATAAAAAGCTTAACAGATATTGAACATGTTATCGAAAGCGCTGGAATGTATATTGGTAATACACAAAATCCAGTTCATTTAATTGAAGAAGCTCTCGATAACGCGCTCGATGAAGCAATATCTGGGTATGCCAATATTATTGCAATTAACATAAATACAAAAAATAATATTTATTGTATTATTGATAATGGGAGAGGGATACCACTTGAAAATGATATTCCAATTCTAATTTCTAGTAAACTTCATACTGGAGCTAAATTTAATAGTTCTAAGACTGCATATAGAGTGGTTGCTGGGAAAAATGGAATTGGATTAATTACTATTTTAGCATTATCTGATTTTTATATCGTTGAAATTTATCGAAATAATAAACATGCTAAATATATTTTTGAAAATGCAAAATTAAAACAAAAAATTATTGAAGATTTTAAAGGAACCCCTCCATTTTCTACAAAAATTCAATTCAAACCTAGCAAGAAAGTTTTTGAAACGTTAATTCCTGATATTGAAAGAATTAGAAAAAGATTAATCATTGCCTCAGTTGAAATTCCAAATACTACTTTAGTTTTAAATATTGATAATAAAAAAGAAATTATCAAATTGAGCAAAGATGACTTTTTTAAGAAGTATTGTTTACATGATTCTGATACATCCATGTCTGACATAATTGATATTGAATCTAGTGACGGTATTGAAAAATTTAATATAAAATTTTGTTATTCTTTTGAAGGTTCCATATCACCAAGAATTATTTCTTCTATTAATCTATTGCCTGTTGATGATGGTGGAACTCATGTGAATGGATTTTTTGATTTAATAAAAGAATTTTTTATTACAAAATCTAAAAAGAGTAATTTAAAATTTCAACCAAATGATTGTCTTTCCGGATTAAGAATTTATTTTTCATTGGAATTAGAAAAACCGGACTATTCATCTCAAAGTAAGGATAAATTAATTAATAGAAAAGATCATTTTAATAAATTATTTGTTAAATTAAAGAATGAATTAGAAAAATATTTTACAAATAATTCAAAAAATTTGGCTGAAATTATTACTTTCTTTGATGAATATAGAAAAAAATTAGATTCTAAAAAAATAAAAGGCGGGGCAATTAATGGAAAGAGAGCCTCCACAAAATTTACAAAATTGAGAGATTGTACTGGAAATCATGGGGAACTATATGTGGTTGAAGGGGATAGTGCTGGCGGCGGTTTTATAGATTGTAGAAGTTCAAGAATTCATGCAATTTTACCATTAAGAGGAAAGATTCCATCAATTGTAAATAATAAAGATGACATATTAAAGAATAAAGAAATATCAGAATTAATTGGTTCATTAGGAACAGGGATTGGGCCGAATTTTGACATCAGTAAGTTGAAGTATAATAAAATTATATGTGCAACAGATCCAGATCCAGATGGTGGTCACATCTTTTGTTTAATGACTATTGCATTAGCAATTTTGGTTCCTGAGGTAATTAAGAAAGGTCATTTTTATTTATCAAGAATTCCATTATATGCAGAAATTGGAAAGGGAAAATTATTCAATCCAATTTGGTCGTATGAAGAATTAAATAATATTAAAAATCAAAATAAAGAAACTATATTGATTAAAGGTTTGGGCCAATTGAGTCCTTGGCAATTAAAGATATGTTGTTTAGATGAAAAAACAAGAAAATTAGAAAGAGTAAATTATTCTGAGGATATTGATAAAATAATACAATTATTTTCTGATGTTAATATAAAGAGAAAATTGTTGAAGGATTAGTTATGAAAGAAACATTTATTGTTGATCTATTTTATAAAAAAATATATGGGCCATACAAAAATAAGAGAAAATTAGAAAAAGATGTAAAATTAGTAAAAATTTTTTCTGATATGTTTTTGGAATTTACAACAAATATTTTAATAATAGATGATGAAAATTTAAAAAATTTCAAATCAAAAGAAACATTTATATTATCCGATATTGAAGAATTAAGAAAGGGTGTGCAAAATGCCGTATATAAAACAAGAGTATAGACCTGAGTTAAATGATAAAATAAATGATTTAACAATGGTGATTATAAATCCTGGTGAATTATGTTATGTTATATATAAAATATTAAATGATTTAACGAAAGAAAATAAATGTTTTGAAACAATGTCATCTTTAATTTCAGAAGTTGAATGTGCTAAATTAGAATTTTATAGAAGAATTGTTTCTCCATATGAAGATGAGAAAATTAAAGAAAATGGGGATGTGATATGAATAAAAATTTTCATAATATTATGGTTGATGCTGGATTAATTTTAATCTCTGATAAAAACTTTTATGAAGAAAATGGTGGAGAGATTGATTATTCTATATGTAAAAAATTTAATATTAAAAAGGGAAAATACAAAGTTCAATGGATAATGCCTAAAACTTGGAATGGTACAATAGTGGGAAATGGTATTTTAAATGTTGACTCAGAAGAAGTAATAGTATCAGATCCATGTTATCATTTTCAAGATAAATCTGATGGTTTATGGATGAAGATTTTAAATCAAACAGATTATTTTAAAAATCCACCATATGGATGTTTGGTTCTTGATAAAATGGGTGGAGATGGAAATTATAATATTAGATTAAATTTAGAACCGTTAGAATAGGAGGAAATTAAAATTGGACAATTTAATACCACATCTTTATAGGGAATATGGTAAATATGTAAATAGTTCAAGAGCATTTTGTGATTCAGTTGACGGGTTGAAACCAGTGGAAAGACGAGTATTATTAACAGCATATTATGTTGCAAGAGAAAGATTTGTAAAATCAGCAAAAATTGATGGTGGGACTCTTGCATCATATCATCCTCATTCTTCTTGCTATTCAACAATAGTGCAATTGGTTAATCAGGGATTTTTAGATGGTCAAGGAAATTTTGGAAGTAATATAGGAATCGAACCAACACCTCCTGCGGCGCTAAGATATACAGAATGTAAACTTAATCGGCAAATTCATGATATATCATTGAGGTTAATAGATTTTGTTAGCTGGGGGTCATCTGAATTGGATGATGAACCAGAATATTTTCCAACCATGTTTCCTTTATGTTTTTTAGGAAAAGAATATACAATAGGAATAGGTTTTGGTTATAAAACATTAATTCCTTGTTATAATATATCTGATTTAAAAAATAGATTATTATTTTTAATAGGTGAGAAAAAAGAAAAACCAATTATTAAACCAATAACTAATTGTAAGACATTATCGAATGATAATGATTTTGAACAACTATTAACAACTGGAAAAGCCAAAATTATTTATCAAGGTCTTTTTAAAGTAGATAATATTAAATGTAAAGTTATTATTAAATCATTTCCTCCTGGTAAAAAATTTGAAACAATTCTTAATAAGTTTGTAAAAGAATTAAATAATCAGGATATTGGCTGGATTGATGAATCTTCATCTGAGCATGGAGGTACTCATATTGTATTCGAAGTATTAAAACAAAGAAATAGAGATACTATATTTAAATCCTTTATTAAAAAATTAACAGATGCAATGACATCAACTGTACCATTTGAAACAATCGTTGTTAATCATGAAACAAAAAATGTGAAAAATATGTCGGTTGATGAAATGTTATTAAATACATTTAAAATTTATCAAGAAATTAATATGAGAATGTTAAAATCAAATGAATTGAAAATTAATGAAGCAATAAAGGAAGTTAAATTATTAGAAAAAGTTAAACCATCTTTAAAGAAATATATTTCTAATAAAGAATTAATGGTTGATCAAATTATAGAAAATATTGGAAATGAGATTAAAGAAGATAAAGATAAGATTAAAGAATTATTTCAAAAATATAGAATTACAAAGTTATTAACTTTTAAAGCGGATTTTGATGAATTAAATAGTAAACTAGAATCTATAAAAAATAATATTAACAATATTGATAGATTTGTTATTGATCAATATGAAAAGCTTTAAAAATAATTATACAAAAAATATAAACATAGGAGATTAAAGAATAATGAAAAAAAATAAATGTCCAGTTTGTAATAAAGAATATTTAAATTTGACATTACATCTTATCAAAAAACAGGATTTAAATCATAAAAAATATATTAAATCAGTTTATGAAGAAATTGACAAATATTTAAAAAATAATCTTTATGTATTTGAAATAGAAAAAATATTAGAAGATAAATATCCATTTAAAACAGAAAGTTTGATTAATTCAAGATCTTATCAAATATATAAAGGAAATAGAAGGAAGATAATTTTTCAACAGAGAAGAAAAGGAAAAGAAAATCCTGTTTTTAAAGAAGGAACCATTGAAAAAATAAGCCATACTGTTTCAACTTTATGGAAAGATGGGAAATATGATTCAAGAATAAATGGGATGAAAGGAAGAATTGGAAAAAAACACCCAGAATTTAATATAAAAACATATTTAAGAAATAGATTTTCTAAAATTTGTTTAACATATCATCATAAATTGGAATGTAATGCAGAAAAATGTACATTCAATCAAAACATAATTAATGTTCATCATGTTGATGAAAATTATTCTAATTTTTTAATTACTAATTTAGAACCGTTATGTGTATCTCATCATATGGATAATCATTATAGAAAAGACAGAAATCTTCAACCTTTTGTAGAAATTACCAGAGATTTTAAATTTGATTCTGCTCATAATTTATTAAATTATGATGGAAAATGTAAAAAACTTCATGGTCATACATATTTCCTGTCAGTGTCTATTAAAAAAAGAATTAATAAAGAATCCGGAATGGTAATGGATTTTTCTACTTTAAATAAAATTGTTAACAAATATATAGTTGAAGAATTTGATCATGGATATATTAATGATATAATGGAAGAAAATCCTACTGCTGAAAACATGTTGGTTTGGATTTGGGGAAGATTAGAAAAAAATGCTTTATTAAAGGGAATGAATAAAATTAAAATATGGGAAAGTCCAGAATCTTCAGCAGAAGTTACTAAAGATGATATGTTAAATTCTACAGCATATTTAAAAACTTATTATGATGATATGGAAAAATTTTTTAATGAAAAGATTAAATATTAAAAATTTAATATAAGGACATTATATACGATAGTAACCATATTATATATTTAGGAGGGATCAAATGGAAAAAATCCATAATAAAATATTTAATGGAAAAGGATTAGTTATTGGAAATTTATGGGGTGGCGGTATATGTAAATAAAATATTTGGAAATGTTAATAATACAGAAAAACAATTTTTAGTAGAAACATCTTTAAACTTTTTTTAAAAAAAGGAATCTAGAATAGTGATTACATTAAATAAAACATCTGGAATAACAATCCCAAGAAAATATGAAAATTGTGATTGGTATCGCGACATAAAAATCAAATTAACTAGACATAGTCGTGAATATCAAAAATCAACATTTATCACAAATCAATATTTTTTAGAGGGGGATGCTGTATTAAAAATTCCTAGATTTTTTCCGGTTGAAGATTATATTAATAAGTTTAATTTAATTGAGAATCTTCATGATGGCCATGATATTAAAATTAATCATAATATAACATTGAGGGATGATTTACAAAAGAATATTGTAAATTACATGTTAACAAATAAAAATGGAATTATACAAGCTAATCCTGGGTCAGGAAAAACTATAATTTCAATTTATGTAATTGCTACTTTAAAGAAAAAAGCTTTTATCTTAGTACACCGAGATTCACTTTCAGATCAATGGATTGGTAATCCAGAAAAAGGTCAAGGATTTTTAGCATATACTGATATTAATAGAGATGAAATTGGAAGATTAACTTCTCGTAATTTTAAAGAAGTTTTAAAGAAATCAATTATCATCTGTACAGATCAAACTTTTATTTCCATTTTAAAAAGAAATAGAAAAGAATTTTTAATAGAATTAAATAATGCAAACATAGGAATTTTTATAGCTGACGAAGTACATACTACTATTGGGGCCCCATCATTTTCAGAATGTTCGATTCATATTCCAACTAAAATTACTTTTGGCTTAAGTGCAACACCATATAGATGGGATGGAAATTTAGATATTATAAAATATCATTTGGGGGAAATTTTTATCTCTCAAGAAAAATCTAGTACAATGGATGGGAGAGTTACTGTATTATTATTTAATTATGGTTTTTTACCAAAAAGTTATTATTACTTATATTATGGTGGATTTTTTCAAAAATCTAGATATTTAACGATATTAAAAAATTCAAAAGTTTTTATGACTATTTGTTATTCATTAATTAAGAAATTTTATAATGAAGGCAAACAAATAATTTTTATGGGAGAAAGAATTAAGTTATTAGAATTATTATATTCACATTGTAAATGTGATAATAAAGGAATGTTTACTGAAAATTCAAAACTAGATCAAACAGAATATCAGATAACATTTTCAACCCCAGGAAAGTGTCGGGATGGAGTAGATTTAGTCGATAAAAATTGTTTAATTATGACAAGCCCAATATCAAATATTGAACAAATGTGTGGTAGAGTTTTAAGAATCAAAAAGGGAAAAATACAGCCAATTATTATTGATATGGTAGATATTGGAATTCCTGAAATTAAACGAACGTTTTTCGGAAGATTAGATTTTTATAAATCTAAAAATTGGGACATAAAGTTTATTTATATTTCTTCAACAGGAATAAAAAATCAACTTAATGAAAATCAAGTAATTGAAATTTTAAAAGAGAAATGAGGAAAAGTATGAAAATATTTATGGTAAGTGTTCCGGATGAAATCTGTAATATATATGTTGAAGATTTTATTATTCAAAAATTACATATGGAACTTGCAGCAACTGGTTGCGGATCAACTGAATTTACATCAAAATTAAAACCTAGAAGATTTGAACAAAGACTTTTAAAAAGATTTGGGACATGTTTATTAGAAAATATTCAATATGGAAGATATATAGATGAATATGATGATAATTCAGGAGAAACTAATAATGAAAATCAAATATGATTTTGTAACAAATTCTAGTTCTTGTTCTTATATTGTATGTATTCCAAATGTAGAAAAATTTATAACAAAAATTGAAGAAGAATATCAATTATCAGATCCGATTAAAAAGTCAATCAGAAATAGTTATGGATATATATATTTTGAAAATAATGAAATTTTTGAAAGAATTCATCAAATAGCTCTAAAAGAAGGATATATTATTAAATTTGATGAAGAGGGCCCAGATGATCAAGCAAGATATTTAAATATAGCTTGTAATGCGGAAGAAATTGAAAAATTAAAAAGAGCCTTGGGAAAAGGATAAAATAATATTTCAGATAGTCAAGTCATAAAAAATTAATGTTAATTTAACTAATTTTTATATGCGTAGAAAAATAGATATGGGGGAACCATAACATGAAATTTATCCTTACTGCGGATACACATTTTTCGTCATATAGTCAAGATAAAATAGATTCAAAAACAAAATTACCTGAAAGATTATCTGGATTATATATTAGTTTTATAAACATGATAGAATATGGAATTCAAAATAAAATAAATAATATGGTGATTGCTGGAGATACCTTCCATAATAAATCTATATTATATACTGTTGCTCAATCAATAGTTTTAGATATAGTTAGACAATATTCAAATAATATGCACTTTATATTTTTATCTGGAAATCATGATATGTCATCTATGACTGGAGATGGTGTTTCCGCCACAAAATGTTTAGATAATGAAAAAAATGTAACGACTATTCATACTTCACAAATGATTGAGAATATTTTATTTGTGCCATGGAATCCTCGATTAATGATATCTACTATTAAAGAAGGAAACGCAGATTATTTAATTTCTCATCTAGGTTTAAATGAAGGAATTTTAAATAGTGGAATTTCTTTAGTGTCTGATATTGGATTAAAAGATTTAAAACAATATAAACACGTATATCTTGGACATTATCATACCCCACAAAAAGTAGGAAATGTTACATATGTTGGTAACCCAACTCATTTAGACTGGAATGATAAAAATCAAGAAAAAAGATTTATAGTTTTTGATTCAGAAACTGGTGAAGAAAAATCTATTCCAACTTCTGGTTATAAAAAACATTATGAATTTAATATTACTTTAAAAAATAAAGATGAAATCTTAGAAGAAGCTACAAAATTAAAATCAGAAGGACATTTTATTAAAATTAATAAAACTGATAATTTTGACTTATCTTCTATTGAAAAAGATTTTGATGTAGTGGATAAAACAGAACAAGATGTAACTAATAGGGGAATAAATTCTTCTATGTCTACATCTGATAAATTAAATAGATTTTTAGAAATTAAAGAAATTTCAGTTGAAAAAAGAGATAGTTATAGAAATATAGCTTTAGATATTATGAATTCTGTATCTGAAATGAAATGAAATGAATAACTGAGGAAAATCTATGAAAAATATTAATTTTACAAAAATAGGAATGGAAAATTTCTGTTGTTATATTGACCCCATGGATTATGAATTTAAAAACGATAAGATTATTTTAATTACTGGACCAAATGGAGTTGGAAAATCTACCATTTTAGATAGTTTACAATTTAGTTTGTTTGGGGAAACCGGAAAAGGTGCTAAATCAACAGATGTATTAAACAATGTTACTGGGAAAAATTGTCATACATTTGTAGAATTTACGTCGGAAGAAAATGGAATTCTGGATTCATATAGAATAGATAGATATGTAAAACATTCTAAGTTAGGTGATACTGTTTTACTATTTAAAAATAATATGAATAAAGCTTATAAAAAAGGACATAGAGAGGTTTTACCAGAAATAGAAAAAATATTAATTCCTCAAAAATTATTTACAAATACATTGTTATTTGGTCAAAAAGTAAAAGATTTCTTTACAGATCTTCCTGATTCTGAAAGAAAGGAAATATTCCGAAAAGTTCTCCAATTAGATGATTATGTTTTATATTATGATGAAACAACAAAAAGAATAAAACAATCAATAATTGAATTAGAATCAATAGAAAAAAATATTTTATTAAATATAAAATTTTTGTCTGATACAGAATCTAGAATTGTGCTTACTAAAGAAGATATAAAAGATTTTGAATTAAGAAAAAAGACAGAAATTTCAGAGTTAACTCAAAAAATTTATACATTAAATGATAATTTATCTGAGTTAAATGAAAAAATAAAACAATATGAAGATATCAATGATTTTGAGTTGAACAGAATAAATGAAGAATATTCGGTAGTTCAAAATGAAATTGATAAAATTAAAATGGAATTTAATAATCAATTACAATCACTGATAAATACTAAAAATTTAAAGGAAACAGAATTTAATTCTAAAGCAAAAGAATTATTATCTCTGGAAGAATTAACAAAAACAAAATCAATTTCTGAGATAAATAAAAATTTTCAAGAATATAAATCAGAGATTCAAAAAAATATTAATAATTTAACTAGTAATAAAGAAAATGGTTTAATAAAAATATCTATTAATAAAAAAGAAACAGAAAAAAATAATAAAGAAATTTTAAAATTAAGAACATCTTTGGAAAAAACAGATGCAACTTGTCCAACCTGTGGAAAACCATTGACGGATCCATCAGTTAAATCTCATTTATCTACTACTTTAAATAATTTAATTCAAACAAATAATGAGATAATTGAAGAAAATGATAAATTGGAAAAATTAATTGCTTCAATACATGATGAGATTAGTAATATAGAAAATTTAGTTTCTAATACAAAAATAGAAACAGACGTAGAAGCTAAGGAAGTTAATAATACATATAATGATAATTGTTTAAAAATTAATCAAAAATTAACAGAGGTTACTGAAAAATTATACACAATGTTTTCTCAAAAGAAAAGTGACTTGGAAGAAGAATTTAAAAACAAGGAAGCATCTTTTTCAGAAACTTTAAAAACATTATTTACAGAAAAAAATTCAATAATTAAATTATTAGATGAAAAGAAAATTTTAATAGATAGCTTAAATAAAATAAAATCAGATATAGAATTAAATAAAATTTTAATATCTAATAAAGAAAAAGAAACATATAATCTTTCAATATTAGAAAATTATATATCTGAAAAATCCAGATTAGAAGAAGAAAAGAATATTTTAAATATTGATAAGGAAAAAATTTTAAATAAAATTGAAATTTTAAATTTCTGGAAAGTTGGTTTTTCATCTTCTGGTATTCCATCTCTGTTAATTGATGAATCTATTCCATTTTTAAATGATAGTGTTAATAAATATCTTGATATAGTTGGTGGAAGATATAAAGCAAGCTTTGATACTATATCAACTACAAAAGCTGGCGAGTATAGAGATAAAATTAATGTAAATGTATTAGATACTCAAACAAAAGCTAATAATAGAAAGCAATTATCTGGAGGACAAACTAGAATCATTGATATTGCAATTTTGTTATCATTATGTGATTTACAAAATAATATTCAAAACATGACAACAAATATTTTATTATTAGATGAGATATTTGATAGTCTAGATGATCAAAACATTGGTTATGTATCTGGACTTTTGAGAACTTTAATCAAAGATAAATCGATAAATATCATTTCTCATAGACATATTGATTCTATTGAAGCAGATGATATTATTAGATTATTTTAAGAAAGGAAAAGAATGAATAAGCCTATTCAAATTATTGTATTATCAAATGGAGATAAAGTAATTGGAGAAATGGGGAGTTATGATAAAAATGGTACTTTTAGAATGGTTTCCGAATCTAAAATTTTGGTCAAAAATCCTTTTATTTTAAAAGAAATTATGACTCAAGAAGGTTATTCCCTTCTTCCAATGCCACTTCTTCCAACTTCTGATGATATGGTATATATCAATGAAGAACATATTGTTGTTTATCCATGCAATCTAAAGGAAGAAATTATAGATATGTATCGTCAAATGACTTCTAATATCTTGATTCCGACCCATAATAAAATTCAAACTATTTAAAAGGTTAAGCTATGAATAAAATTCATATCGTTAATTGGTTAATAACTAGAAAATGTAATTTAACTTGTGATTATTGCAGACTTGTAAAAAATTATAAAACTAAACCACCAGAATATCCGGATATGAAATATTATTTTAAAAATGAAATGTCATTAGATACGATAATTGAAGGATTAAGGAGATTGAAATTACACAATGCTAATGCATTTCATATTATTTATGGAGGAGAACCGCTGTTAAGACGAGATCTTTTTCAAATCATTAATTATTGTAATAACAATGATATTCACTATACAATAATTAGTAATAATACAGAAAAAGTTCAACCATTAATGAAAGAATTGTTTAATAAAGTTTCTTTTATAAAAGGATTTACCGCTTCAATTGATCCAATTATCTTTGATAAAAATAAAACTAGTAATGATATTTTCCAAAAAAGTATTTCAGGGATTACAAAACTAACTGAATATTCAAATATTATAAAAGATGTTGTAGCAGAAATAACTGTCTCAAATGAAAATTTACAATTTTTATATCCATTGGTTAAAGAATTAACGAATAGGGGTATAAATAGTGATATCACATTTGTAGATATTTCTAAATCCCCATATTATGATTTTTCTGATGTTGAGGATGATTCTATATTAGTAAGAAAATCCCCACCATTGAGAGATATTATAAATTCTATAATTGATGAAAAACTAAATGTTCATATGAGAGATAGTTTGTTACCAAAAATATATGATATCCTTCCTAGTGAATATGATTGCAAGTTAGATGAAGATTTTCACACAATGTGTGTTGATAGTGACTCTACTTTGAGACTTTGTCTTCGCGTAAAAGGTGTTTCTACCCCAGCTAGTTATAGTTTATTAAATATTATTGACGAAGATGGAAAATTAGATGAAAATATTAATCAAATAATTTCTTACGATAAAAGAAACTACTGTAGATTTTGTAATCATAGTTGTTATTTAATGGGGGAACTTCTATCATGTGATAAAGATTCTTCGGATAATTTAATCCATACAAAAATTAGAAAAAGTTAGACATAATCGAATTATTCCATCCAGGAGGTGAAGGATTTTCTGGATGGGTTATTACAGAAAATTGGAAAGAAAAAAATAAAATAGCTCAAATTAAAAGATGGAAAAATGCAGACGCACAATATCGTAAAAAACACGGTGATAACATAAAAAAATCTTTGAACAACCCAATAACGAAGCAAAAATTTAGAGATAATGCTAAAAAATATTGGAACGAAGAAAGGGATAGGATGTCATATCAAAAATTACCAAGTGTTAAAGAGAAAAAAAGTATAACTAGTATACAAAAATTAAGTAAATCATATATTATGATATCACCATTAAATGAAAGATTTAAAACAAACAGACTAAAAGAATTTTGTAAACAATATAATCTTTGTTATGATGTTGTTTTATCTGTTGCTAAAGGAAAATCTATTTCTAATAAAGGGTGGATTTGTTTTTTAGATAAAGATGGGGAAGAAGAAAGAATTCTTAAAAAAATAGAAGAATTAAAAAAAGAAAAAAGAGAAAGAAAAATTATTCAAAATTTGAATCAAGTTGGAAAACATATTCACAATGACATTTCTAAACAAAAAATTGGAAAAGCAGCAAAAGGAAATAAATATGGATTGGGTTATAAACATACTGAGGAAGATAAAAAAATTATTCAGCAGTGTTCTTTGAATATGTGGAAAAAACGAAGAGGAGAAAAATAAAATGAACGTTGAAAGAAAAAAAGAATATAATCAAGTATGTGTATGGCCAGCAACTATTATTGGTAAAGATAAAATTTCTGAATTTGAAAAATATATGATGGATAATTTTCAAGTAAGAGTTCAGTATCTAGAAGAAATTAAAACTTTTCCAAATCGACCAGATGATAAAACAACAGGTGGTAGAAATGATGTTTTTTTCTCAGTACATGATGGCGATGTTGGAAAATTTGCAATTCCCAGGTTATCAGTTGGAATAAGATGGATTGAGGATGTTCTATCTAAAGAAAACTACAGAAACAAAATTTACCCTAAACGAGTATTTGCTTATAAATCTTGGGATTGTTAAAATGAATTATCAGATCGATTTGAAAACACCATACATAAATAAAATTTTTAATAGATTAAAAAAATATACAAATTCAATTTCAAAAGATATTAAAAAATGGTCCATTGAAAATAATTATGGGTCTTATGATCAAAAACATCTAATAGAATTAATTGATCAGATTAAATATTTAGAAGAAAGAAAATTTAGTGAAGAAGATGCATTTCAATATTTAATTAATACAGAAGAAATTGATCCAAGAATTCCAGAAGATATAGCGTTAAAAAGAATGGAAAAAATCACATCTAAATATTTAGATAGAAGGAGATAATAAATGGCAGAACCAATTACATCCGCAATTGATTTTTTGAGATTAATTAAAAATGAAAAAGAAGTTTTAGTAAAATTTGAGAAAAAAGATGGTTCTTTAAGATTAATGAAATGTACGTTAGATTTCACAAGAATTCCACAGGAGAAAAAACCAAAAAGTGTGGATTTGGCAAAAATTTTAACAAAAATTCAAAAGAGTAAAATTCTTAGCGTATTTGATTTAGAAAAACAAGAATGGAGAACTATTCCATTTAATAAATTGGAATTTCTTCAGACTCCATCTAATAAGAAGATTTACATGTTACAAAAACTAAAGTAGAGGTTGAGATGGAAATGATTACTAAAAATATAACTATTGGTAGTCTTGATGTTGATCCAGATAATGGAAAAATATGGTTAAATTGTCCTGAATGTTTACTAAGAATACAGAATATAAGATTTTCAAATATAGAAGAAAAATTCTCGATGATAGATATAAATGGTGTTGATGCAACAATGTTTCCAGGATCTTTAATGAATGAACCATATTCAGATTTTTTAGAAAAAATAACAGTACATATCATCCCAAAACTAATTAAGTTGAAAGATTTGGAGATTGAGAATTTTTTAGATAAATTATCTGTTGTTATAAAGGAGGAAGTGAATAAATGGGAATCTTAAATGAATTATTAGAAATGACAAAGAATTCAGATTTAGATTTAAAAGTGAAACAAATTTCTGATGAAATTATGAAAGAAGAAAGACCCAAATTTGCAAATAAATCTGATGAACCAATAGGTGCTAATATTTTCTTGGCTGTTCAATTTGATGATAATGGCGCAACTAGTTTTCTTTGTTTAGAAAGGGAATTAGCGGAAACATACATAGTATCATTATGGTCAAGATTGAAAAATACACAAGGTTCATTAAAAAGAAAAAGAACATGGGAAGTTAAAGATACAAGTAAAGCGGAAAAAATTCTTAAATTTTATGCAGAGACTTTAAAATATGTTCGAGGTGAATAGTTTAAATGACAACTCCTATAAATGAAATTTTGATTAATAGAAAATATATAAGAAATATAAAATCATTAATAAATCATAATTCTCATTCAGATCATCATGATCCTGAAACTTATAGTATACCATATATTGTTAATTCTATTATTAAAACAGAAGATTTTATGAAGGCATTTGATAAAAAATTAAGCATACAATCAAGTATACTTCCAAATAACTGTAAATTTATAGATAAAAGATCTGATACTTTTATTTATATTATAGAAGAAGAGCCAAAACTTAGAACAGTATCTTTTAATTTTGATCCAACTGCTGAATTAGAATTGTTAAAACAAAATGGTAAATATGATTTATATGGTTTAAAAAATTTTAATACAACTGTTCCATTTAGATTAACTTTATCTATTCCTTATGTTACTTATATTCTTAATTTTTCATCAAGCGGTCATTTTCGAGAAATGTATCTATTCTTTAGATTAAATCCTATAACAAGTTTGGATGATTATCTATTGGAACCTTGTTTACCAAATATTTCTGAACAGGAATATAGGGTTTGTCTTGGGGATATTGTTTTAAATGAATATGGTATAAAACAATCTGTTAATTCACTTGATATAAATAATAAGATTCGAAAAATTATAGACTCGTTTTGGTTTAATAGTTTCAACTATGATTATTTTGAACATTGTAGAAAATATTCTCAACTTCCAGAATTATCAGATTTGTTTACTTATTCTTATAACTCAAAAAAAGATCCTGGTTTTATATTTTCTGTAAATTGGTTTAATACAGGACGTACATTAAATGATATAATTGAAAAAATAAAAAAAAATAATTATGGCGGGAAAAGTGATTTTGAAAGCATTTTTGAGTTTTTCCAGAAGACTGTTGAACAAGATGAAAATGGATTTGAACCCGAAGTTAGAAATCTTACAGAATCAATTATTCTACCAAATAATTTTATTCTTTCAATAGGGGATGAATTAAATGTAGATGATAAGAAATATTTTATTACATCATTTAAATATACTAGAGAAAATAAAACAATTGTTGCAGAAGATGACGATAATAAAATTTATCAATTTAAAGCTACACAAGACTTTTTAAATAAAATAGCAAGTCAATTTAAAAATAAAGAAGTCAAAGAATTAAAAATTGAAAATATAATTTTAAAAGAGGGGGATTTTGTACAATTTTCTAAAACCAATGAAGTAAAAATAGTTGAAAAAATTATAAAAACAAGAGATAATATAAATCATATAAAAATAGGTAGAAATTTTTATCTAGAAAATTGTTTTCAGAATGGAATGATTAAAATTTTTAATGGAATAATTAATTTTGGTGGACAAGATTTAAAACAAGATCAGGAATATATTATAATGGAAACCCCCGATTCAAGTGAACCATTATTTTCATTTTGGAAAGCAACTTTTAAAGAATATTTTTCAGAAGATGGAAACTTTATATTACATTTCTTTAGTTCGGAAAATAGACAAACAAGAGCATTTCGATATGATACTAAAGCATACACTTTAGATACAGTAGATAAGATAAAAAAAGCAAAAGGTGTTTTTAGAATAAATAATTGTATTATTCAAACAGATGAACGACCAAATATATTTTATATTGAAGGAAAGGGGTGCGGTAGATTGGCGAAAGATCTAACATCCAGACTCATGGACAGAGATCTTACACTAGATTATGATGAAGATAAAAGTTTAAAATATTTTGAAGAATTTTGTAAAAGAGGTGATCAGGAATTAATAATTGAATCTTTTGATAAAAATATTAGTTATAAGATTGGTGATAATGTAATTTTTATTGATTGGAATATTCCAGAAGAAATGTTAAAAATTAAAAGAATTAGTGGATTTAAAATGAAAGAAAAAATATTTAATTTGGAATTAACAGATGATTCTGGAAATACATCAATTGTTCCTTTAATTAATACATCGTCTGGTGAGGGGCATTTTGAAACTATAAGACATGTTTGCAATCAAATAAATGATATGAAAATTGGTATGAAAGTTCAAGTTAATAAAAAAGGAATTCCAGATTTTTTAATGAAAAATGTTTATGAAATTAAAGCATTTATAATTGATTATGAACACCCTTTAGTTTTATTTTCTAATGGGAGAACTTTATATTTTAATGAATTTTGTAGAAATTTTGATATTGTTGATAAAAAATATAAAAAATTCTCTCAGAAACCAGAAGAATTTAATTTAAAAATTAAATATCAAGATGGAGATATGTTTAAATCTAATGATGATCTTTTTCAAATAGTATATTCAACTTCGTATAGAAAAGATTTTTTATATAATCTTGCACCGGGTCATTATAATAGTTTTAAAATAAGAACCATTTCCCCATATTGGAGGAGCAGAATAAAAGATTATTCAACACGGAGAGGATTATTGTTACCAAGAAATAAGAAAGATAATTTACAATATACTACTGGTCATCCTACGTTATTTTCTCAAATTTGTAAAGGGGATGTTTCTTTTGGAATTAGGAGATCATACGTAGAGGAAGATAATATTATTGAAGAAAGTAGAGAATCTTAAATGAACATTTATATCAATAATGGAGTTGATATTCCTAATGATGAAACTTGTTATATTATTGCAAAAGGAGGTATTTATTTAAAGAAGAAATTAGATTTAATTGAAAGTATTACTCCTGTAAATAATATTTCATTTTTAGAGGATATACCAACATTTGCAAAAATTAATATTTCAAAAATTACAACAAGAATATTTGGGAATATTTTAGGATTTTTTAGAGAGGTGTATAAACTATATAAATCCGAAGCAATTGTACTAATTTACTATAATAAAAATACAAAGTTCTATAAAGTATTGGCTCCCGATCAAGAAGTTTCTAATGCATCTTTAAAATATGAAGCACCGCCGACACCAAAAGATCATATATTAATTGGAACAATTCATAGTCATGGGAATATGCAAGCTTTTCATTCTGGAACTGATAAGGGGGATGAAGAAAATTTCGATGGTATTCATATGACAATTGGAAAATTAAATGGTGAAAACTTTTTTGATGTCTGTGGTTCTATTGTTGTTAATGGAATGAGAGTTCCAATTATACCAGAAAATTATGTACATGGATTGGAAAGACGTGAATATACTCCTTATTTTCAATCTATGTTCAAACCTTCTTTTGAATTTATTAACAATGAAAAACATTATAAGAATACAGTAAAAACATTAGAAGGATATGTATTAAATGGAACAAAAGAAGATTATGATTTTAATAAGAAATGGTTAGATAAAGTAAAAGAAACAGTATACACTAGATCATATGATATTTCTGGTGGAGTTTATGTATTTAAACATGGCAGATTGATAAAAGAAGAAACAAATAAAAATAAACAATTGGAGATTTTTGATTTTTCCAATTCTTGTAAGGAAAAAGATAAAACAGAATTTTGTATTTGCAAACATTGTATTCATAGGGACCAAAAATTAAAATTAGAAGATATTAAAACTATAGAAGAAAAAGATTTAGAAAGTAAATTTAGTTATCAGGATTTTGATTTATTTAATTACGAAAAAAATTGGTGGGATTGAAAATGAATATATCAATAATTGGTTTAGGCGGGATTGGAAGCATTTTAGTTAATACATTATCAAGGTATTTAGATACAAACTGCTCTTTACATCCTGTTCATATTAAATTAGTTGACGGAGATGATTATGAACCTAAAAATACTATAAGGCAAGAATTCATTAATTTTGGAAATAAAGCTTACATCAAAAAAAGAGAACTAAGTAATAAATTTTCAAATATTTATTATGAAGATTTTCAAATGTTCTTAGATGATAATTTTATTTCAGAGATAATTTCTGAGAATTCTATAGTATTTGTTGCAGTTGATAATCATAAAACCAGAAAGTTGGTTTCAGATTATGCTAAAAAATTGAATGATATTATTATCATTTCTGGCGGAAATGAACTAACAGATGGGAATGTTCAAATATTTATTAGGAAAGGGGGAGAAAATGTAACACCAAGTTTAACCGATTATCATCCGGAAATTGAAAATTTCGAAGACAAATTGCCAAATGAGATGTCTTGTGAAGAACTCTCTAATTCGGCGCCACAATTGTATTTTACAAATTTTATGGTTGCTGGTCATATGTGTTCAGCCTTTTACAATGTAATTGAAAAAAATAATTATAAAGTTTCAGAAGTTTATTTTGATTTATTAACTATGAATGCGAATGCAAAAAAGAGAATACCAAAAAATATTAGAGGTTAAAAAGAAAAGGAGATTTTATTATGTCGAAAATTAAGAGTATGTCTATTGCTGAGTTGGAAGAAAAAACTGTTGCGGAACTTCGGGAACTGTGTAAGAAGTATGGTATTGTCGGAATGAGTAAAGCTAGAAAAGATGACATCATTGATGAAATTTCTAATTTCTATGATAATTATGAAAATTTCGAAGATTCTCTTAATATCACGAATGAAGAGCCTTCAAAACTTCCTTACATCAATGCTAATCTTCATAGTTTTCTGGATGTAAACGATACATATAAAACTTTAATTTCTGTATCTTGCGGCGCAGCATCGTCCAATTATCCGGTCGTTGGAAAAACAGTTGGTTATGTAAAAGCTACTTATCGTGAAATTCTTAATATTGAAATTGATTCTAAAGCGGTAACAAATGGTAATGAAGTTTCAGATTCTTATATTTTAAAGAGCGGAGATACTCTTGAATTTGTAAGACAAGCTGGCGTGAAGGGCTGAATTTAAAAATGGTGAGTGAAAGAAAAATTTCACTCACCATTTTCTTTAAATAAAGGAAAAACTTATGTCAATATTAGATTCAAAATTAAAGGAACAAGGAGTTAAAGAAATAAAATATTACTACGAGAACCATCCATTAGTAGGAAATATTTTTACAGTATGTGTTTTTTTATCAGAGGATAAAAAAATCTTAGCAAGAGGGGTATCTATTTGTTCCATCGAAGATTCTCATAACAAAAAAATTGGAAGAAAAATAAGTAAAAGTAGAGCAATTATAGCACTCTATAAAAAAGAAAATGGAATGAAAATTAATAATGATGGAATATCTGAACAATTTAATCTACATTATTCAAAATTTGTTATGAAATCTTTTAAAATAAAAAGATCTGAAGATAGTAATAAACTTATAAAACTTGCGGATGATTATGGATTTTCTTATGATATTATAAGATTTGATCCTTTTAAACGATTAGATGTTGAGATTCCTTATAACTATCCAATTATAGTTAGTGGGAAACATTTTAATTTTAAATCGGAATATTGTCCAGATCCAACATCGAACGAAAAACATATGTTTAAGTTATAGATTTTATTGGGTTGGGAAGACTTGTTCTTCCCAACCTTTTTAAAAAGAAAGGAAAATCATGGCTTCATACGATCAAAGTAAAGATAAATTGTTAAAACTTTTTGAAATGAAAAAAGATAAAAGTAGTATTTTATTTTCTATTTTTTCTTATAATGGTGGCCAACCAAAATTAAGATTATCAAGATCATATGATAAAAAAGATGGTACTACCGGATATGGAAATATAGGTGGTATAGCTCTTGATGAAATGGAATTTTTTAATAAAAATATAGAAGAAATAATGCAAATCATGAAAGAAAACTCAAAGAAATAGGATATTTTCTTTGAAGATAAGAACAAATTAATGATACAGGATCATTTGGAGGTTGAGGTTGTATAATAATATTTGTGTTATTGGTCTTGGAAGTTTGGGTGGATATTTAGCAAAAAGTCTATCTGAACTTGAATCAACAAAGAATTTGTTATTGATAGATTATGATACTGTTGAGCAAGAAAATATTAAATACTCCATTTATTCTCAAAGAGATATTGGAAAACTAAAAACAGAAGCTATCTTATCAAAACTAGATAGTGATGCTCATATTCATTGTATCAATAAAAAATATATTGAAGGTTTAACAAAAATCCCTAAGTATGATTTAATAATAGATTGTAGGGATTTTACGTACGAAAGAAAAAATCTAATAGATATAAGATTATCAATATCTTTTAAAAATTTAATTATTGATTGTAGAAAAAACGTCACATACAAAAAACAACATGAAGGAAAATATATAGAAAGATTAAGTAAAACTGATTTAAAAATGGCTGCTTTAAATACCACTATTTTGATTGGTAATGGAATTATTAAAGAATTAATTAATAAAGAAATTATTCATGAAATTCCAATAGATTATATTTCTGAAAAAGCAAAAAAATCTGCAAACAATAATGGTATAGATATTATTTATGAGAATAATTCTTTTGAAAAAAAATTATTAAATTTACATAATAATTATTCTTCTATTATAGATATAAATAAAAAGAATGAGCTGACAGTATGTGTTGGAAGTAAAACATCACCATATCTAACTAAAACAATTTCAAGAAATAACTTTAATACAATTAATGATATTATTTCTAACTTTTCTTCCCTTATGCAAAATCTTCCATTTCCTTATAATTATTATGTTATTAGCGTTAATAAATATAATAATTCATTTTATGTTGAGCTTTTACCAGAAACGGGATCTGCATGAAATATACTTTTAATCAAAAAATAATTCCAAATAGATTAATTTGTAATAATAGTTTTTATAATATTAAGGTTATAAATTCAAAATTTATTATTAATGAATTTTGTATACATATAGATAAAAATAATAAAATCTCCTCAATAACTATTACAGATGGTATTCATCCAAATTGTAATTTAAAAAATAAAGTTGTATGTATACCAGATTATTTAAAGAATCTTGAATTAAATAAAGATACTATGAAAATTATTATTAATATTCTTGAGATTTTTAATTTTGATAGTGCTTTTTTTCAACCATGGGATTCTTTTGAATATTTGGAGGAAGGAATGACCAATAATGAATAAACAAAAGATTAAAGAAGATTTAAAAAAAATTGGCAACGAAATCATAGATGATTTAGAATTAGTTATTAAAAAAGGGGTATCTAATATTTTTACTTTTTTTAAAGATGTTACTGATGAAAGTATAACAAATATTTTTGAAAAAAGAAAAAAAATAAATAATAAAAAGCAAGGAGATCACGAATGAATAAGAAGGTTGAAGACGAATTGTCAAAATCATTTAAAACAATGATTAAGGATGCAATGGTGGAAGAGGGGGTTTTTAAAGAAAAAGATGTTAAGCAATTAATGAAAGATATTCTGAAAGAAATGGATTTATTAATTGCTAACAGAGTCAAACAACATTTTTATGAAATCGGTCTTCATATGGTTAAAAATGGAAAACCAAATCAACCTAAAAAATCTGGAGATATAAACAATGCCTAAGCTTTTAGATATTGCTTCATTTTGTGAAAACTTAAAGGAAATATCATCGTCAAAAATTATGGATAAGAGAAAATTCCATGCAGAAGGTTTATTTTCTGAGCAAATTTTTGGACCTTTAAAAAATTATACTTGTCAATGTGATACTTATCATGGTGTTTCTAGAGCTGGAGGAACGTGTGATAAATGTGGGGTTGATATTGAAAACAGTGTTATTAGAAGAAAAAGGTTTGCAAAAATTATTTTACCTATTCCAATAGTTAATCCGATAATGTATGATCTGATTATAGATATTGGCGGAAATTTAGTTAAAAACTATTTAAATAAATTAATGAGAAGTGATAGAAGTGTTTTATATACAGAGGATGGATACTATTTTGTAACTGAAGATTCTAAAGTTCCAGAAGGAGTTACTAAATGGGAAAAAATAGAAGCCATTCAAGAATTAATTAGTAATATTGCAGAATCTAATGTACAAAATGATCCAAATAGTAAATGGAAAATTATAAAAAATAATTTACATAATTTATTTATTCAAAATATTCTTGTTTTACCTCCGGATCTTCGTCCAGCAGCAAAAGGAATTGAAAGAAATAATCAAGTTGTTGATAAAATTAATAGATTCTATATGCAAATTTTGACAAAGAAAGAATCTATGAAAGATACAATTATAGATATACAAAGAGATAAAGTTTTATTTTATTCTTATTTTAAACAACTTCAAAAAGATGCAATTGAGTTATATGAACATATTATAGAAAAATTATCTAAAAAAGAAGGATTAATTAGATCAAATATTTTAGGTAAAAGAATAGATTTTTCTGGAAGAGCAGTTATTATTCCAGATCCTTCTTTATCTATAGATGAATGCTTTTTACCATATGTTATGTTTTTAGAATTATTTAAATTACAGATTTCTAAAAAATTAATAGAATTAGGAAAATTTAAATTATTAAATGAAGCAATTGATTATATTGAAGAATGCATAAGTTTGGATAATACTGTTTTATTTCACATTTGTGAAGAAATAGCGAAAACAGAATTTTGTATTTTAAATCGCCAACCTTCATTACATAGATTAAGTATGGTTGGATTTAAAATCAAATTATCTCTTGGAAGTGTTATTAAATTACATCCATTGGCATGCGCTGGATTTAATGCTGATTTTGATGGTGATCAAATGGCAGTATATATCCCAATTTCTGAAATTACAAAACAAGAAATTTTAGATAAAGTATTAATTACAAAAAACTTTACAAATCCAGCAAATATGGAATTAGCAACAATCCCAAGTCAAGATATTATATTAGGAATATATGCGCTTAGTATTTCTAAATTTCCAAAATTACAGACAATTGTTGAATATAAAGGAGAACAAGTTTCAGAAAGTATAAAAATTTTAAATGATTGTTTTCCGGAAAGTTACCCAGTTATTAATTATCCAGTTGGAAAAAAAGAATTATTAAAAATTTTAAATGATATAAAAGAAAAATATTCAGAAGAAGAAATTGCAAAAACATTAGATAATATTAAAACAGTTGGTTTTAAATATGCCACGATATTTGGTCCATCATTATCTTTGGAATCTTTTGAAATAAAAAATTCTAAAAAAGTTCGGGATGATATTTATAAAACTGGAACTATTTTAGATCAGTTAAATAAACTAGATTCAAAAGAAACTGAAGATTTTTTAAAAGAGAATTTTAAATATTCTTATCTTATTGAATCAGGAGCAAGAGGAAGTTGGGGGCAGGCTAAACAAATAGTTTTTTCCAGAGGATATGTTTCAGATTTTAATGGAATGATTAAAGAGACTCCAATTAGACATAGTTTATTAGAAGGATTAACTCAGGAAGAGTTTTTTAATTCCACATATGGTTGTAGAAAAGGTCTTCTTGATGTTGCATTAAATACTGGTACATCCGGATATCTTTCTAGGAAATTATTATTTACTGGAACAAATTTAGAACTAGATGATGAACTTGATGATTGTGGAACAACAGATTGTTTGATGGTTTATGTATCAGATGATAAAAAATCTAAAATGTTATTAGAAAGATATTTTATAAATGATGATGGAAAATTAGAAAAAATTACAAAAGAAAATAGACAAAGTTTAATTGGAAAAAATATTAATTTGAGAAGCCCAGTATTTTGTAAGAGTGAAAAAATCTGTAAAAAATGTTATGGAGATCTATTTAAATTAATTCATAGTAAATTTATTGGAGTAATCGCTGCACAATCTTTAGGTGAAACAAATACCCAATTAATTTTGAGGACGTTTCATTCTAGTGGTGTAGCCAAATTGGGAAAACTAAATGAAAAAGAAGAATTGATTGATGATGCTAAACAGAAAGATATTGTTGGGGATTTAACATTAGCTTCAAGATTATTTCATCAAACAAAATCGAAAAATTATAATGAGATAATAGATGAAGCATATGAAATTTACAACAGGAGTAGAGATATAATGTATATTCATTTTGAATGTATTATTTCTCAAATGTTATGGGCCAACAAGAATGGCGAAGAGGTTCTTTGGAGATTAATAGAAGATAGAGATAAAGTTGCACCAATTTGTTATAGTGTTCAATCAGTTCCCGAAAAATCTAGTTGGTTATTAGGGTTAGGTTTTTCAAACCCAAAAAGACAAATTATAAAAGGAGTTCAAAAATCTGGAAAATACAGTGGTATATATGATAGAATGTTATGTGGAGGAGAATTATGAAAATAGGTATTGTATGTAAAAGATGCAACAAAGATATTTTGGAAATATCAATCAAATTTAATAATATAAGCTTCAGAAAAGATTTGACAGTTGTTAATTCACATAATTCAAACCCGCTTTTAGTACAATTTGATCAAGAATGGTTTTCTGGAAATGTTGAATGTATTATTTATAATTGTGATTGTGGGGAAGTTGTTGTGAAAAACCAGAATTCTTTACTAGATGATTTTGTAAAAATAATTGGTTCTACTACTATAAATTATGAAGATTTATTAAAAAAAGAATATGAAAATTTAAAAATTATAATTTTAGATGATTCCTTAGCAGGAACAGTTGTAAAACTATAATTTATGTGGTGGGAATAATAAATGTGAAAGGAGGAATTGATTAACATCAGGAGATAGAAGAATTTCTTTCAGGAGAAAATTTTTTAAACTTCTGAGAAAAATGTTGATATGATTCCAGATGAATATGAAAAATGAAGAATAAATGGTTGTCGGATTATTCTGACAAAAAAATTATAGAAGTTTTATCATTAATACAGAGGAGATCACAACTTTGAAATTCATAAATCCTACGTATCAGGTGGATGAGATAAAAAATATTTTCACATTAAGAAACAATGAACATGAAAACTTAGAATCTACAATAAGAGAGATTTTAAGACCTGCTGAGGAATTAGGTTTTGTTATTACAGAATTTGGCATTAAAGAATCTAAATTTTCATCTGGGGAATTATATAGGACTTTAAAACGAAATTTAATTATTAAATTACAAAAAGGTTCATCAGAAATTGATATATCTATGTTAATTCCAAAACTAATAGATAATAATTATTTGGTGATAGGCGGCAGGAAAAAAATCCCATTATTTCAATTGTTTGATATTCCTTTTGTAACTAGAGGAAAAAATATTAAAATGAGAACCAATGTTGCGTCGTTAATGGTTTTCGAAGAAAAAGAATTTCCTCACATTTATATATCAATTTTTGGAAAAAAAGTTCCATTGGCATTAGTAATGCTTACTTATTATGGATATGATAAAATTGGGGAAATGTTTAATTTTTCAGATATTAAACCTATAGATGAGGATTATCAAAAATTAAAAATATATGATAAATTTTTAATCGAATTAAAAGATTTTTATGAAAATTCAAAAGATTATACAAGAGATGATTTTATAAAAGAAACTGGAAAATATTTTTCTAATTTTGATTATAGAGTTAAAGGTGAAGATTTAGTTTATGGATTAGATTTAATATTAAAAACAGATATTATGTCTGCAAAATTCTTTACCACAGGAACTGTTTTGGGTGACCTAATTGAAGTTTTAAAAATGAATGATATTGATGATACAAATTTTATAAACAAAAGAATCAGATGCTTTGAATATATAATTTTATCAAAGGTATCCAAAGCTGTTTTTGATTTATGTATGGCCAATAGAAATTCTAAAACCCCAAAATTTAATATTAATTCAACACAGATATTATCGGAATGTAATGTATCTAATATTATACAATTTGATTTTTCTATTAATCCAATTGAAGAATTAACTATGTTATCAAGAACTAGTTTAGTTGGACCTGGCGGATTTAATAGAGAAAATGTTCCATATTATTTAAGAGATATTCAACCAACAATGTTTGGAAGAATATGTCCTGTAGATACTCCAGATAGAGAAAATTGTGGTATTCTTCAGTGTCTTATTCCAAATGTTGACTTAGATGAAAATTTAAAATTTACAGATGTTGCAAAAACAGATCAACCTATTTCTATTCCAGTTACAATGGTTCCATTTTTAAAGAATGATGATCAAACTAGATTACAAATGGCATCATCTCAAATGAGACAAGCAATCATGTTATATAATTTTGAACAACCAATGATTAAAAGTGGGTGTGAAGGATTATATACAAATTATACACAGTTTATTAAAAGATCTAAAAAAGATGGTGAAGTAATTTATGTAGATTCTGATTATGTCATGATTGTATATGATGATGGAGAATTTGATTTAATTGATGTAGGATTAAGAAAAATTTATGTTGAAAATTTAGATATGATGGAAGTTTATGTAACAGAAGGGAATAGAGTTAAAGCAGGGGATATAATTGCAGAAAGTAATTTTTGCAAAAATGGAGAAATAAATTTTGGGAGAAATTTATTAACTGCAATCATGACAAAAGATGGATATAATTATGAAGATGGTATTATTATTTCTGATAGACTTGTAAAAGAAAATATATTTACTTCTGTTCATGCAAAAGATTTATCTTTTGTAATTCCGGAATCAAAGATTTTATTATCTCTAGATAAAAATACTTATAAACCACTTCCAAAACCATATAGATCTCAAGATGAGAAAAATCCCGGAAAAAAATATGATTATATTCAACATGGTTCTCCTTATGCAATTATGAAAGAAATGATAGGAAATTATACAGAATTTAATTCTATTTTTAAAGAAGAAATTCCACTAATAGCAAAACATAATTTATTTATTACAGATGTAAATATTTATGTTAATAAATACAATGATAAAATTAAACAATATTGTGACTGGGTAGAAAAAACCCAACAAAAACAAATTGATGAAGAAAAAAGAATTCAACATTTAATTTATGAAAGATTACCCAAATCAAAAGCTTTACAATTTATTCGAGATAATAATTTAGATAAATTTTCTCATTTTGGAAAATATAAAATTAAAGGGGAAGTAATTAATGGAATCTATGTTTCAATAAATTCTATTTATTTACGAAATATTGAAATTGGTGATAAGATTGGAAATAGACATGGAAATAAAGGTGTTGTTTCTAAAATTCTGCCACATAATGAAATGCCAAAAATGGAAGATGGAAGGCATGTTGATATTTGTATAAATCCTTTAGGAATTATTTCTAGAATGAATGTTGGTCAAGTTTTTGAAGCAAATTTAGCAATGTCTCTAAACGATTTAAAAAACAAGATGATGGAATTATATCAAAAAGAATCTGAAGAAAATAGGGATGAAGTTCTTAAAAAATATTTATTAGATTATATTAAAATTATTGATTGTACAAATAATAATTGGTATTTAAATCAATTCAAAGAGCAATTAAAAAATATTAGAATAACTCCTGAATTTATCCAAGATCTTTGTCTTTTAGCCCCACCATTTGAATCTACCACATATGAAAAAGTTTTAAAATCTATGAAATATACCAATACTAAATCTGAATATAAAATATTTGATCATCATTCTAATGATTATATTCTTAATCCGATTTGTGTTGGCTATATGTATTTCTTTAGAATGGTTCATATTGCTGCACATAAGATTGCATATAGATCAATTTCTATGTATAATAGAAAAACTATGCAAGCAGTATCTGGAAGAAAAAATAATGGTGGTCAGAGATTAGGGGAACAGGAATGTTCTGCATTGATTGCACATGATGCTTTAGAAAATTTAACGGAATGTCTTACAACAAAATCTGACTGTATTGATTTAAAGAATCAATATATTAAGAAAATTATAGATTCTAATTATTTAAAAGAAGAAGAAGATATTTCTAAAGTTCCTGAGGCTGTAAATTTACTTAAAAGTTATTTATTAATTTCTGGTTTGGATATGAAAAGTTAAAAAAGGGGATGAAATATATCCCCTTTTTCATTTTTTAGAAAGGATTTAAAATGGGAACAAGACATTTAACTTGTGTCGTAAAAGATAAAGAATATATTGTTGCTCAATATGGTCAATGGGATGGATATCCTTCAGGTCAGGGTGTTAATATTCTTCATTTTTTAAGAAATGAATTTATAGAAGAAAAATTTTTAGAAAAAATAAAAATGGCAATTTTTCCAACACAAGAAGAACTACAGAATTGTTATAAAAAACATGGAGCAGATAATGATGAATGGATTTCTTTAGAAGTTGCAAAATCATTTAATTTAGAACACCCATATCTTTCGAGAGATATTGGCAGTGATATTTTACCGATGATTCAAAATGCAGAAAAACCATTTTGGTTTCATAAAAATAAAAATTTTGCATATCAATCATTGTTTTGTGAATGGTGTTATGTTATAGATCTAGATGAAAAATCCTTTGAAATTTTCACAGGATTTAATAAAGAACTTTTAAATGAAAATGAAAGATTTTATTCTAAAGAAAGGCATGATAATTATTATGGTGTAAAATTATTGGAAAAGTATAATTTATATAATCTTCCTACCATTGATCATTTTTTAGAAGATTTAGAGAAAATAGGAGAAAAATAAAAATGAGAAAAGATCTAGAAGAAAAATTAATTAATGATTTTCCAGGATTATATACTCAAGTTACTTGGTCAAAAGAAAAAACTTGTATGTGTTGGGGGTTTGATATTGATGATGGTTGGTTTAATATAGTCTATGATCTTAGTAAAAAAATTACTGAAATTGCCCCGGAAGTTCAGGCATTGCAAGTAAAGGAAAAATATGGAGGGTTACGTTTTTATATTGGGGAAGTTTTAAATGAACATGCAGATATTATTTATAAGCTAATTTATGATGCAGAAGAAAAATCGTTTAAAACATGTGAGCTTTGTGGAACTATTGAGAATGTAACTACTAACGAACAAAATTGGATTAAAACACTTTGTGATAATTGTAGAAAAGGAGAAACAAACATTGGTTGATTTTAATAATTTACCTGATATACAACATTCAGAAACATCTGAATATCCCATTTACTTAAATTCTGTTGGGGTTGAAAAAGTAAAAGTTCCATTTAAATTAGATTCTTTATATGGTGGAACCCATAATCTAATTGCCGAAGTTGAAATGACTACAGATTTAAGAGAGGATATCAAAGGAATATCCATGGGAATGCTTTTAAGAAGCTTAATGAAATATTTAGATAAACCTTTAAAACATCAAATTATCAAACAAATTTTAGAAGAATTTAAAACTGCAGTAGAAACAGATTCAGAACATAGTTTGATTAAATTTGATTTTGAATTACCAATTAATAAGAAAGCTCCAAAGTCAAACATTGTGTTTCCGCAGTATTATAAATGTGGTTTTGTCGGAAAATTAGATCATGATAAATTTAGATTTTTTCAAAAAGTTCAAGTATTTTATGGATCATATTGTCCATGTTCTGCATCTTTATGTAATCATTTAAAAGATAATGATTTAAAAGGCTTCCCGCATGCACAAAGGAGCCATGCAGATTTATTAGTTGAAATTGAAGATGGAAATATTATATGGCTTGAATCATTAATTGAACTTATTGAAAATGCAGTTAAAACTTCTATGTTTCCAGTTCTTCGAAGAATTGATGAACAAGAAGTTGCCAGAATTGCTGCAGAGAATCCAATGTTTGTTGAAGATTCTATTCGAAGAATTGTTCATGTGTTAAACCAACAAGATTGTATTTATGATTGGATAATTCGTTGTGTTCATATGGAAAGTATTCATGTCAGTAATGCTATTAGTACATGCTGGAAAGGAATTGAAAAAGGGTTTAGAGGAACACATTATTTTTAAGGATAACTAATGCAGATTAAATGGTATTTTGATAAATTTGCCAGACCATATTTAAATGAATCTATAGTTTTAACAAAAATGGAATTAGATCAAATAGATGAATTCACTGATCGTTTAGTTCCAGTTAAAATGAAGCAAACAAGATTTTTAAATCAAAATCCAAAAACGGTTAAAAATTCTTTTTTTAATGGATATATGGGTGAGATAGCAATAGAACACTTTTTAAAAACTAAATTTATTCACTGGAAAATTAGAAGTGAAAAAGAATCTGATATAAGTGATCTTAGTTATCTTGGAATTGAGGTTGGCGTAAAAACTGCGGAATTTGGAAATCTTCCTTTGATTTATTATAATCCTAAAACACCAGAAATTATAACAATTATAGAAAAACCAAAAACTGTATATGTGGTTGGTTACGCAACAATTCCCATGTTAAAATATTATCAATCATCTAATTATACATTTGGAAATGTTTCAAAAATTAAAGGCGGATTTTGGGGGTTTCATAAATTACATATGTTTAAAAATATTGATGAATTAAGAAAACTTCGGAATAATTTATTATTAAATGAATTTGATGAGTTTTATGATAACCCAAAAGATTTTTCAAATGATAAATACTTAACTATTAATTTTTAGAAAGAGAGTAAGATAAGATATGACGAAACCAAAAAAGGTTGCATACACTTTAAAAAATATTTTAAATCATCCAATAATGGAAACTATTTTAGATAAATCAAAAGATATTAATGATGTTATTGATGAAGTTGTGGGTTGGTGGAAATATGATTTATTTAAAAGAAAACCAGGTCCTGCATATGACGACGATGGAGTTTTTATAGGAACTGATTTAGATTTAGCATGTTTTCTTTTTGAACTTGCTGACAGAAATGCAGTAATTAATTTTCCTATATATAAGAGTATTCGTCCAACCAGTCATCACGAAGGTCAAATGGTAATATCAGAAGAAAATAGACATGGATGTTTATTAGGAATAACTGCTAATAAAGAAACTTTTATTTTTTCAGTAAGAATTAAAGATATGAATGTTATGACTACAAATTCTGTTGGGGAATATAGAAATTTTTCTATTACTAATTTTTCTGGTGATTGGTATGAAGGATGGAAACAAATCCAATTTTTACCAAATATGAAAGAAAATAATTTTTTAATGGAAAGTAAAATTTTAGAAGATAATAAAATTACCTTTAAGAATTTTTCTCATCCTAATAGATGGACAAGTTTCTTTGGTCAATATTATTTTATAACAAAAGTTTTAATTGATAGATTAACTGAAGAAGCAAGATACTTTAATATAGAAATAAAAAAGATGTTAGAAGAAGGAATAATTACCTTCCCAGAGACAGAAACAATAAAAGAATGGCCTCAAAAAACTAAAGATGAGGGAAAATCTATTAAAGTTCAAGCTTTTATAGTTGAAATTGATGTCCCAGAAAACAATTCAGAGTTTCCAACTTATGAGCATAATCAAGAGAATTTAATTAAATTAAGTAATCTTAGAAAATACTACATATATAACTTAATCCCAAAGTTAAGATTTGCAACAAGAGCAACAGAATTATCTTATTCTAAAGTTCAAAACAATATGCCATCTTGGTTAGATAATGTTAAATGGGAAAAGGATTATATTATTCCAGGAAAAAGAATTAAATGGGATAGATTAGTTTTATTTCAGCCAGGGGTAGGGGAAAAAGGAGTAGCAATTCGAAAAAGGAATTATGAAAAATCTGAAATTGTTTCAAAAGATTATGAATAAGGAATATGTATGATTACAATCAATAATAAAAACATAAATGCATGTGGAACTAGTTTAATTGGATATCTAAATATGACATATGATGAAATTGTATTTATTTTTGGAAACCCAATAAGATTAAAAGGGGGAGATAATAAAGTAGAATGGGAATGGGTATTTAAATTAAATGATACTGTTCTTACAATTTATAATTGGAAGAATGGTCCATCTTATACCGGTAAAAGGACAATTAAAGCTAGAGATATTAAAGATTGGCATGTAGGTGGAAGACATACATATGATCTTAAAATTTTAAAAGATTATATATGTTCTAAAAATGAAATTTTTACAAAAAGATACCCATTAGTTATGCATGGAAGATTAGGATTAGGAGTAATTATTTAAATGTCATCTCTAATTGTAAAAAAGGGTGGGTTGATTGTTGAAAAAGATTGGAAATATGATGAGAATATAGATAAAGGTGATTATGTATATGAATATATTTCCACAGATTGTACTGATGCTTTTTTATTATCACTTTTACAACTTAATATTGACTTAGAAGAGGGATTTCTTGTAAGAGATTGGTTTAATTTATTAATTAATTATCCAATTTATCAAAAATTAGATTTATTTATTCCTTCTTTTCTTGATGAATATAACAAATGTAAAATAAAAGAATGCATTAATGATAATAAATTAACCGAAATAGTTTTTCAAAAAATTATTTTCTCCAAAAATTATGAACCAGAAAAAAATAAATTATATGAATGTGAAATATATATAGATATTTTTGCCACTGGCCCAGAAAAAAATATAAATTATGGTATAGGTTTAAAATCAATTAAAGAATATTTAGATCTGCCCATGAGATTAGCAAATGGAATGATTTGTAAAACAATTAATATTTTAAGAGAAGTTAAAAATATAGAAGAAAATGAAAAAATTTCTAAAACAATTAATATTTCAAAAGAGATTAAAAATCTAGAACAAAATGATGATATTTTTAAGTATTCTGTTGACACTCATGATCACCTAACAGAAGAGGTAAGAGTGAATTATAATTTGTTTGATTTTATAACATCATTTATTTATGAGATTTCTTTTTATGGAACACCAGAGAAAAGAGATATGCGTCAAAAAGAATTAATGCAGATTCGCGATGATGTTACATCAGAAAAAATAGAAACTGTTATATTGGATTTTGATAAATTAATAAATAATAAATCGGAAACGGTGAAAGAATGACAAGAGAAGAAATTATAAAATTATACGAAAAAGAACGAGAATATCAAAAAATTGTTTTTGGAGAATATAAAAATAATCCTTCTTTAAATCTAGGATCTTTTCTATTATTTTTAGATAGTTACTTACAAAAAGCAAAAAAATATTATGTTTCAAAATGGACTGATAATCCTCCTATATGGATGTTATCAAGTACTGAATTTTTAAAACAAGGATCTTGTCCAGCAGATAGTTATGAAGAATTAATAAAGATTTTTGCATTAACAGGAGCAGCCTTGGAATCATATGCTGCTATTGATGTATCTAAGTGGAGAGAAGAAGGAATTAAAGAAAAATGGAAGGATTAAAAACAATATGCTAGAAGTTGGGAAAACTTTTATGTATTTGGGAAATGAATATAAAATTATTACAATAGATGAAAAAAGAAATAGAGTTAATATAGAGAGAATTGGAGATAACATACATATTCCAAAAATTAATGAATACCTTGATATTGAAAATAAAATATATAAAGTAATTTATTTTAACGAAGGCAAAAACAGAATCACAATTGTTCCTATAAGGATGTATTAAAAAAAGGAGTTTAAAAAATGATTGAAAATTTGCAAGAAATGATAAACACTTTAAATGATCCAGTATCTTCTGTTCCACCAGTAGTTAATAAAGTCGCAGATGTAAGCCATACGAACGACATAGAAACTACAGAGGCCACAAAACAAGAACCAGAATCAGAAGATCCAGAAATTAACTTAATAAATTTTTATGATTGGTATGAAACATATTGTGCATCTATTCATAATGTAGCAAGAGTTAAAGCGGAAGTTTCGAATATCAATGTAAAAGATAGTATAATTTTTAAAATTCAAAAAGGAAAACCCGATGATACAATTATGGAATTAGTTAGTTTTTATAATCCTGGTTCTAGACCAATTCTAAATTTACCACCAGTGTATATGAAAGTATTTAAAAATGATACTTTTGAAGTTCTTCATACATTTTCAAGTGATATTTTTATTAAATCATATGGTGTTAAAACTGGTCTTATTTTAGTATTTTGTGCAAATGTAGATGGTAAAATTGTCCCATACCATAGAATTAAAATTAAGAAAAATATCACTTCTATAACATTGGATACCCTTCCGAATATCTCAGAAATTCGAGAAAGATTAACAGAAAATGTTGACGTAGAAGCAGTACAATTATTATATAAACAAGCTAGTAAATATTTAAATGAATTTACAACAAAAGATAATACATTAAATTGGTTTCTAAAGAAACAAACCGAAGTTGTTGATATTAACCATCTTTTAAAAATTGATACTGTATTGATTAATGTCATTTAACTAATTTGAAGGGAGGGTTATTATATAACCCTCCCATTTAAAAAGAGAATTTTAAATGAATATCAGCAAATTTTGTAGATTGTTTTTAAATAATGTATATTCGTATGATATTTCATCTTGTCATTATAACATCTTAAAAAGTTTAAATTATAATATTTCTAATATTGAAAAAGATAATAAATTAAAAAGAAATATTCAAATCGGGAAATTGATGAAAAACAATCCTCAATTAACAAATACAATTAGATCTATTACAGAATCTTTAATAGATGAATATATTTTGAGAAATAGACTTTTAAAAGAAGATATTATAATTAGACAATATGATGGATTTATTTCTCTCAAACCATTGAAACAAACCACCGATCAATATCTTCCAATTGATTTACAATCTATTTTTTCTGTATTTATTATTTCTTTAGATAGAAGAAAATTTATCGCAACAGATGGAAATAAAATTTCTATTAAAGGAATTCCAAATAGATATCAAGAAATAGATGATATATATAAAAAAATTCTATTTATTAATTATGCTAATAAAAATTCTATTTTTGTTAGTCTTCAAAATATAAAAAACGAGATTTTAAATTCTCAGAATCCAAAATTGTATTGTATCCCAACTAATGAAGGAAAATATAATATTTTTCTAAAACAATATGGTCAATTTGAAATATCAGAAACTTTAATTAATATACTAGATACATCTGATATTGATAAAGAAAGATATTTCAATTATTATTTTAAATCATTTTTTGATAGTATAGCAATAGAGTTTTTATAATGAATGAAGAAAAAGAATTTGTTAAATATGTTGAAGAATTTACAAAAGAATTATCAGTTAATCAAAAAGCTTGGGGAATTGTAAATGATTTTTATCATTTTCTTTTAACAGAAATGGAAAAACAAAAAATTTCTAAAGAAGAATTATCTAAAAAACTTGGAAAACAAAAATCTAAAATTTTTGATAAAACAACAAAAATGAATATTTATGAAATGGTTGAAATTGCTGATAGTGTTGGATTAAATATTAAAATTTCAAGGAGAAAAAATTAAATGATTAAATCAATTTTAAATATTGCCGGAGGAAAAATATCACCAATCGAATATCCAGAATGGAAAACGGATTTATACAGTGATACCAATTTTATGGTAAATCTTGATCAAATGTATTTAAATGCCGTTCCTGTGGAAACTATATTAAATCAACATATAATTTTACCAAAGTTAGGTAATAATCCAGTTCTTCAAACATATTATTGTAATATGGATATCTATGATTTTTTAAAAAGATATTGTCTTACATTTGATGGTATAGCAATGTATAGATTTTTAGAACATGTTCCAAAAGTAGATATCTTATTTTTTATATATCTTTTATCAACAACAGTTAAGGTTGGTGGCTTTGTTGATGTAATTGTTCCAGATTATCAAAAATTAGCTAAAAGAATTATAGAAGAAGATGTTTCAGATGAAAATTTTGAAGCGGAAGATATTATTACAACATTTGAATTATTGAATGAACCTTCTAATAGTCCACATGCATCTATCTGGACATTTGATCGTGCTATACATTTCTTTGAACTAGAAGGAAGGTTTAAAGTTCGACAACTTAATAGAAATTATTATTTTGATGGAAGAGATATCTATTTAAGATTTTTAGCAGAGAGAATTAAATGATAGATCAAAATAAATTAAATCAAATTATTCAATTTTTAAATTTAGAAAAAATAAACGTTGTCCAAAAGATTGAATTATATTGTTTTCCAAGAGAATATTCCAAAGAATTTGAACAAAAAGTTAAAACGATTCAAAAAGATATTGGAAATAATATTACACTAAAAATAATTTATGAAGGAGAAATTGAGAATAATGCCAATCTTGAGTTTTCAACAGAGAGCAACACAAATGGGGTTAACTGATTTAGGAAATGAATGTTTTGAATATAATGATCCTATTGGGAGTGTAGTTTATAAACATTTACAAACTAAAGATAATATGGATGTGCCATTGTATGGAATATATACTAAACCACCAGTTGATAATATAGAATATAAATATGCAGGATATGTTTCTAATCTATATCAATTCGAAGGAAATGAAGTAATGAATAATAGAATTAGAAATTCTATTCTTGAAGTAGGAAATCCAATTTTTAGGGAATATATTTATTTAAATTCAATTAGAACAAGGATGTCCAATGATATTTTAATTCAGCATAGTTCCAATATTCCAAAAGTTGGGGATGTATATCCACAAATAGTTGTTAGGAATACATATGATGGTTCCGGGGCAAGAGAATTTCTTTTTGGTTTTAGTGTTTTGGAAAATAATACCAGAATCTTTGGTTTTGGATTTAGATCAAAAATTGGAAAAATTAGACAAGTTCATAATATTCATTCCAAAACATCATTTACCAGTTCTATTGGGAATTATGTTGAAATATTTACAGAAAATATTCTTGAAATTATTGAAGCAAATTTTAATACAAATATTAGAGAAGAAGATATGTTAGTAGTTTTTGATACATTGGAAGCTATTGGTAAAAAAAGAAGGTTAGAAGTATCTAAATATATTAGTGATAATTTTGGTAGCAATATTAATGCATGGAATTTATTTTTAGCCATTACATATTTTTCAACCATTGAAAAAAATGTAAATGTAAAATCATTGTTGGATGATATTGCAGAAAAAGTATTGGTTATTCCTGTTGGTATCCAAAATGTATTAAAAAGTTTAAATACCTAAATGAAATATTATATTCGATAAATGACGTTAAGAAATTTTAAATTAATCTAAAACAAAGGTTAGAGGATCATTTTTAAAAAATCCTCTAACCTTTGTTTCCGTCAAAAATATTTTTTGTTTCTTTTTTTGTTAGAACAAAATATAAATACATCCTTGGAGGATATATTATATGAAAAATTATAAAGCATTAATAGAAAAATATTTAAATTTAATTGAACAAGAAACTAAAAAAAGTTTTACATTAGAAGAAGCTAAAAAGATTGGTGATGAAATAGGAGTAGATTGGGATAAAATAGAATTAGAACAATTTAGAAGAGGATGTGATGTAGAATTAGAACATGGAACAATTGATCCTAAAACAAATCTAACAAATGATGATCCTATTATGACTGGAAAAATAGCTTTGGCGCATTTAAATGAAAAATCTAATTATTATATTTTATTAGATAAATACGTTGAGTAAAAAAGGCAACTAGATGGCAGAGAAAAAAAGAGTTCTTACACCAACTAGAGGGTATGATATACAATTAAAAATTAAAGATCTTGATTATACAAATGATTTAAGATCAGTAAGAATAGTATCCGCAATTAATACAGCATATCAGATAGTAATACTTAATATATCATTAGATCCTAGTGATATAATTCTTGAAGATGTTATGGGGAATGAACCTTTAAAATTATCTATTAAATTATTAGGAAGACAAATTGAAAAAATTCCTTTAGAAGATGTACAGTTTGAATTACAATATGTTAAATCAGATTCAATGTCTCAAACAAAACCCCAAATATCAGAAGGTATAATAAAAGATAGAACTCTGACTAATATAATTACAGTTTGTCGAAAACCTTTTAAAATAATGAGCTCAATTGTTAATGATATATTTGAAGAGCAAACCCCAAAACAAATTATTCAAAAATTAGTATCTGAAGCTGGCGGGGAATTAATATATGATTCAGATGGAGAAAATTCTGAAAAAATTGACCAAATTATGTTACCACCGACAACATTATATAATACAATTAGATATCTAGATGATAATTTTGGATTATTTAATGGTGCTTCAAATTTAGGTTTTTGTCAATATGATGGGAAAGTATATATACAAAATTTGACTAAAAGAATGAATAAAAACCAAACGTTTACAATATATCAATTAGCAACAGATAATAAAAAAAATAAAGATATTATTGAAAAATCCAATGATGGAAAAAATTTTTATACATATGGAGCTTTGAAAAATCAATATTCTGGAAGTGCTAAATTTGCATCAAAAGCTAAAAAAATAAATCATATAGTTAAACCAAAAGATAGTTTTTATAGAATAATTGAACAAAAAATAGATGATGTATGTTTGAATTTTGGAGCAATTGCTAAACAGCCAGAAATTAGAATGGATTCCAATCTAGATGATAGAGAAACTTATAATATTAGTCATAGTGGAAATGATGATTCTGATACGTTTGCAAATGCATCTGTTGCCAGAGAAATTATAGGGATTTCAACTGTAGAAATTGGTATAGAAAAAAGTCTTCGAATACTTAATCTCTTAAATGTTGGGGAGCCTGTAAAATTAAAATGTGGATCCATAGAATATATACCATTGTCAGGAAAATATCTTTTGAAATCAAGTGATATTAATTTTACAAGAGAAACAGCAGATTGGGTAAGTTCATGCATAATTGTAATTATGCGCACAAATCAATATATATAAAAGGAAAAAAATGAAACAACAAATTAAAGATAAAGTAGAAAAGCAGGTCGAAGAATATTTAAAATGCAAAAATGATTTTGAACATTTTGCGACTCATTATATTTATCTTGAACTTGCCGGCGGTGATGAATTATTTAAACCATATAAAAAACAATTAGAATATATAAATTTAGTTCATACAGAAAAACACGTGATAGTCTTGAAAACACGTCAAACTGGGATTAGTTCAACTACTCAAGCATATTGCGCATGGTTATTAAATTTTTATGATAATACCGTTGTAGGAGTTTTAAGTAAGGATGGAAAAGAAAGTACAGATTTTTCAAGGGCAATTCGAAGTATGATTGAAAAACTCCCAGGATGGTTAACTCCTAAAAAAGGAAAAGAATCTGGGTGTTTTGATAAAAAATCTGAACAAAGTTTTATCTTATCAAACGGCTCAAAATTATTTGTTGCCACAGTAAACCCAAATGCCCCAGAGAAAACACTTAGGGGAAAAGCAATTAGTATGCTTATAATCGATGAAGCAGCATTCATTAATAAATTAGACGTTGCATGGGTATCTTTGGTACCATCAATTAGTACTGCACAAAAACAGGCTAGAAAAGCTGGGATTCCTTATGGAACAATAATTATCTCAACACCAAATAAAACAACAGGAATGGGTGCATGGTATTTTGCTAGATATACAAAAGCTATGAGCGGCGAAGGAATGTTTAAACCATGTATTATATATTGGAGAGATATTCCGGAATTAGCAAATGATCCTACTTGGTTTAAAACTCAGGCAGAAATGTTTGACAATGATGTTAGAAAAATTGAACAGGAATTAGAATTAAAATTTTTACCAAGTGGTGGTTCATTCTTTGATGAACAAACTTGTTTAAAAGTTCAGGAATCATGTGTAGATCCAATAGAAACATTTAAATTATTTAACGGAGAAATATGGAAATTTCAAGAACCAATTCCTGGTAAACATTACATAATGGGGGTTGATACTGCTCCAGAATTTGGTGAAGACAAATCCGCTATTACTATATGGGACTATGAAACTTTAGAGCAAGTTTGGGAATATCAAGGAAAATGCAAAGTAATGGATTTTATCAAAGTTGTTAAATATGGTGCGGCGCAATACAATGGAACAATTGTTATAGAAAATAATTCATATGGAAACCAGGTAACTGAAGAAATGGATAATAGTGAGTTTGTTGGAATGATATATAAAGAAAAAAGAGGTGATAATAAATGGGTATCTGGTTTATCAAATAACTCTAAAACAAGACCATTAATGATTGATGCACTATATTCTTATGTTGTTCAATATCCAAATATGATTAAATCAAAAAGACTTGCTATGGAATTAATAGGGTTAATTGATAAAAATGGGAGAATTGAAGCAGACTCAGGATGTCATGATGACTTAGCTTTAACATTAGCATTTTGTATGCATGTTCGAAAATATGATCCACCCATGTTTATTGATGTCAATAAATCTGCTCAAAATGCATTTATGGATATATTATTAATGAATGATAGTAGTATAAATAAATTTTCTAATGATGCAAGTATTATGAAACATGTTAAAGAAAATGTATTTAAACACGAAGATGCATTAGTCAATACATTAAATTTATATTATCGGAGTTAAGACATGTTAAAAATTATTAATGAATTATTTGCACTACCAATAGGATTAAAACCGGTCGCAACTGTTGGAAATATTCCACTATATGGTTCTCAAACATTAAATGATAAATTAATTCAATCAATTAAGATATCTAAACGAGGAAAGATTTTTCAAAAATCTATAATAAATATGATTAATAGTGGTGTAATTATTCCATGTTTTGCTGATGCTGGAATATTAAGTCAGTTTAGACGAAAAATTTCCAATGATACAAGTGGTGGATTATTAAGAATTTTAAGAATAGTTGTAGCTGGGAAAAAACCAATTCATCATCCATTGGATTATGTATTAGCATTTTATGATTTTGATTCAGATAAAATAGTAATTATGATAAGCAATCATATAAATGAAGTATTTTCGGCAACTGCATCTGATGATAATATAGCATTATCTTTAACCCATGAAATGATGCATATGTTTTCTCACCAAAATCCCAACAGATTTTTAAGTTTATTTAAAGAAGAGTTAAACGGGTATTATTCAGTATATTTTAAAGAGATTTTTAAACTTAAAGATGATAAACTGTTAGAAAATCATATAGAACAACTATATAGATTTTTATTTTTAAAGGGGGAAATGGCAACTTCATCTGTATCATTAACAGAATTATTACATTCGCTAGAAAAATTAGAAAAATTCTCAACTCTAAATAAAGATGAATTTAAGAATGTTTGTATGGATTATATGAAATTAACTAAATTATTATATCAAGGAGATAATATTAAATTAATTTCATTATCAAGAACAACATTTAAATATTTGGTTACTCCTTTATATAATTCTTATAAAATAAATTTTAATAGATATCCAATTAAAGGTTGTTTACAAGAATTAATTTTTCCTAGTGAAGTTATTTGCGGATTAACAGATATTAAGATATCATCAAAAATAAAAGATGCTTTAAAATCAATTGGTTAATCTTTTGGGGAATAAGATATTTTGTTCTTATGGATGTGGACAAGAAGCTAAGTTTCAGATGAAGAATGGAAAAATTTGTTGTGAAGATACATATTACAAATGTCCTGAATATAAGAAAAAATTATCCTTCAAACAAAAAACTAGAAAAAGATTTCCAAGATCAGAAGACACAAAAAGAAAAATTAGCGAAAAATTAAAAGGGCGATCTTCTGGTAAAAGAAGTTTGTCATGTAGATTAAAAATTAGCAAAAAATTAAAAGGAATAAAGAAACCACCAAGAACAAAAGAACATTCAGAAAATCAAAGCAAAGCTCAATTAGGTAAAAAGAGAGGTCCATTATCATCAGAAACAAAATTAAAAATATCAATTGGAAATACTGGTAAAAAAAGAACGGATGAATTTAAAAAGTTACAAAGAGAAAAAATGTTAAAGAATGGAAACCAAATAAGAAAACATATTAAAAAAATTTCTAATGAGGAAATTAAACTTAGAAATATGGTAAAAGAATTATATCCAAATTGTGAATTTCAATATGGAGTTTTTAATTATGATTTAGATGTTGCTTTAGTTGAAGAAAAAATCGCTATAGAATATGATGGTTATTATCATTTTTGTTCAGAAGAAAAGAAAGAATATCACAAACAAAGACAGCAACAAATAGAAAATGAAGGTTGGAAATTTTACCGAGTTACTATGTTTGATAAATTCCCATCCATAGAAGAAGTTAAAGAACAAATAGAAAATTTAATGGAGACAATAAACAATGGTTCGAGATTATGATAAGGATATAGATAGTATTCAATATGGAAAAACCTTTGCAAAAGACCCGAAGTTTGCAGATATCTTATCCGATACATCAATAGAGGGTAAAGTTACAATAACTAATGTACATAAAAATATTAATGCAATGGCAGGGCAACTAGAAAAATCCCAGTTAGATTTTCATAAACAAATTAAGGGAATATCTGGATCAATTTCTTCTACAGTTAAGCAACAAGAAAAATTAGTTAAACAAATTCAAATGAGAGAATTGTCATCATCCAGGGAAGTGAAAGTAGTGGAAAAATCTGTGCAGCAAATTCTTGGGAAATTAGGATATACTATTGATGTCCTAGGAAAATCTTCCAAAAAAATTTTAGTTGATACAGCAAGAACTACAAAAGAAACGTTAAGACAATATGGTCAAGCACTAAATGAAGATTTTAATATTAATAAAACTAATTTTTTTGCAATGACATTGGCAAAGGCCACTCCGATTTTTGGATATTTTGTTGGTAAGTTTATGGAGACTGGTATATTTAAACATTTTTCAGAATTAATTAAAGAAAAATTAGGAATGGCTTTGACCTTTGTTGGAAATAAAATAAAAGATTTATGGGGAAGAGGAAAAGAGCAAACAAAAAATTGGTATTCAAAAAGAAAAGATTCAAAGCAAAAACAAAAGGAATTGCCAAAATTACAAACTGGTGGATATGTAACTAAAGCCGGTGTTGCTAAATTACATGCCGCAGAAGTTGTTGCGCCAGTAGAAAAATTAAAATTTATATTTATAGAAACTCTTCAACCAGCAATAGATATTTTGAAAAAGATATATTCTTTATTAAAATGGAAAACAATTTTTAGAATGGCCAAAAATGTTTATAGATGGTTAAGAAGAAATAAATATACACCATTTTTATCAAAGAGTCAAGATCCTCAGATTAAATTAGTAGAAGATGTTGGTTCACTATATAGTCAATCTATGGATAAATATGATGAAATAATTGCAGTATTAAAAGGAAAAATTAAAGGAAAAAGTAAACAAACAGAATTAGATAAAGCAAAAGAAATAGCAAAAAGTTTTTCTGAAGAATTTTCTAAAGCTTTTAAAAATGAATTAAAGAAACCAGGAAATATGTTTATAAAAGTTAAAGAAAAAGGGATGAAGGCTAAATCCTGGGCAAAAAGTGTTAGAGATATTGCTACAGAAGAGCGATTAGATTTTGGTTATGGTTCTGAGTTTGGAGGCCAATCTAAATCAGAAAGATTAAAAGAAAAATTTGGAATTAAAAAAGCTAAGGAAAAAGCTCAAGATCTTCAAAAGAAAACAATTAATTATTATAATAAAAGTTTAAAATCATTAAAAGAAAGTGATAAATCTAGGGCATTTCAAGATAAAGCTTTACATAAAATTAGAAAAGCTACAGAGGGAACTGAAACGAAATTAGGGATGGGATATTCATCACTTAAAAAAACGTTATCATCTATTGGATCATGGTTAATGATAGGATTTGGATTAATTAAAAATCTTTTAGGAGGATTAATAACTAAAGTAGGAAGTATACTTAAATTTGTTGGAAAACTTCCTTTTCAAGCAATTGGTGGAATTGCGAAATTTTTAATTAGAAGGGTTCCATTAATAGCTGGTGTCCTATCAACATTTAAAATGATTAAAGATGCCTGGGCCGGATCAGAAAAAGCGCGAGAATGGCATAATGTTGAAAAAGGAAAAGATGTAAGTTTATCTCAAAGAACAACTGCCGTAATAGGCGCTACTTTAGGTGGAACAAAAAGTGGTGCAGAGGGTGCAAAATCTGGGGCGCTAAAAGGTGCTGGAATAGGAATGTTAGTTGGATCTGTTATTGCCCCAGGAATTGGAACAGCAATTGGTGGTGCAATCGGTGCAATTGCCGGTGGGATTCTAGGGGCAATTGGAGGAGAGAATATAGCAAAAGGGTTACAATATGTATGGGATAAAGCAAAAAATGTAATTAGCGCGGTTGTTGATATGATCACTTGGCCATTCAGAATGCTTAAAAAATTAACGCAAAAATTTGTTGAATGGATGAAAGATCCAGAAAAATCTGCGTTAGATAAAGTAAAAGAAGTTGGAACAATGATATTGAATTTTATTAGTTGGCCTCATAGAATGATTCTTAAAGCTGCATCTGGGGTTTTACAATTTATTACTAATCATATTCCAGGATTTCTTAAAAAGATTCTCCCTGATTTTATCTTAAGTGGTTTATCAAATTCTATAAAAACATTAAGTTCATTATCTGAAGGATTCGACACAGGAAGTAAATCAATTACAAAATCTGCTGAAAAAGGAGCAGATGTTAGTATTACAAGATCTTATGCATCAGGAGGAATTGTTCCAAAACCATCGAGACCATTGGATGGGCAAGGTGGACAATTAGCGATGGTTCATGAAGGTGAAAAAATTATACCAAAAAGTGTGGTTGAAAGTTCAAAACTTAGCGGCATTCCTCCAAACGATTTAAGAATGGGTAGTACAAAACCTGATTTAATTGATTCTATTATATCTGGATTAAAAGAATTAGTAAAAGAAGGAACAATGAACGTAGCTGGCGCAGTTGGAGGATTATTCGGAAAATTAAAAACTGGGTATGAAAACGTTAAAGAAGGATTAGGTCCATCTTCTGGATTCGGTTGGTTATCAAGAATGTTTGAATCCGCAGGAGCTGGTCCTGCGGCAATAGGACCAGCTCCTG